GAAAAAGTAATGCAGTCTTATGGGCTTACAACCTCCCCAGAGACTGCAAGACGTTATATGAGAAATTATTTTAATACTTATAATAGAGTAATGGTTGATTTATTTCCGGCATTTGAATTTAGTTATGTTTTTATAACAAGACCTGAGTTAAATCTTTTCGGTCAATCAGCCAATAAATCAATTGATTTACCTACTATGGTGAATCACGATAGAGAATTATCAAAGTGGCTTGATTATAAAGCTGATAAACAAAAGGGTTCTTTTCTAACACCAATGATTAACCATTTAACTGAGATGTCTGTATCTGATGTTGAGTTTCAATCTAAGACTTCACCTGCTAATGCACACAACATAAGAATAAACTATCCTACAAATTATGAAGAGTCTCTAGCTGGTGTACCTGTTAACTTAACATTCCAGGATAATAAGTCTGCTGATATATTGAAACTTTTGAATATCTGGACAACTTATATGTCAGAGGTTTCACTTGGTAGAATAGAACCAAGAGCTGAGGATATATTAAAAAATAAATTTGAATCTTCGGTTTCCATTTATCAATTCGTTACAGGTGAAGATGGCGAAACCATTAAATTCTGGGCAAAGTGGATTGGTTGCTATCCAAACAATTTACCCTTCTCATCTTTTGAGCATAAAAAAATAAGAAAAGAATTACAACCTATGTCGGTTTCTTTTTATGCACCTTTTGTAAAGATGATGAGGCCGTCTATATTGGCAGAGTTTAATAAATTAGGAAATCACTCTGTTGTGAAAAATTTAGATTCTGGGTGGAAAAAATCCAATCCAAAAGATAGGGATATAAATAATTATTTTATGGATACTGTTGCGGTGGTAAAAGAAAACGGTGATTATAAATTAAAGTTTTCCAATACAAATAATGATCCAGTTACAATGGCTGCAGGGCCAAACACCACATTGGGATAAGAAAGGAGGTAGAAATTTGAAAGATTATACAATACCAGAGCTTATAGAAAAAGCTGTAGGTGAAATGACAGATAGACACGAAATAGAAGATGATGAATTTCAACTTATGAGTACAAACGGTATGTTACTTGATGGGTTAATTGAGGTTGCAGAAAACAGTTTATACAAGATAAATTCTGCTAAAAGAGAAAGATTTTTCGTTACAGCCGAACAAGAAGATTCTCTTCTAAAACACGGTAGACGTTTTGAGATTGACCCTGATCGAGCGGTACCAGCTAAGATGGATGTAATGCTTATAGTTAGATTAAAAGATGTTATAGATAATGCTGAACTTGATAGCAATAATATCTATAGGTATACAATCAATAAAGATTCTGAAATAACTATTGGTGAACATTACTTTAACTTAGATTATGATATCAATATTAGTATTTTTGATTTAAAATCAACATGGGGTGTAACCTCTGCTTATAATATAGATAACACAAATGATTTCAGTGATTTAGAAAACCCCAATATTAAAACTATCCGTTTTAAACAAAATGGGGAAGATTATATCGGTATGATTTTAACTATAAGACAATTTAAAAGAGTTACTGAAGAATACACATATATTAGTAATGTAGATACCAGATCTTTTAAAGTACCATACAGTGATCAGCTTTTAGATTTTAATGTATATTATAAAGAAGAAGGAAAAGATTTAGAAAAGATAAATAAAACTATGTTTTTAGAAGATAGTGGTGAAGTACAAAAAAATATCTTCTATAGACATTTAGATAATAAAGAATTTTTAGTAATGAATAAATACGAATTAGGACACTTCTACCCTGAAAGAGGTTCTATCTTTAATATAGAAAAATTTGTGACAAAAGGTAGTGAAGGTAACTTTACATATGAGGGTGGTGACACTAAACTCATAAACTCTAATGATGATAATTTAGTAGTTAATGTTCATGTATTATCTTCTGCTATTAATGGTAGTGATAAACTCGGGGTAGATGGCATAAGAAGAACACTTGTGGATAAAAATATAACAAGAGGTTCACTTGTATCGACTAATGATATAGCAAGAACCCTATCTAACTATGATGATAGATATAAGATTATTAAATTTAGAGATGATGTTGCTTATAGAATTTATAATATCTTCGGTGTTATGAGTGATGATGAAGATAATATAGTACCCACAAATACTTTGGATGTAGATGTTAACTTAACTAACTTTATAGAAGAAGATGGAGAATATATGCTTCCTGAAGAACATATAATTTCAGCTGATGGGTATAAGGGTATATTAGAGGACACACCAGATGAAAGACATAAATACATCTATCCTTTTAATATGACATATGATATGAGTGATAACTTTATTACGGTCTTTAGAAAATATATCGATGAATCATATAGAACTGATTACGATTTTATTAATTCATTAATACCTGTAACATATATGGTAAATAATATCGACTTTGAAAAAAGATTAAATAAAGATTATAAAATAAAGTTTGAACTAAGAACCAATACAGCTGAACCTGTGGATTTCTTACACGAGGTTTTAACTAGTGATACACAAACATTTACACCTTCTACTTTAGATACACCACTTAACATAAATAAAGATATTTTAGATGATGATTCAGCCAGTTTGGATTCAGGTACTGAAGGTACAGATTTTATTATAGATTATGAAAATAATACTATTGAATTCCCTACTGGTACAACTTTAACAGTTGATGGTTCTACTAGCTATATATTGACATATAATCACGAAGATATAATTGTTGATAAAGACCATATAAGGTGTGCTATGATTGTAAAAAATAATGGTATACCAAAAGGTTATTTGGATATGGAAATGGTTAATTATACAGAAGAAGGGGATTTCTATAGTTATGAAAAGGTATTAAACTTTAATTCTATTTTAAGAGCTGATGGTACAGCAAATATAGATTTAAAAGATATCAATACACATAATGTTATGAGTCAGGATATAAATATAACCGATTGTGAATTCGAACTTTATATAATGTCTAAAGACAATATAGTCGATATGAAAGATCCTTTAATAACTATGACAGATTATTCAACTTCAAATATCTTTTCTTTTGATGCACCTATATATGAGGATATAACATATCTTAACTATCTACAAATAATAAATAACACGCCAGATGAATTGACCTTAAGATTTGTCCCACTATTGGGATACGACTACTTTATGGAATTTAATGAAAAAGCAAACCAGATAGTAAACCGTAATGTTCGTAACTTAGAAACCTTATTTGGTTTAATGAAAGATGACTTTGAATATACTTTACTTTTCGTTAATACATTTGGTAAATCTAGAATTCATAAGATTGGTCTTGATTATATTGATTTAGATAGAACAGATTTAGCCATGTCATTTAGAATGGGAATTAAAAACGGTATGACTGTGGAAAAAGACACTATCCGTGATTATATCTGTGATTACTTTGAATCTATCGATTTTCTTGATAATCAAAATTTCCACATCTCAAGATTACTAAAAGAATTAAAAACTAACTATACAGAAATAGATTTCGTTGAGTTTTTAGGTGTTAATGGATACAATAATGACCATCAATTAATCTCTTCTAATGATGAAGATCTTAAAAATGATAGTGTCCCTGAATACTTAAATATTTATAGAAAAATCGTCAACAAAGAATTAGTACCAGACATTGATATTTTATATGTATAATTAAGGTTATATATTATAATAGAGAATATCAAATAAAATATTTTAAAATCAAAAAGGAGATGATTGAAAAATGGCAAAGAATGATAATGTATTTGTGACAACGGAAATTTTTAGTTTAACAGAATGGAATAATGATAGTAATAGTAAAAACCTATCAGCAAGATTATTAAACAACAATGGGTTCATAATTTTCTTTCAGGAGCAGAATCAAGGTAAAGGAGCCTATTGGAATAACAAGGGTAACTTTTGGTGTAGACAGGATGATATGCCGATTCTAGCTAGGATGATTGAATTAGTAGTAAGAGATATTAAAGAAGGGAACTACTCCAGAGAAAGATACATGAAAGGCTCTAAGAGTGACTTCTATATTCTAGCTAAAGAAAAAAACGGCAGATTATATATTGCTGCTAAACTGGTACCAAAAGATAGCAATGGAAACCAGGATGATTCTAAAGCACTACTTATTAAATTCCCATCAAATAAAGTATTAGATGATGAACAGACTAAAGGATTAATTTTACTTGAAACATTCAGAGATGCTATTAAAAATACCTATGATAGAGTAAACACATCCTTTGATTCTCATTACAAGAAATACTTTGAGGAAATCAATGGTAGTAGTGGTGGTTCTAAATCAGGTGGATCATCTAAAGGTAAAAGCAGTGGGGGTAAAGAAGACATCGAAAGTGATGATGATTATCCTTTCTAAATTAAATATAAACCCCGAGGGATTATACCCTCGGGATTATTTTTTTTATACTTCTTTTCCTTTTTGTCTCCATTGCTCTCTATAGTGTTCTGGCATATTTTCTTTTTTATCTTCTACAAACTCATAAGAATTATTTAATGAGTCTGTAACTACACCTTCATCCATATTCAAATTAATGTCACCAAGTGTTTCTATGTTTTTCTTTCTAGCATCACTTATTGTGTGTCCTTCTTCATCTTGTACTTCTATCCAGTAAATCTCTTCTTCTAAATCAAGATGCATAACTTCTTTTAAATCTTTATCTTTGTATCTTAAGTTAGCAGCAGATGAACCATAATTTATTCCATACTGTTCTTCTAGGTCAGCGTTTATATTTCCAGAACTTTTTTTCTTAGCTTTTTCTGGATCACATTTTGGTTTATTTTCATCTAGGGCTTTATTTGGTTTTGGTTGTGTTGAGTTTGCTATATCTTCTTTAGTTCTTTTTCTGGGTTCAGTTCTTGTTGGTCTTCTTTTAGTTTGTCTTCTATTTTTTTCTGGGTTGGTTAAAAAAGAACCATTTAACTGTGGTGTGTCAGCTGAATCATTGGAGAAAAATTGAGCATATGTACCACGCATATCACGAGGGTCATTACCCACACCACCAACATCCTTTTGGTTGAGTTTCTTTTCTTTCATTTCAAGATCAATGATATTTTTAGTGATTGAAGATTTTTTATCTATAGCAGTTATTTTGGAAGTTAAAAGAGAAGTTAGAGTCTGATACATATCCTTTTCATATACCAGTTGATTTCCGTGTTCTTTTCTTACCTCACGTATTCTATGTTTAACTTCATTGGCTGCTGAGTCTATTTGTTTTTGTACTTTATTTAAATCCTTAATAGATTTTTTAAATCTTTTTTCTATATCAGATTTTTCGTTTTTCTTTTTAGGTTCTAGAACTTCGACATACTCCATATAATCATCCATGGATTTATTGGAGTTTAATCCAAGTTCTCTCATACCTTTATTAAGAATCATTTAAGTCTCCTCCTTTTGATTTTCCATATATTTATTTGTTTATAACAATAAAACTATCCTTTATATAGTTATATATTATAAAGGTGAAAAGAAAACTACATATAAAAAAAAAATTAAAAGAAAGGGTTGATAAAATGTTAATACTTAAAGTTTTATTTATTGGTTTAATTGTTTATTTTATTGGTGGTGTAATGGCTATACCTTTAACCATTTATAAATTGGGGGATAAGGTTGGTTGGGATGATGATCCAGTTGATGTTAAGGTTGGGATAATTGTCTACATAATATTACATGGTTGGCAGTTAATCCATAGACTAACAGTTCATAGTGAGCAGAGTTAATTCTCTGCTTATTTTTTTATATCCACAACAATTTTTTGAAGGAGAGTGAATAAAGTGAGCAACGAAAATATGTTACTTCTTAATAACTATTTTGATAGAAATAAAAATAGACACCATATATTAATGAAGAATGTAGATACTGAGGAAAAGAAAGTTTATAAAATAAATAACCCAACTATACCTATATATAAAGTTAAAGATGATGTTGAGGTGCCAGATTATTTTATGGAGTATCGTGATATAGAAGACCTTGAAAAACATGATGTCTCATATAGATGGAGAGAATGGGACCTTGCAAGATTAATAGGTTATGATGGTTTTACAAATGATGTAAGAAAAAAGCATATTAAAAAGGAGCAGATTTATTTAGATAAAAGATTATTCGGAGCTGATGTTAGATTAACAGATAGAACTATTATGGACTATCTAGATTCAATGGGTAAAGAAGATAAAGAAGGTAATATAACTTATCCTGATGAACCACCAATTAAAAATTTACACATAGGTTTTTTTGACCTTGAGTGGGATATTAGAATAGATAGTGATGATGAAGCTGATTACCCTATATACCTTATGACGTATTTTGATTCTAAAGAAAATGTTTGTCACACTTTTTATCTTGAAGATAAAAATTATAAATACCAAGATAAACTTCTTAAAGATAAGGGTCATAAAAAATTTATCAAGGAATTGAAAAAAGAACTCGAAGAAGATTTTAGTAAACTATCCTTAAAAAATGCTAAGGAAGAACAGCAGGTAAAAGAGACAATATTCAAAAGATTAGATAATATTAAATATGAGCTTAAATCTTACAGCAGTGAACAGAGAATGATTCGTGATTTTTATAAAATGATAATCAGAGATTATATGCCTGATTTTCTATATGCATATAACACCAGTGCAGATATAGGACAAACTCTAAACCGTTGTGATAAATTAAATATCAAACCATCTAGCATTTTCTGCCACCCTGATGTCGGAGATTATGTTGACTTTAGAATTAGAGATAACACCTTCCCACCAGAGGATAGAAAGCATAACTATGAATGTGCATCTTATACCAAGATAATGGATATGTTTATAACCTATCATGCTATAAGGGGTGCATCATCTTTTACAAGTTATAAGTTAGATACTGTTGCTAAAGATAATCTTGGTGTTGGTAAACTAGACTATTCTCATATCTGTGACCACATTGGTGATTTACCTTATAGAGATTTTTATACCACAACTAAATACAACATTCGTGATGTTTTGGTTATGCCATTTATAGAGGATGTTACACAAGATACTAAGACAATGGTATCTAAACGGTTTACAACAAGAACAGAATACGATCAGCTTTTTACTTCTATGGCTCAAGTTATGAATGCTTTTTTCCATATGGGAGAAAGAAATGGTCAGATACTCTCTAATGAAGTTAATAAACTTCTTTTAAAGTTGTCCGATAAACAGGTAGAGATCCTAAAGGAAGAAGACAGAGTAACCTATGATATTATTATGTCTATTAAAAATGGTGATAGAATCCAGGGTGGTTTATGTACTGACCCAAATAAAGTTACAAGAAAAGGGATAAAACTTTTACCACTATTAAATAATAAGAAAGTATTTGAAACAGTAATTGATGCAGATGCATCTTCTATGTATCCTAATAATTTGATATCCCACAATATAACTAAGACAACTTTGGTTGGTAAGTTAATATGGATAGATGAATTTCATGACTTAGTTTATAAAGAAACTAAAACAGTAAATGGTAGGTTGATAATAAGTAGGGATGATTGGGCAGCTATTAAAAAGATGCGTTCTAAATCAAATAATAATAAGTTCCAAAGAAATAAGTTTCTTAAAATGTATAGGGCTATCAAATATTTTGATTATAAAGAACTTGCTAATAAGTCTATCGATATAGATATCATGAGTGTACTTGAAGATTACGGTTTTAAAGAAGAAAAAGAGTATATGCCAAATTTAAGAAAGATATTCAAATACTTTAATGGTTCTATGATAGATAAGGAAGAGTTTGAAAAAGATTTCCCAGATAAAGATAAAAAGGACTTAAAACACACTATAGAAATAATCCAAATCTATATTAAAAACATCACATCAAGAATAGGTGAAAGGGCTATCATTTCTTTAATCCAAAGAAACATTATAGAAATAGGAGAGATATTTTTTAATCTTCCGAATCTAACTGATTTAGATTTTATTTTAAATAATATATCTCAAAAGGAAGTTAGTCTGGTTGATTCACATGATGACTATGAAGTAAAAATAGTTAAAAACAAATTAAGACCATTACTTTCTATTTTGTCTCAGCTTGATTCATCTATGTTAAATGATAAAGATTTAGATACCGGATTATATAAAACAAACGGTATGTTTTATATCGGGGATAAAAAGAGAAATTATATCAGATATACTGGCACTGTTATAGAATACTTTCTTGAAAGTGGGAAAAATCTAACAGATGTCTTCGAAATAGATGAACCAATATATACTGATAGAAGAGGTAACGTTGCAAATTACATTTATGAAGAACAAGTCAAAGTTAAAGAGATACCAGATATTAATGGTTCAGTCATTTTCAGTGGTGAAGTTGATGAAGAAAATGTTCGTAAATTGAAGTTAACAGATAGGTTATCTAGGAGGTTAGACTTTAAAACTAAAAGTGGAGAAATAATAACCATTAATTTAAACCCTAGAATGGTTCCCTGTATAAGGGAGATAGAGTCATTACATGTTAAGATATGTAAAACAGAACATGATAGTATTTATGATGTGATAATAAGATCTGAAATACCAATAGAAAAACCACACGAAGATAAATTTATATATAACCAATACATGAAAATACTAAATTACTAAGGAGAGATATAAATGGGTTTTACAAGTATTAAAGATCCACAATCATTTGAGGTTCAGGTAGATCATATAATCAAAGAGTGCAAGAATGATCCTGAAGATATGCATAAGAGATTAGATTCTTTAATGGAAGAGCAATTATGCCAACTAGGTTATTATAGGGCAATAAACAAAATAAGAGAAACGACAAGACACTACTCATAATATAATTATATATTATTTATTTGAAAGACAAATAAAATATTTCAAATAAGGAGAGATTCAAATGGAAATTGTAGATATTGAATTTGATTTGGATTTATACAAAAAGGAAGACTTTAAAAAAGAAGATATCGTAGAAGTGTCTAATAAGATTTTAAATATCTTGAAAAAGAACGATATAGTCCATGATGAATTGATTAGATCACATGTCACCCTTTTTAGTTGTATTTACAAAGTGCCTGTTAAAATAATAGGACTTACAAAAAAACAGGTTGGTTTATTAATAGATGATATAATAAAAAATAAAACAGCCTCGGATTCTATAGTGGCTGGTAGGGTATCATCTATGGAACATAATAAATCATATACTGTTGTATTGGAAATGGATAATACAAAGTATCATGTTTTTAATAGGGATTCAGTACCAAAAGAAAATTTAGAGTATTCTTTAAAATAGTATCTACACCCGGTTAATAGCCGGGTATTTTTTTTGTCATTATATTCCAAAAGCACTATTTAATTCGAACAAAGATATAATAAAAAATGAGAGGTGAAAACCAATGACAATAGAGATAAACACAATTCAAGGTTTATTAGATATTAAAAACGATTTATCAGCTGATTACGTTTTAACCGACGATATAGATTTAAGTGGTTTAAGTAATTGGGAACCTATTTTTAATCATAAAGCAGCAACAGCTGAAGATGGGTTTTTTAAAGGAACACTTGATGGACAGGGTCACAAAATAATGAATTTGTCCGGGCAATATATTTATGAAGAGGACATGTGGCGTGCTTATTTTGAAAAAAATAATTTAGAGGATTTTGAGAAAGTTAAAAACGATCTTAAAACTGGAGAATTTGCTGATGATGAGCATTTATCTATATCTTTAGAAATGTTTTTTGATATGGTGGTCATGGGTATCTTAGGTGATAATGATACAGTCTCTCCTTTTTTATCACCAGATACGGTGACACTTATAACAGACAATAATAATAATGATTATTTTTTAGACGATACTATAGGTGAAAGACCAACTGAAGCAAAAATTATATTTAACAGTTGGCCTCTGCAAGATGAGATGGAGGGTTATTTTGGTCAGTTTGATGCTGATGGTGATAGTGGTATCACATTGGAAACAGATGCTATTCTTACTTATTTTGAAGACAATTATTCAAGATGTGAGATTATTTATACCTTGCCAGATGATCCAGCAGAGGACCCACAGATAACCAATTTTTCTGGTAACTTTGCACCGAATGGCACTGATAGTATAGTGCCACCGAGAAGTTTATTTATGGGTTTATTAAATGCTGAAATTAAAAATTTAATTTTAGAGAATGTAGATATTGCTGGTTTAGATTCATCTGGACCTGATATGTTAGGTAATCCAGAGGTAGATTTTGTAAGTGTATTGTCACACATGTCATGCAATAGCACTTTTAAAAATATCAAAATTACTGGTACTGTTGCTGGAAAATGTTATGTTGCAGCTTTATCAGGTATAGGATATAAAAAAAATCAAGATGACAAGATATTAATAGATAATGTTGTTTTTGATGGAGATATATTTTCCAGAAGTAATTTTGCTGGTTTTATCACAAATGTTATACCAGTTGATCAAAATGTAACTCTTGATGTTGATGATATCGAAATAAATGAAAGCTATGTGCAGGGTAGGTTTACTATTTTAGAACAGCCAGTAGCAGTATAATTTTAATAACTGAGAGGTGAATAAAAATGATAATTGATTTCCCAATAGATACATTTGCTATAGATACTGGATTAAATGATTTTGTGGCTGGAATGACAATTGCTGGACCACAAACAAAAATAAGAAACTCGTATGTTTCTGTTAGGCTAATTAAACCCGATTTGGCTGGAGATGAATACTATGAAATGAGAGGACTCATTAGATCCAGTTTAGCAATAGGAGGACCATTGACCCATAGGTGTTATTACAATTCTGATTTATTTGGTCTTGTGGATACACAAGCTACACCTTTAACTAACGAGAGAATGAAGGACATGTTAAATTATGTTGAATGGGATTTTGAAAACACATGGGGTATGGATGATGGTGAACCTGAAGGGTATACTCCTGAAGAATTGAATTTTGATGGTTTCTACGATCTTTTGATGGGTAGTTTTTCTGAAACAGGTATGCTTCCACCTGGAGACGAGCAGGAAATAAAAGATATGATGGAAATGTCCATTGGATCTTTGATGATGATGCTTTTTATGGCTGGAATGGCTAATAATCCCAATACACCTGATGCACCAGGTGATATCCCACCGGGTTTGTTATCTGGTGATGTTGTTAGTTTTAAATTGGATGGACAACCAATGGATTTAGAAAATCTTACAGAAGAAGAGTTTATGAACATTGATCCAACAAAAAACGTAACAATTACAGTTAACGATTATTCGAAACTTCTGCAAAATTTTAAAAATATACCAGATATGATTTGACCAACAGACCCACCACTTGGTAGATAAGTGGTTTTGGTTTTTAATATAAAATCAGATAATATAAGAGGTGATAAAAATGGATTTAGAGATGATTATTTCTATGTTAGAAGAAATATCTAATTTTATATCGTCAAGTGAAACTGAAGTGAATTTTGGAGATATAACTCAAGCAACTGACCCCACAACAGTACAGATGCAACAGTATAAGTTTTATAAAAAATATCAAGGTATAAATAATGGGTATCCTTTTCTTAGAGTTTTTGATGGCTCCTCTCCAGTTATTGATCCAGAAGATTCTACTGGTGATAATGGTGGTGGGTTACCTAATACCGGCAATTTAAGGGAGGTTATTGCACCTTTAATTTATGGTGATAGATATAGATATACTTTCCCTTATGTTAATTTACCTAGTGAATTTTTCACTAATAAATAATAAATAAAACCCAGGGTTAACCCTGGGTTATTTTTTATATAAAACCTTTTTTGGTTAATTTTTTAATTAAATCTTCGAGAGAAATTTTTCTTGATGCTTCTATACTTCCATTTTTAATCCACATCAAAGATTCCCCATTTTTTTTACCGTAAAAATAGACAGGTCCGATTCTATCAACATTGCAAAATTTACCAACACATGTTTTTGTACCAAATACTCTTTCTGGTGTCCCTAACTTTTCTTTTAACTTCTCAACTCCACGACATAGTAGTAGTTTTTCTTTCCCCAATTTAACTATAACCATTGTCTCCACCCTTCTTATTCCTATTATTTTTATATACACTTTAGTGTACTAAATATTTGTTGTGATGATTAGACTATTTCACATTTATTCACAACTTTGTAAGATCTTGGTTTTATTTTAAATCCAGCGTATTCTCTTTTTGATAAACTATTATTTAATAATAAAGTTTTATCACCTTTAGTGACAACATAAAGGTCTGAATCCAAATAGTTTAATTCATTTTTTTCTTCGCTGTTGTTTACCTTAATCAAAGGATCAATCCTTTTTTTGAGATTATAGTCGAAATAATCTTTCCAGAAAATAACAGCCGGTTCATTTTGAAAAAGTATGTACGCATAGGCTAATTCTTTATTCTCGACTATATCCTTTGTGTACCCATTTTCGGTTCTACCTATATCGTGATTGGATACAAAGTTTATCATACCCGGATAACTCATACCATATATTTTTCTCATATCAAATTCTGGGTTCATACACATTTCTTTTAATTTATAAAACATAGGGAAATTTAAAGTATCTATTTTAGTTTGGTTTCTAAAATCATCTATGTAGGTTATATCTCCATCCCATAATTCACCCATCGTAAAACAATCAAAATTTTCTTTCCATTCTTTAAGAAAGTCCCATCGTATGTCTTTGCAATTATCTATTCTGAACCCATCGTATCCTATGTCTTTTTTCAACCATTCACACCATTTTATCAATCCATTTTTCATATATTCATTATCTGAATAATAACAGATCGTTTCACCGAATTCATTATTTGATCCACAATTCCCACAGTTATGGCAGAAATGCTTGTGGTTTTTTGGGAATCTCTTTTCAGTAAATCTGGTCCAAGTCTCTACTTGAACTCTTTCATCTGATAAAGATGGGTTTGGTTCTCTATCTCCACCAACCATATGACCCATAACAACATCAGCTAAAACTTCTATATCTTTTGATTGTAAATTGGATATTAAATTCTTTAGGTCTTTTTTTGTTCCGAATCTAGAATTTAAGTTGTAGTGTTCTTTAATGTCATATCCCATAGAATCATTACCATTCATTCCTCTTGACGGTGGTGGCAACCATATTTTTTTAAAACCTTTTTTTGATAAGGCGTCAACTAAGGCATCTAATTCTTTATACCAGTCTTTATGACAATCCCAATAAAACCCTTGTAGAATAACCATTTAATAAAACACAACCTTTATCTATATATTTCCTTTCATTAAGTTCTAAAAAATTGTTTAAATGGTGTTTCAAATGGTAAATTAAAAGCGAGGGATTTTAACCCTCGCATAAATTATTTACATTGCTTTTTTTAGTTCTTGTTTTAATGCTGGATCTTGCACACACATATTTAATACTGCTTTAGGTTGCATGTTAGTTTTAAGAATAAATTTCTGACCTTTAGGTAGTTCTCTTGAAAGGGTTCTTGCAAAACCTGATAAAGCAACACTAATAGATTGCACAGGATCATAACCATTCTTTAATGCAACACCGACTATTTCTTGAATGATTGGTTTGATAATAGCAAAATCTTTTTTATCCAAAATAACAATTAAAGGTTCTGTTACTTTACCATTCATTAAATCAGCATCTTTTAATTTATATCTCTTACCTGAGTTTTTACCAATAGCAAAACCGTTTCTAGCTTCTTTAGCTTTAATCATTCTAAGAAGTCTTGACATATTATTTTCCTTGATCATGGTTGTTCTTAAATCGTTGATGATATTGCTTTCAGCAATCAGTACCTCGTGGGCTTTGAATGCTCTGGCAGTTTCTTCACCAAGCAAATCAAAAGACTCCCTAATCATTTCTTCGTCCATTTCTGCTTCGTAATCTTCTGCTGCTGGTTCTTCTCCTTCTTCGTCATCGCCATACAGTTCATTAAAGCTATCTTCTAATTCTTCTGGTGGTGTTTCTTCCATATCATCCATTCTTTCTAAGAACTCTTTTTTCTTCATTAATCTTAATCTATCAAAAGCCACAGCAATAGCGACATAGACTATAGTATCTAACTTAGCTGACTGCATGATCACATCTTCACCAGCATCAATATTTGAATATGTATCAATCACTCTTTCTTTTATAATGGAAATGTAATCCTTATCAGGGGTTACTTTATTATTAAAGGGATCTAAAGATTGGATTGCATCGAAAGTTGATTCACCAATTGTTTCTGATTCGTCTACTTCATCTTCGAAACCCATTCCCTCTTCATCTTCTACATCTAATTCTTCTTCTAGTTCTTCTGCTTCTTCTTTATCCTTTTTGACTTTTTCTGCATCTTCTTTCATTTCTTTTTTAATTGTTTGGGAAATCTCTTCTTCTATGTCTGTATTCTCCATTTCACCTAATACATCTTCTACTTCTTTTGGTGCCTCTTTGGTTTCTTCTTCATCTTTAGCCTCACCAATTAATTTAGAATAATGATCTGTTAAACCCTCAATGATACCACGAATATAGATTGTATTGAATTCGTTTGTCTGTTTTACTCTTTCATCGAATTCTTCAAAGGGAAGTATTTCATCAACAACCTCACCTATATGGTATTTGACATCTCTAGCAGGGATATCTGATAACTGTTCTTTTTGTTGATCTGGAATCGAGTTAAAGATAACCTCACCCATAACTGACTGATAAATCTTATCATAAGATTCATCTAACATTTTTCCTTTTTTATTTAATAAAATTTGATCTTCAAAACTATTAAAGTACATTATCTACACCTCTTTTTTTATTATAGTTATTAACATGATAGGATACAAATTCTTTAGAATTTTCTTTTTCTAAAACTTCTTTAATATCCTTTTTATGATAGAAATTATTGGACAAGGAAAGAAGTGTTGAAAGTGTTCTTTCCCTATTCACAAACTCACCAAATAAACGATTTATATCTTTAGCAGAAACTTCTATATCAGTTTTTTTTATTATCTCATTTGCTATATTCATTAAAAGCAGTTTGTCTTTTTCTTCTACTGTCGCAATCATTAAGCTCACCCTTTTTTTATAGTTTACCTTTAGACTCCACAACATAAGTTGAAAGAGCATTCACATTTTTAGATTTTTTTCCACCCAATAGTTTAGGGTTTATATTTTCTAAAATGGTTATGACTTCATCTGCATAGAAAACACTGTTGATATATTTAGCAGCTTTATCGATACATTTATTTTTTCTTTTAGCTTTATCTTTTATATGTGAATACGATGTGTGGAACTTTAGTTTCTTTATGAATTTTTTAAAATGCTCAAACAGTTCCTTACCCTCTAAACCTTTCATTTCTATATATTTTCTAGAAAGTTTAAATTTATTATACACCATAGATTTCTTTATTGATTTTTCATAACAGTCATAAAGATAATCTTCTGAGTATAACACATCTATTTCTACTCTGGGATTATTGGAATAATATTTTTCTGTATAATTTTTAATTATTGAACTGTCATTTAATATTATTTTAAAAGCGTCATCTTGTAATATATCCCAATGTACCTTTTCTATATTATCATTATCCTTTAAACCCAAAGCAGGAGCATTTTCTTTTTCTAAAATCTCATCAGGCAATGCTGCATCGAATGCTTTTTTTGGTTCTACATATATCCTTAAAACCAACATATGAGGGTATGTTACACATGTGTTTAATAATAGTTCATCTTCCTCATATAGTTTTTTAAATAACTTCTTTAAAGCATTTTTATTTGGGTTATAGAAATGTCCAGATTTAGTACCCCTAGGTCTTGAATCACTTACAGGTGTACCCGGGATAACTAAGGATAATTTTTTATCAAAAAGATCTTCATGCATTAAATCGTTTTTAGAAATTTTAGCTGGCACATAATTATCTATTGAATATCTTATTCTATCTACATCTATTTTAACTACCAAACTAAAAAAACACCTCCTACATTGTATGAACGATTAATTACTTATTTTCTAAAAAATTGTTGTGGGTGAGCTTATAGTTAGTTTTATCTTAATCCGAAAGTATCCAAAAGACTATTTACTGTGTTTACACCAATATCAGAAACATTTCTTTTTGCAGAATGATATAGTTCGCCGGGAGACAACCTCTTTTTAACTTCATATAATAGTTTTATTTCAGCCATCAATTCTGGATCTGGCTTATTCATATTGTACCCACAAAGGGTTCCAAGATAACCCATTAATCCTGTGGTCTTAATTATCCCCGATATACTTGGTTTTTCTGGCATGTTCATTAAAGCATACAAATCTTTAACTGTCATTGTTACATCAATTTCTGTTGGTAAACCATCGATAGATACCTTTTCTGGATGACGGTTAATGTTTATTGCTGTTGCCATTCCCATATCACAATTCATCATACCCTTTGAAAAAACTCTTAAGACAAATGGTGATGTGTAAGTGTTTGACATGTTTATTCTTCTGGATGAAACCAATGGTAATAGATGACAGATTGGAACGACTATGTTCATATAAACACTCAATGGATCACCATGTGGTGTTGAGAATTTAAATTTAACATTATATGTTTTATCATAAGAACTATCCTTCCATACATCGGGTAGTGCAACATTTACAGCCAGTGAAGAAACACCCCCGCCTAACATACCACTCAAAGCATTCATCGTGCCTGTATCCATACTCTCATTTGTGGCACCAGTATTCATTTTTTCTATATCCCTGGCAACATCAGCACCAGCTAGAAAGGAAACTTCAGATAACTTTTGTTTTCCTGGGAAATTGTTAACCATACCCTCTATAGACGATTGTCCAACCATGTTCCCAATTATTTCACTGGATTCAACTATACCGTCATTATAGAAAGGAACATATTGCCAGAACTTAGTTGTGTCCCCTTCACCCGATGCCTTCTGTGACATAGAATAATTTATAAATTTTGATTTAAATTCACCCCAATGCATTTCGCTGAAATGGGACACACCATCAAAAACATCTCTGGCCATTGTATCAACACCCATCATTTTGGCAGATATACCAGCTAAAATATCAACGTATCTCCAGTATTCTGCCATGGCATTTTTAAAACCAAATAACTTATCATTTTTATAGTCCTTAAGTATCTTATTAATATTTTCTTCTCCACCATCTGATGTTAAGCTTTTAATAAAAGTAGATACCTGTCCTGTTCCTTCACCAGGTAAAAGTTTAGCCTTACCACAAGTAAAGGCAACAAAATTCCCTTCAGTAATAAATCTTTCAACGTATTCTCCACCGTAGGGGTTATTCGTTGTTTTGGTGTCGGCTAAAGTTGAGAAAATTGGAGGTGCACCTATAAGACCTTGCAAATCAATGGTACTGTAATTAGAAGATTGGTTTGCCATAGAACCTAAAAGTCTTTCTGTTTCACCTGTCTTTGACATAATTTTTCCCCCTCTCAAAAAAGAAAAACAGGGGCTTTAAGTTAAGACCCCTGATGATATTTTGTTGATTGTTTCCATAAATGAATCTCTTTTATTTTTGTCTAAATTCTGTTCATCTTTACCACCAGCATTAACATTATTTGTGTTATTGTTGCTGGTTATATTATTGGTGTTGGAGTTTTGAACTATCTCTTTACCTACTGTTGAGAACACTCCGGCCAATTTTTTAATCTCATCTATTAGAGTATCTAATTTCTCTTCAACTTTAGAATTATCAACTGATAAGTCTTTTATAGTTTCAGAATTAGAGGAATTATTATAAGTGGTATTATTTATTTCTCTTTCGATATCCCTACCATAAGATACCCTGTCTTTTAGACTTCTTATCTTATTTAGTTGATCTGCTCTTTGTGTGTTGACCATGGATTTTATCTTATCTCTTTTTTGTCCAGTTAATAAATCAACACCTGCACCTAATCCTGCCCCAACTCTGGTTTTAAAATCACTTAAACTAAACATCTTCTCGGGGTCCATTTTAGGTTGAGACATATAAGCTAATGAAGCATCTCTTATTATTTTGTCGTTTACTGAAATCATTTTGGTGTTGTTTTTAAGTGGATCAAATAACATCAATTTTCCACCAGATTTTTTAACCAGAACATAATGGTCATTTCCGTTTTGTGCTTTGGTTAATAACACGGATTGTGATCCTTCTGCCATATTATTCATTAGATCAGGTATATTTTCAGTATACATATCTCCTTCTAAATTATGTTTTTCGAATTGGTGTTTAAAGTAATCTATAACAACACCGCCGTTACTTGTGTAAGGTGCAGCCTCTTTAGCTAGGACTTCAACTGGAACCTTTTTACCATAATTAGAAAGGAGCATTGATAATACAGATGGTGCACAACCACTATTAGAGAATTTCTTAGAACCGATCATTAAGTTTTTAAACTTATTGGATTTTTGGTTAACAAAATTATCTCTACCATCACCATGTGCTGCAGGGTAACCACTTGGACCCATAATAGGTTGGGTTTGACCCCTTCCTCTTTTAGCTTCGGCTTGATCATAATAACTACCAAAGTTTCCTAAAGCACCCCATACATTGGAGAATGTATTTCCAATATTACCAAAGAACCCGGTTGTGTTTTGGTATGCACTTTGCATCCAGTTAGGTGTATATCTATTTATAAAACCACCTGCAGTCTTTTTAATAAAGTCACCAGGGTTTGTTACAATCTCTACAATTGTATCTTTAAATTCGCCCAACTTTTCAGCAATGGTTTCAAATGATTCTTTAACCTTACCTATTGTGTTATCATATATGGCATCACCCAAGTCAGTGACTTTTTTGGTAAATTCATCATAGGCTGTTTCAACCTTTGATTTTACATTATCACCTATACCGACTATTTTGTTTTTGAATTCAGTAAATGATTCTTGAACAGGACTTACTATATTATCATCTAGTGGTTTGACTATCTTTTCATGTAAACCATCTTTTATGGATTGAGCTGTATCGGATATCTTTAATTTAGCTTCTTCCACATTCTCTTTAACACCCTGGACTATCTCGTCAACATTAATGAATTGGTCTACAACATCACCGGCAGTTTTTCCAGCAGCTTCTAGGAAAGAGCCAAATTTAGAATCCCAGATTGCATCTTTGATACCTATTAGTTTATCACCGATCCATCCACCAACATCACCGATTGTTTCAATTGGGTTGGCAATTTTCTTTAAGAATTTACCTGGACCATAAGCACCAACACCAGCACCAATAAGTAATCCCAATGGACCACCCATTGCACCACCAGCTGCACCACCTTTTATTGCACCAACTATCCCGTCATTTTCACCCATTTTCTCAAAGATACCTTTTTTAGCATCTTCGCCTTCTCCATCATTACCGACAAAGAATTCTTTGACACTTGTTGTTATTTTACTACCAAACCCAAAAATAGCATCTTTTACTCCGGTTTGGAATTTAGCTATCCTTGAACCATTTACGGCACCCATACCAGCACCCAATACTGCACCAGCTATTGTACCGACCCCTGGTCCTATAGCTGTACCTATTAATCCCCACTTAACTGCATTCCAAACAATATTTGATACACCATCACCTGTACCACCTAGAACAGATGACATACCAGTTAGCACCTTATCTATAAATGTGGTTTCATCAACATCTTTATCAAGCATATCGCTTGCATGAATAAAACCTTTAATGGCATCCCAGACACTCATACCAGCACCAGCCGCACCAGAAGCTGCCATACCTGCACCAGCCAATATTCCTCCAGCACCGTGAGTTGCAACAGCATTGGTGGCGACACCGGCAACAGTACCACCGACAGTTCCACCTAATAATTCAGCTATGGATTCTTGTAAAACACCATCTATTAACCCACCTTCATCTTTACTTCCTTTTTTACTTCCGAGTTTATCTTTTATTTTTCCAAGTAAAGATGTTCTTTTGGATTCATTTGAAATGTCCATTTCCTGTTGTCTATCGGCAACCGTTAAAGCCGTAGAAGAATCAAAATCAATATCTCTACCTTCATGGTTTTGTGCATTCTCAGTTTTATCTAAATCATCTTTGGCTGCATTGTAAGCATCAGCATCGATAGCACCCACAGCACCAATAGCATCTAGATGACCACCATCAACATATACTTTCTGAACCCTTTTGGAAAATAACTTATCTTTTATCTTTCCAGCTTTATCAGAAAATAAACTACCAACAGATAGTGCTTTATCCAAACCCCACTTACCAGCAGATTTTATTCCACCCCATAATTTAGAGATACCACTTGCTAAATGTTCCTTAGCTGATGTGAAGAATTCTTTTCCTCTTTCTTTAAACTCGCCCATTGACTCTTTAATTGATGGGTAGATATCTTCTTTCCATCTTTCCCAAGCTGAGGCAGATTTCTTTTTCATATCTTTCATGAATTCTATAGCAGATTCTTTCATAGATTTAGCTGCATCAGACAACTTATCTTTGAATTCTAAACCATATAGATAAACTGTTTCACTTAAGTCTTTTAATTTATCTGTGTATTCGTTCCATTTGCTTTCGATATCCTCTTTAGAAGGTAACAGACCATCTATTTTATCCTTGATAGTTGATGGTAAGTTTTTCAAGAATGTAAATGGTTTGGTTATATTCTCTTTTATCTTACCTAAGTAATCAGTTATAGGTGAAATATATTGGTCTTTGAAATTGCCCATCATATTTTTAAATTTCAGCATTAAGGCATTTCTTTTTTTGAATACACCGCCAAACACACCTTCTTTATCTGGTCTTAATGAAGGGTCTAGGTCACCAAATTGACCAACCAGTAATCTTTTAATGTATTCTATATTGTATGCAACACCATTTAAAAGTTCTTCTTGTTTTCTCATTATTTTATTTGAGAACTTTTTGATAGGTGATTCTGATATCTCTTCATTTCTTTTTTGTACAGAACCACCACCGGCAGCTTTTTTGTATTCGTTCATATCCACAACTGTATCTGACTTTTGGATATCACTTAATACACTTTCCATTGTGGTGTTTGATACTTTACTGGATAATTTATTTAAACTACCCATGACATCTAAATCAGAAATCTTTTTAGATAGTCCACTTTTTTTAAACATACCACCGAAAAATTCCTTTATAGATTTTGAATTTTTTAATTCATTATCTCTTTCTTTAGATTCAGATGCTGTATCTGGATAGAATACAATGAAGTTTCTAGATTTAGCATATATTAGATTTTTTGGTATATCGATTCCTTTGCCTCTCATCGGATCATCTACAGCAAAATGTTTTTGCTTACCGTTTCTTACTAATATATAATGTAGGGAACCCGACTTATCTTCATATAAAGAGATAACCATTGCACCACTTGATATGGTATTATCTAATGCTTTAAGGGATACCTCTTCTCTTGAGAATATGTTAGTTGAGATATCGAATCTGTATCCAACATCTCTGAAGAAACCAAAAGATATACCGTCATTTTTGACTTTATATTTTTTAGCTATATTTGTTAGTTCATCTGGTTTTATTTCAACATCAAGTATATTTGATACAGCCATTGCAGCTGTCAATAAACCACAACCAGATTCACCAACTGTTGAACCACCACTTAAAGGAATAGAAGAATAATCGCCGTCCTTTTGTGAGAAGAAATGAATACCTTTTCCAAATAAAGCTCTATTGGATTTACCACTATATAAACCCTTAACTCTATTTACCCCTTCTCCGTATTCTTCACCTTCATCATCTCTTTTTACTTCGTTATCTATTTCATCTAAATTTACACTGTCGGTTTGGGAGATATTTTCACTTTTAGGTTCTGTCATATCATCCCCGATACCGAGTTTACCCTTAACCCAATTTATTGGTTTTTTAAGCCACTCCCCAATTGGTGTTAGGAAAGTGTCTTTAAAACCTTTATATGCATCCATAATTGATTTATGGATTTTATCTGTTCTCTCTTTCCCAAAAAACTTCTCAGATATATTGGTTATCATTGATTTATCTTTATTTTTGGCACCAAATAATCTCTCTTTTAATTTAGAGTTGTTTGCCATCATACCTGAACCAATACCTATTAGGGAAGTCAACATAGTACCCATAAAAGGAGAACCGGTTAAAACGGTAGAAGCTATTGCACCAATACCGATACCACCCATAGCACCAGCACCAAAATCTAACCCTTTCATTACATTGGGGTTATAATCTTTAAATAAATCCCAACCGTCATCACCAGAGGATCCTCCACCCGATTTAAGAGCTTCAACAGCTGGATTTGAACTGGGAGAACCAGCTGCTTTAGAAAATAATTTGGATACACCTTTGGATAGTTGTTTTGTGACCTCATCTTCTATATCTTTTTCATCTTCTATATTGATATTGGGTGATTCAAAATCATCAGTTGCATCTTTAACACCAGTTAAAATCTGTCCCAATTTGTTATCCATATAGGATGAATGTATATCATCTATACTTTGTCCACCAGATTTTATAATATTATCTAAATCATATGGGTTATTATCTTTCCATTCCTTTATTTCTTTAATGTCGTTTACCCCGATTTTATCTAGGAACGGTAAATTTGTAACCCCCATCATAGAAGCATTAATATAATCAAGGGTATTGAATTTATCATATGACTCTTCTAAAACTTTTTTATCTTCCTCTGTCATATTGATGTCAAAATTATTACCCATCTCAGATAAATCTTTTCTATTTCTGGTTGGGTCATATTGACTTAAACTTTTATATTTTCTTTTATCATCTTCAGCTAGAGGTTCTCCATTTGAACCCATACCGTTTACACCGTAACTTTGAGATCTAAATGAACCGTCGACTAAAGTGTTAACACCAGTCATATTAGCTCTTTGGGATTGCTCAGCATAATAATCTGACATCTGAACATTATAGTCACCCATTGCATTTTGGATATCTCTGAACTCACTGGCTGAAGTTTGGTCTTTTCCAGATTTGGCTTTCATTATTGCATTTCTAATTAACTGATATTCAGATTTAGATATTTCATCTGGGGACATACCCATCATATTTATGAACTTATTGTATTTCATAACCGACATATCGTCTAAAGTGTATGAACGGTCTAAAAGATTATCAGTTATTTTTGTCATTGTGGCTTCTAAAGCATCTGAGTCCACTTCACCAACACGGTCTTTATCTAGGTTACTTTCTACTAGACTGGTTATTCTACCATACTGTCCTTTAAAATCTGGACGCATATCGTAAAATTCTTTTGCTACTTCAGACACATCTTTATATTGACCGGTATCATAATTGAATACCATCTCTTCATTACCAGAAAGTGTTGAAAGTATCTTTCTTAGGTATGTTGGTATAACTTCAGTTATTGCTTTTTTAGTTACACCATCGAAGAAAGTTCTACCTTTATTATAATTGCCAGTTTGGATGCCCCTGTTTATATCACCTTTATCTCTTAAGGCATCACCCAACATCTTGACAAGTTTATTATCGGATAAGGACATCTTATTGAATAAAGAGTTCTTACCAGCTTTTGCTTGATCAAAAAGCCCATCTAATTTCTCTACAACATCAAATCCTAAGAAACGATTCAATCCTGCTTCAGTAACATCCTTTAAAATCATAGATGGGTTTGACATATATTCTTGCATGAAAGTGGGAGCCATAGATGCCATCATAGCAAAAGAACCTGTTGGGTCCATTGCATTTAATAATTTATAACCAGCATCTTGAGCTGCACCTTTATAGTTTCCTTCTCTTATGAAGTCCATCATTCCACGGTTTTTATTTTGACCACCCATCATTTGACCCATTGGGTTTTCTTCTATAACAACATTCTCTTCTAATATGGATCTTATCTCGGTCATTAAACTCATATGGTCTTGATAGAATTTGGTTGTCTTATCTATGAAATCTTTTTGGATCTCGTCATTAAATTTAACCAGGGTTTCAAGGTTATCATTCATCGTATCCATTTTATTATCTAATTTATCGAAGTGTATGTTGGATGCGATTTTACTATCTATATGTAAAGCCTGCATGACATCACTTAAAGATAAAGCTAAAGCTTCATTACTATCTATGACGGCATCGGGTGTTTTCATATCCATCCCGTCTTTAACAGAATTATTTTGTCTGAGTTTACCTAATAATCCTGAATCTTCATTGGTGTCTGATGATGTGTTTATGTTTGTTCTGCCGGATGCTTGTTCATCATCTACAGAAACACTACCACCCTGTGGGATATCGTCACCCTCACCGTCATCATATATCATATCATTAACATTTGATAAACCCATTTGTTCTTCAAATGCTTGGTCTTTTCCTTTATATACATTACCTCTTTTTAATTCTTTAAAATATTTCCTAGAGGCATTATTGATATCTCTAAACATTGAGGTATTTAATATTTGCTTTTTTACATTTCTTATCGAACCTGATTTATGGTATAATTTTTTACTATCTTGTAAAGTCTTATTTAAATTTCTACCAGCTTCCATTGTATTCGGTGCATAACTTTCTGATAAATCCTTAACCAAATACTCGAAGCTTTTTTTAAGGTTTTTTATATAAGCCAAAGTGTCTTCACCCCTTTATAAACTTATTTGTTTAAACTATTTACTTTGTTCCTCTTACCTTTTTATGGTGATATGTCAAAAACAATACTGTAGTGTTTTTATATTTATATAGTATTTGAGGGGGAAAAAATGTGAGACATTACAAAGTAGATGAACATATAATAGAAAATCTAGAAGAAAAAAAAGAGATTGCATGTGATTTACCGATCACCGATATAGGATATTACCACATATTCAAACATAAAGAACCGATCGAATTTTTATCGGATGATGATATGTACTCTGGTTTCTCAAGAACCAATTATTTTTACCCCAATGGTCTAATGGCTTATTATGATGGCACAACTTTAAAAGCTGTAGACAGAAACAGATGTGTTTATGGGCAGAAAGGAAAAAATCCATATCAGTGGATGGCTATAGATTCCCTGCTTAGACCAGAAAAAGAATTAGTTGTTTTGACTGGTGTTGCTGGTAGTGGCAAAACATTTTTAGCATTAGCATATGCTTTAAATATGATAGACAATCCAGATTGCGAGAATAAATATAATAGAATAGTTTTATCCAGACCGAAACAAACTCTAGAAAGAAAAGATGGTGCGGTACCTGGTGATGATGATGATAAAATCAAAGCTTATATGATGCCTTTCTATGATAATGCTAAAGCGATGGGTGCAACCCAAACCTTTAGGAGAATGGTTGGTCGTGGTGACGATATAATGGGTATAGAATTTCAACCTTTAGAAAAAATAAAAGGAAGAAGTTATGCTAACGCCATAGTTATAATAGACGAAAGTGAAGATATGAGATATAGAGAAGTTGAGTCTTTATTAACTAGGTCCGATAATGCTAAGGTTATTTTAAGTGGTGACATAAAACAAATTGACGATAAGACATTCACCAAAAACAATATCCCTTTAGTATATACCATTAAAAAAACAGAGGGTCAATTATTTGCATCCCATATAAATAATCCTGTTACTTCAAGAAAAGGTGAACTCACAAAATTTGTGATAAACAATTTTTCACAAGAAGAATACAGGTCTAAAAAATACTAAAAATTGTGGCAGGGGTCAAACCCTGCCTTTATTTAATCTAAAGATAAACCTACCGAAACAATTTAGATAGAAATTTAACCGTTTATTAAAGGAGGTTTATAAATGGCTGATAAAGAAAACGAATTAAAAACACAATTCCAGAAAAAAATAGAAAACATTGATGAAGATTATAATAAATTAGAGGATAAACTAAATAGAAAAGTATACGGTGTCGGAACTAAAGTTAGAAACCTTGTGGATATAAGTGATGACTTACCTAATAACTTTCTAGAGGGTCTAGGTTCCTCTTCTTACCGTTCATCTAGAAAACACCTGTTAGACATCGTTGGAAAAGATAACGACACCAGGGTGCCTTTAGAGGACGCTATGGAGGATGCACTAAACGATATTGGTGATTACATAACATCTTCTCCTACATATCAGGAGAGAATACTTTTAGAGCAAGAATACAATTACATGTGTGCACAAATGCCACAGCTTTTAAACTCAATTGAAATAAAAGTTAATAATATTTTATCACCAGATGGCACATCCAAAAGGTTTATCCAAAACGATATTGTGCGAGGAGATAGTATCATCTCCCAACAGGAGTTAAAAGATATAACAGATAGCAAAGAATTAGAGCCAATGGTAAAAGACATATACACCAAAACATTTATAAGTGGAAATAAATATGTTTATACAGTACCCTACAGAAGAATAGCCGAAAGAATATATTCTAGGTATTTGGAAAAAGAATCTGTAGGTGGTATGATAGCTGAAGCAGACCTTGCAGAAAAAGAATTGGATAGTTCACTTTTTAGAGAATCTATTGAAGAAGTTGTTTTTTCTGACAGTGATGAAGAATTTGTTGATTACTATGGGGAGAGTGTGACTTTTGAAACCAGTGAAGAAAACAAATCAGAAATGATGTTAACAGAAAACCCATTGATTGATGAGGCTAAAGATTCTATAGCTTATGAACTTAATAAGAAATTTGAAGAAGGTGACGATTTCTTATCTGAAAAAGATGGTGTGTTGATAGGTGAAGCTAGATCGAAGTTTAGTAAAATGACTGGGTGTCATGTCGAGGTTTTAGAAAACGAAAGATGTATTCCGGTTGTTGTTAATAGAGAAGTCATAGGTATATACTATATTGAAAAACCAGAAGTATTAAATGCTGCTGGTGGGAGGACAAGTTATAGTATCTCAAATATGACCGGCTCCAATTATATTAATGACACTAACGATGTCTTTAATGAAAGAAACAACATGACAAAAAATATGGTAACCAAGAAATTGAGAGGTGTAATAAAAAAGAACCTCGATAAGAAATTGATAAAGAAAAATAAAAAAATCTTGGATACAATAGAACATATACTAAAATCTTCTGAAACATCCGATTATAAAGTTAGGTATATACCAAGAAAATATATTACACCATTTATGGTTAATAAAGACAATATGGGTCTTGGTAGATCTCAATTACATCGTTCAAGAATAATGGCACACATGTGGATTTTATTAAACTATTCTAATTTAATGAATAAATTGTTTTTTGAAAAAGATAAAATGTTGGTTAATGCAAGGGCATCTGTAAGTAAAGATTTAGGTTCGGTTGCCAAAAGAGCACTAGAGGCTGTCAAAAAAATATATCCTATGCCAAACGAAATCTTGGATCTATCTAAGACACACGGTAGGATGGCTGACATAGCAAGGGTTATAATGCCACAGGCAAGAAACGGAACTAAAGCTTTAGATATAGAAAGAATGCAGGGTCAGGCTATTGAAGAAAACTACGATTTTAAAAAGGATTTAGAACACATAGCAACAGCTTTAGTTGGTGTTCCTTTTTCAATGACAGATACTCAAGCAAATACTGATTATGCCACAAACTTAATAAGTCAAGACATACATCAAGTATCATCTTCGATAACGTACCAAATAGAATTAGAAAAACAGATATCTGAGTTTATAACAAAGGTTGCCAGATACGAAAAAGACGATGACAGTATAATTATTAAATCAAACTTACCATTACCTAAAACTCTAACACAAGGGTTACAGGGTGACGCTTTAAATAGAATAACAGACAAAATAAATAGTATAGTTGAACATGTGGTGGAGGATAGAAATGAAGAGAAAAGGGATTATTTAAGAGAAAAGTTATTTAGAAAAGAAACAGGTTCTTCCATCGACTGGTTCCAGATAGATAAGATACTAAATAAATACAAATCAGAAACACCAGATAAAGATGACGAAGATTCAGGTGGAGGTAGATTCTAAAAACAAATATAAGAGGCAGGGGTTAACCCTGCCCTTTGTTTATTCTTTAAAAAAATCCTCTATATTCTTTTTCAGTTGAATTAAGAATTCAAATAATATGTTATGTTGAACACATTCTTTTATATAGTTCTTTTTAAACATGTTTTCCAATACCACCCTTCGAGTAATATATTTATGTTCCAAATGTATGGTATATAAAATTGCTACGGTAGTGAATATCCATAGTAACCTAACATTACCTGAACCCGAATTAATACTCATAAATGTAGTATATAAGCATAACAACATTAAAGTTATCATTCTCAACATACCCTTTAAATCGTATGTGTCCCTTATGATATAAATTTTTTTTCCCTCATAAACGGTTCCGACTCTACCTATTGTTTTCTCTAAGACAAAAACTTTTTTATCGGGATTAGTCTTACATTTCCATTTTTCCATTAAATACCACCTTCACTAGTGCCCCCATACGTTATCCAAGCTGGATTAGGTAATACACCTTTTCTTTTTATTGATTCACATATTTCCCCGAGTATGGTTTCTCTATTCTTTAACTGTCCATTTTCACTACATTTGATTATGTCCCATTTTTGTCTTTTTACAACAAATAAAGAATTCTCATGGGTTTTTTTCATGTATGCTTTATCAACTTCATGTATATCTTTATCCTTGGTGCCAGTGATTTTATTTTTTCTATTCTCTATAAGTTTTTCTCTGATATCATAATCCATATGAAGGAAAATTGTGATATCTGGTTTTGGTAAACCTAGTTTATTATACTCTAAATCATATTCCCAATCTAAAAATTTTTCTTTTTCATTTAAGGTTTCGAATTTAGAACTCTGGTGTATCATATTGGAAGAAACATATCTATCCATTATTATAATATATCCTTCATCAACATATTTTTTCCATGTGTTTTTAAAGGATATAAACCTATCCGAGGCATAAAATAAAGATGCAGGGTAACCACCGATATCTTCAGCCTCTTTAGAAATTTCACCATTTAAATACATTTTAACTAAATGTGAAGAATCATTATCATAGAAAGGGAAGGATAATCTTTTCACCTTCTCATATCTACCATTTAAATAATCATATAATAATCTGGTCTGTGTTTCTTTCCCTACACCATCTACACCATCAATCGCTATTATTTTGGATTCCATTTAAACCACTCCTTTAATAAAAGTCTATAACATTGGTAACATGTCTTCTTTTTTTGCTATCTCTAATAGTTATTAAACCTAATGGATCAATGACCGGTGCAATAAGGTTTGATGTTTGTGTTATAACTGGTGTGGTATTTAAGAAATCCAAAACAAAATCCGGTATATAGGTTATATCGTATGGTAGTGCTATTTTTTTTATATCCCTGTATCTCTTCTGGATGGAAGATAAATTATCAAGTCTAAATCTTTTTAATTCAGATTCCTTTGCACCTCTCTCAATTAGTTTCTTTTTAATCTTTAAACCTTTTCTTTTCATAAATTCATTGGAAACTAAACGGAATGTATCTGTATAAATGTCTAATACATCCATAGCCATTTTCTCTATACCCTGATCATATACATCGTTGATTTTAAGATATAAATATTCACCGTCATTTATGACCATGATATTATTATCCATCATGTCTACTACTTTCTTTGTTTTATAAAGGTCATATTGGCTCCTAAACTTAGAGTTAAATTTCTGTACTATGACATCCAGTAAATCTTGATCTAAATCTATATCGTCAGATATCTTTAAAAAAACAGAGTTATTTTTTACTGAGACTTCACCGCGATACATTAAACCAGATTTACCTTTTTCTTTTAATTCTATGAAATCCAACTCTTCATAATTGAAATTTATTCTATCTGATATGTCAACTCTGTATCCATTTAATTTATCTTCGTTTGATTCTATCATTCTATCTATTATGTGATAGGATAGTTTCTTAAACATCTCAGGGTAATCTCTTTTCATACCCTCTATATCTGTCATATCTAAATAAGCTGTATAAAAGGTTGCTGGTGCCTCTATCTCATCATCTAAACCTAAATCATTCCATAACTTTATTGCAGTAACTCTGTGGTCTGAGATAGGGAAGTCTTCGAACACACCATTTAGCTTATGGACATCAAAGAATTCTTGTGCAGTTTCACCCTTCATCATTTCTAAAACTTCATTATCTATATCTCTTAATTTATTTAGTATCCTGTCTAACTTTATATCCTTTTCTCTCATGATATCATTTTCAACTATGTCCTCAACATTACTGCATAACTTCTGGTTAAAATTTGATTTAGTAAAAGATAAACCCTTAACGTCCAAGTCAGCAACTTCAAAAACATTTCCTTCTTTAAGTTTATTTAATCCTATATAATTTTTCTTTCTAGATGTTAAAACGAATCTTTTATAGAGGTACTCGTTTTTCATATTGATTCTTGATTTATATCTTTCCAAAACATTAGTGTGGTCCTTATATCTTTCCAAAGAATAATCCACACAACTTACAGCAACCATTGTGGAAAGATTAGAAAGAGTAAACCATATCTCGTCTTCAGACAAATTTTTGTATCCTTTGTTATAAAGATCGTTTATATCATTATTCAGTTCATCTATAGCAACCATATTCGTTTATACCCTCGGTCTCCCGATATTTAGAAACTTGGGACTAGACTATATCATGATCATATAACCTTAAAGGTTACTTAGATCCCTTCCATTTCCCTCACGGTACTCTACTCAGTTATCATCAGTCAGTCACCCAACTGAATCCCTTTTCGATAGTCGTTGAACCTTTAGTCGAGATATCTTAAAAATTATAGTTTTCGGAAATATTAACATATGATTCTTTCTCTCTTATTCTTTTTACAAATTTCCAGAACTTTTGTCTTTCTAATGTTTCTGAAGTATCAAAGTTTAACGTGTCGGCTATTTCTCGGGTTGTAAGATTTTTTTCTAATAAATCACAAACTGACACCACCATGCTTTTCCAATTGTACTTATATTTGTTTTTTCTATGGTGTATATCATAATTTGCATATATGCCCTTATGAATGGTACCAGTTTTAATTTTTTGTATAGTGGTTAACTCCACTTTATCTTTGAATTTTGGATATAAATCCATCGGATTTAACCCTTTTTCTAACCCTCTACAAATATAATGTACATCGTCATCAGTCAATACACCTTGATCTTTATGTTGTGTGAATGTCCCTTGTTTTATCGAATGGTGTATATTTTCTTTTTGTGTCAACCATCTCAAATTATAGATATTATTGTTACCCCTATCTAAGTCTATGTGATCGACCACATAGTCATTTGGGTTATCTATTGGGTCATAGGTGTTTAACATCACCCGATGCACGTAGAAATTTCTTTTATTATTGTTTTCATCTATAGGTAATCTCACATACTTATAGCCGGCATTCTTTATATTTTCTTTCAATACTTCACCAGTATTGTAATTTTCTATAATTCCGTGTTCTGAAATAATGTAATTCCCGTATATTTTGTACCCATCGACAAATTCAATATCTTTATAAATGATAAACAAATCACTCCTTTGTCGATATCTCGATTACTTGGCTGCTGATTGTCTTATAACTTTTCAGCTATAACAGTTCCCAGCAATTAGAAAGGTTTTTCACATAATGTTTCCACTATGTGCTCCTATAAATTAAGAGTCTGTATCAATCAATAAAATCAAACTTCTCATTATATTTTTAATTGTACCCTGTGTATTCGTGGTGATTTTGTTTGCCTCTTCAATAAGATCCCCGCCATACCAGTAATATCCACACAATATCTGTTCTGTCATATCCTGTAATTTATCGATTTGTTTTTTAACAGATTCCGGTGGTTCATAAGGGTCAACAAAAACACTACCTTCATCTTCTTTTCTATTTTTATCAATTGTATCTAGGGACTCTTTAAATAAACTTTTAACTTCGTCAATATTTAAAAAGGCGTCTATATTATTTTTATAATATATTTTTATTAAAGATTCTAAAGATATCTTATTTATTTTTCTAAAGACACCATCGTATGCATAGTAGTTTTCATCAATACCAATATGCTCCATTACTTTTTGTATATAAATTCCTTTTAACTTTGAATCTCTTTCTTTTTCGTTGTTCCAACTAATACCATTTTCTTTAGCTCTCCTTACAACATTAGCAAACAATACCCCATAATAATCGTCATCTTCTTTTATTATTTCATCCAATGTGTAAATTAGTGCATCATATTTTTTAGGGAAATAACCACCCAAAGCAGCTTCAACAGTTAAAGCAGAAATAGATATTATACTTCTACCTTTAGAAGTTATTGCTGCACCCAAATCAGGAGAAAACAATTTACAGTACATATTAATTAAAACACCGTATAAGGTGTTCATAATAATTTTTGTCACTGTTGCTATTCATAACAAATAGCTTAGTGGACTATATCATATCCGTACATTCTTAAACAGGGGGCGATTCATTTGAAAAATGTAAAAATTAATACTGAGGAAACTTTATTTGATTATCACATTGATAAGGATGGTTTCATTTATGGACAATACGATAGACCTTTAACTATATATAAAAATGGTAAAGGTGAGTTTGTCAAAATGTATCATGAGGGGTCTTCAAAATCTTTTCATATACATGAGCTAATTGCGTATACTTTTTTGGAATATGAAAAGAGTGAAGACACAATAATATCTTATTACCCTAATAAAAAAACCAAACTGAACAACGTGAAGATATCCAATGTTTTCGATTACGTTGAAAATAGACATGGTTTCAAAAAACCCAAATTTTTAAAATACGATGATAAAAAATACACCAAATATATCGTGGATATAGATGGTCGTGTATTCAACACCGAAACATATAAAATATTATCTGAGCATCAAACCCCTCAGGGATATGTCTTTGTGACATTAAATTTAAAGACAAGAATGATGCATCGTATTTTATATAGCACATACGTTGAACCCATGGATCCTGATCTAGTTATAAACCATAAAGACGGCATTAAGTCAAACAATACCCTCAGTAACTTAGAGTAGGTGACCACAAGAGAAAACTCAATGCACGCTATCAATACTGGGTTAATTGAGACATTTGGGCCCGAAACAATAGAACCTATTTTGACCTTATACTATGGTGGGGAGGGAAGAAAACATATCTCAGAAAGATTAGGTATCAATTATAATACGGTTAGGTATATAATAGAAAAACATGCCAACCATTCTCCCGACTTTATTAACAGAACTTCTTTCAATTTATTAGAAGTTGAAAAAATATTCAAATTAAAAGAAAAAGGCTATTCATATTCTGAAATCTCAAAAAGAATCGATCACAAAAATATTTCCACCATAGGGTATACATTGAATAATAAAAATTTCCAAAGAATGTTTAAAAATGATTAGGATTTGCCTGTTTCCATTTAATCACATGGGTTTTTAGTGAACCTTTCGAGGGCTGTACTATATCTAAAAAGATACCCTAGTCTCTGAACCCACACCATGATGACCTATATAAAAGTCATTTTAGATGTTCGGCTGCTGATTATCCATTATAACTCTCCTTAGGGCACCATCCTTAATTGGGTGGTGTTTTTATTTCACCATAGAGAATCCCCTAACTTGTTTCTGACTTTCGTCACCTTTGTATGGGTTTTCACCGCATATTTTGGTACAGGGGCGTTAAGAACTCCCAGCATTTAAGGCAATTTTAACCACACTGTTTCCAGTATGGTAGGACACACTTTTTATCCTTTTGTCTTAAATCATACAACTTACCAAGTATGGGGTCATCACCTTCTGTTAAGTAGTAATTACCCAACTTCTTTATCTCAGCTCTATCATCAAACAATCTCATCTCACCACTAACAACTGGTGGTGTTTTGATATCTTGGTTTAAAAAGAATGTGCCATTTTCAACCATAAGATAAGGGGTTGAATAAACATCTTCAATAAAATCCAACGCATCCAATTTATAGTTTTTACCTCGAACTGTATTGATTAATTCTACGCTTCTATTTACAAACTTATCTTTAAATAATCCGTATAATTTTGTGTCATCTTCTAATTCTAATTTTCTAGAAACATCCTCTATCCAAGCGTCTCTAAAAACATCTTCATTCTCGAAATTTTTTGCAAATTCCAAATACCCTCTTGACCATCTACTCATTGACAATCATCTCCTTAGAACAATATTTTAGCTCACATTAAATTGTTTACGATGATAAAAAATTATCTAGGAGGTCATTATATAATGGAATTGCTATCTACAAATGAAATAGAGAAACAATTGGACGCAAAAGAAAAAGGTTTCACCAGTCTTAATAGTGTAGACGATATTCTTCTTTCTCTTCTTCTTATCAAAAAAGGTGTACCTATGACAGCTCAACTTTCTAAGAAGGTAAAAAAGAATACTGAGTTTGAAATCCCCACAATCGAAGGTCTTGTTTCAAAAGAAGACGAAGAACATAAAACATATGATATTGAACTTTTAAAACTTACTGCATTTTTAATAGCCCAAAAACGCGGCGATGAAAACGTAAAGGTTATTGAAGAACAGTATAGTGAATTTAAATCTATGATGGATAACCTTTATGAAGACTATGCTGAAGATGCGGCTGTAACTTTAAATGAGGTTATTGAAAAAGCAGAAAAAATTGAGAAACTCGATAAATTAGATGTATAAAAATCATGTGGGGTAAAACCCACATTTTTTTTATTTGTCACCAACAACCATTTAGACCACATCCAAATGATGTAGATGCTATATGTCTACGATTATATATTATTAAAATGAAAGAAGGAGATGAAGGAAATGTTGATACTGAAAAAATATTCAGTAGTAGAGGAGATTTTGGAGAAGGTTTTACAGAATGTAAATAGCTATAAAGCAGGACACCCAGAACTGATGATCAATGATAAATTAAAATTGGAGGTGAATATAGAAAGTGAATCTAAAAAATTTTATGGCTTTTCAATACAGATAAAAAAGGGAGAGAAAGTATTGGACACCATAATGATAACTAATGATGAAAGGTCTAATATATTCGATGTATTTAAAAAGGAGGAATACGATAAAGAGAGTATATTGACCACAAATAGTATAAAGGAGATTGTCAGATTTTCAACAGAATATCTTATAGAAAAATTAAACAAGTTTAAGTTTTAAGGAGATGGTTTTTATGGAGCCTAAAAAGAAAAATTTTTATATTAACCTAGGACGAGGAGGTGTTAATTATTTAGTAGATTATATAAACACTAATTACGATGAGATAACTTTTGAATACTTAGATAATAAATTAAACGAAACGGTTATCACACATGATAAATTGGATTTAGAAAATGTCATAAGTTATTTATCGGATTATGATAAATTTATAAACCACTATGGTAATGTGCCAAGGAATACTTTGATGCCTAATTTATCTTCCTTAGAGAACCCTGATATTAGAGCAAGAATAAAAAATCTTTTATTATCAGATCTTTTGGGAAAGGTTCATGCTGTTTACAGGGATCTGTTTTTCAAAGGTTTGGAATCGTTCATCTTTGAAATGAAAAGGAAAGGAAGAGTATCTTGGGCGTATTTATATCACCCAGAGTTTGGAGAGTATTTGGGGGATTATAACTTAGGAGATTTCAAAAGATTTTTACCTAGAATTAAAGAGTTAATCAATGAGTGGTTCTTTTATATAGAAGGAGCTAGTAATTACCCAGGAACAAGTTACAATCATCCTGATGATTACGAGGTCAATAATCTTGAATTTAAATTTATTGTCGATGAATATGCTGGCAAATATTCTGATAATAAAGAAAATTTAATGCATGTTATTAATGAATTGATACACCCAGAATATCTTGATACTTTCATAGAGACAAAAAATCTAATTTATTTGGGCTCTGAAAACATGAAAGAAATAATAGATATCTATAGTGAATTTTTAAGATTATTGATTTTTAGTTCTGAAACTATCGATTATAAGACACCGCTCAAAAAGGAACTCATGAGAGAGTTTGGGGTTATGGAGATTGGAGATACACAAACTTTCAATCACAATAGGAGAGTGATTTATCATGGATAAATCAAATATTTTACTTGGTGTATTAGCCTTTGTTTATTGTGTATACCTAATAAAGAAAGGTTACTTTGGAGAATCCAGTAAGTGGAAATAACAAAAAATAAAAAGGAGATGTTAATATGAAATTAAACAATTTAAAGTTAGAGATCAATGGTGAGGTTATCAGTATAGATGAAGCTGAAGTTAGACCTGAAGAAATAAATAAACTCTGGTCTTTGAATTCAGAAAACTTTAAGGTTGATTTGGGTAATAGACCATTCACACCCAAAGAGGTCCAACAATTATTGAATGCAAAATTTAATAAGGAAGTTAACACTGTAACAGAAAAACCAAAGGCCGAAGTTAAGCAGACCAATACGAATACGAATGATAGAAGTGTCGTTGATAAAACTGGTGTTATGGTCCCAAGAGAAATAAGAAACACAAATCTTTTGGAATTCTTTGACGGACAGTACACCAAAAAAGAAATAGAATCAATGAACAATGAAGAGTTGGTCAATGCTTATGAAAAAAAGAAACATATGGTTGAAAATGGATCAACTGAAGATAGCTATGACACAGAAGAAGATGATACTTTAGATATAGGTAATATAATATCTTCAGCAAAAAAGAATAACAAGAAAGAAGAGAAAATGGATTTAGAAAAAATGGATGTTTTAGATATATCATTCTATGATTTTCATAACACTATCGAAAACATTTATAAAGGATTAAGAGAAGATTTAAATGTAAGAGAAATCGTATTAGAAAAATTCAATTACGATATGACTCTTGGTATGAGAATAGATAACTATGAGGAAATGGAAGATGTTATGGATCCTACTGAAATCAAACAGTTGAAGGAATATGTTTATGAAACACTGATAAACAATATCAATCATGACTTGTTTGATATGAAAGATTACAGTATATACATCCAAGCACAAGATTCCAATTATGATATGGACTTACAACCGAAATCACAAGTTTTATTTTCCATACTACCATACGATGAAGAATAATAAAAATAATCGCAGGTGTTTAAAACCACCTGCTTTTTTTTATGATTATATATTATATATGAGAACAGATAAAAATAATTTAAAAGGAGTTGATAAATATGGATAATAAACCAAGAGAATATTCTGAGAATGAAATAAGAGAAAATTTTTTAAGAAATGTTTGGTCTATAGTGGACTATTGGAAAAACGAGGAATTAGAGAATGATACAATGGAAAACCGTATCGAAGGTGTTGTCTTTAGTATTCTAGCTATGTTGGATGGTGCCAACATCAATCTACCCAGCTTCATAGTGGCGCCGTCACCACATAAAGATGATAAAGAATACTCTATTAAAAATAACCATAACTATTACCCATATAATGATTCGGATAATATTAAGGGGAATATTGCTGGGTGTTTACACGAATTGTTTGATAGATATAAAAAATAAATGTTATCAACAATTGAATAGTCCGAAAATATAAAAATATGAGGTGAGGGTTAAGATGTTAGATATAGTTAATAATGGAGAAGAGATTGTAAGAGAACTTAAATTAAACATAAAAAATTATAAGCAAAAAAAGAAGTTCAGTTTAAATGATAAGGAATTTAAATTAACTATCGCTAGAGCGGGTTTAAATGCACTTGTTTTTGATGTATTGCCCAAAGAATTGAGAGTTGAAAAATTCTTATTTTTAAAACCTGGCTCCAGCAGTAACCTAACAGAATACAAACAAGAAATCATTGATGAGTGTTTTAAACTTGGGAAAACAGTCGATGAAACCAAAGACTTAATATACGATGTTCAAGAAAAGGTAAATGAATATACATTGATATTTAATTTTAGGTTATCTGTCGATATATCATTATATGATTTTATAAAGATGATGAAAAAGTCTGATAGAATGAGAGAAATTTTAAGTGGTAATAACTTTAATGAAGAAATGAATGCCTTCGAAATAATGAGAAAGAAGGAGAAGTTATCTAAAGAAATTGAAGATTTTATTTTAAAAGAGAAGATAGATCCTATGTATACATTTCTTACTGCTGAAGCTGCTATGCGTAAACCACAGTTTCATGATATAGTGGTTGGTGTTGGTATAAGACCAAATAATAAGGATAGTGTTTACCCATTCCTTATTAATGAAAACTGGCTTAATGGGCTCACTAATAAAGATTCCTTTTGGGCTGAAAACGATTCAGCAAGAAATGCTTTGATAATTCAGAAACTGGATATAAGAAAAACTGGTACATTCAACAAACGTTCTACTATGTTGGCTCAACCAAATTATTTAAATCCAGATCCTGATTATTGTTGTGACACTATACATTTTGTAGAAGAGAAGATAGAAGATGAAAGGGATTTCCAAAGGTTTATAGATTTGTACCATCAAGTTGATGGTAAACCCCAATTGATAACAGAAGATGACACACATTTGATTGGAAAGAAGATATTATTAAGACAACCTTATACATGTAACAGTGACGATGGTGTCTGTCACTACTGTATAGGTGAGAAATTATATTTTGATAACCTAGAGGGTTACCATGGTGGAGAAAGAAACTTTGGTGTGGCTATCTCTAAAAAGAAAGTTGCCCCAAAAGTTCAGGGACACCTTTCTGCTAAGCATAACATTGTGGCTAAGTTATTTGATAAAGATGGTAAACCCCTAACAAGGATCAATGGTGAAAAGAACTGGCACGATTATTTTGATTTAAAATATATCAATAAGTTAGTTTTTAAAGAAGGGTTCAAAAAGAATATTGATGAAATCAGATTAATTAAAATAAAAGATAAAGGTAAAAGGAAAGCTAGATTTAGAAGGAAAATGGAAATAAAGATGGAAAACGGAGACACTATGGAATTTAAAACTAACTCTGTATTCTATACTGAAAAACCAAATATAGATTATGATACTGGGTTGGTTGATGATATTGAAAAGATTCATATTGAGATTATAAATAATCCGGTGTCCTCTGGTTATCATGAACTTGATAAGGTATTTAATAAAAACAACGGTAATATTCAAAAGGCAATGAAAGAATTGAAACACTTAATGAAAAAAGAGAAAGCTATTATCCCTTATCTTTTAATAAGAAACATAATAAGAAAAGAGGGACAAAATGAAGAGAGACCAGATTATTCAAAGGAAAATCCAAAAGAAGAAATACTAACGATGCAGACTGCTATAAGAAACTTTAAAGAACTTGGTCTTAAACTCAATATTGGTTTCTTTAAATCTATGCTTTCTGATTTGAGAAATTATGAAAAGACAAAACCTTCTAAATTCGATATACTATTCGAAAGTAGGAGAAAAGACAAACAATAAGAAATGGGGTTTTATAAATGCCATACAAAAAGAAAAAAGAATTACCAGACAGTGTAAAAGAGAACTTACCCAAACATGCACAGGATGTTTATATAGCAGCATTCAATAGTTCTTTTGATGATAATGGAGATGAAGCTGAATCACACGCTATAGCTTGGTCTGCTGTCAAAAGAATATATAAAAAGAATAAGGATGATGATTGGGTTAAAAAATCAAAAAGCAAAAAGATTAAAGAGTCTGTAGAAATATTCATGGATATACCGTAATTTAAAACAAGGGGTAAAACCCTTGTTTTTTTTATTTAAAATTATGGTGTTGAAACAAGTCTATAGACTTTTAAATGTCTGGAAGGTGGTGAATTATAAACCATGTCAAAAGAAATGAAAATATTAGAGTATGGTGCAAGTTATAAAATAATAAACCCTAATAAAGGTATAGAAGATCTTTTAGAGAATTTAGAAACTATAGACTATCATACTAGAGAAAAAGTACCTTTGGGGTATTTTTACAATAGAGAAAAAGATGCCTATTCGGTACCAAAAGGTATAGGTAAGTCTGAACTTTTTAAATATTTGAAAACAAATAAAACCCAAATGGGTGGGTTTTTAGATGTGGGGGATAAACTTGGTTTTAAAATGAAAAATAACCCATTTAAAAAACAGTCTAAGATAATCAATAATGTTCATGACAATTTTAAAAGAGGAGACACACAAGCTATTGTGGATATGCCAACTGGTAGAGGTAAGACATTTGCTGCCATTTACCTAACCCATAAGCTAAATAGAAAACCCATTATATTCGTTAAAAACGGTAGACAGTGTAAACAGTGGGCAAAAGGTTTTGTAGAGCATACCCATATAGATGAGGATAGGATATATATAGCCAGAGGTAAAACCAGGGTACACTATCTATTTGAAAATGGTGATGACTATGATGTGTTTATAACAACACACAGGACAGTCTCAAACTTTATAAGAGATAACGGTTATAAAAAATTAAACCAATGGTTTCTAGCTATGGGTGTTAACCTAAAGATATTTGATGAGTTTGATTTGGCTGTAGAAAATATGTTCAGAATAGATTGTCATTCCTCTTTTAGATATAACTTATATTTAACAGCTACACCTTTTAAATCTGGATATTACGATAACCAAGTTTTTAAATACGCATTTAATAGAGTATACCAATTGGGTAAAGATTTATATGCAAATGAAACACCCAATAGAGATGCTCATATCGTATTTTTGAAATCTGATCCAGAGAAAAAGGAGAAGAAAAAATGTTACACATATAAAAATACTGGACAAAGGTGGGAACCTTTCTTTGACCCTGATAAATATCACCAGTATATAATTAAAAAGAAAAAAGTTTTAAAAAGCTTTTTAGATATTCCTTTAAAACACATCAAAAAAGAATTAAAAAATAATCCAGAAAGAAAACATATATTCTTTACTGGTAAAATAGAAAACTGCGAATTAATAAAAGGTTTATTGATAAAGGATTATAATATCGATCCCTCGATAATTGGGATATATAATTCTGACGTTGATAAAAAAGAAAAAGATGAAGCTTTAAATAAATCGGTAATAATTTCTATCTCTTCTAGTATGGGTAGAGCATTAGATATTAAAAACCTAGAAACACTGGTTGATATGGAAACCTATAGGAGTGCATCTATATTTGTGCAGCTAATAGGTCGTGTCGGTCGTGTGGGGGGATTAAGAGGAAGATGGTATAAAATGTTTGATACATCTTTTTATAGAAATTATTTTTATTATAAAGAATTAAAAAAATATATTCATAGCGAATTCGATGAAGTTGAATATCAAAAATTAGAAAAATAACTTGGAGATGGATATATATGAAAACTAAATTTGATAACATCCATGATTTAGAAAATATAGAAAAGTATTATTTTTTTGCTGATGATATACTTTTTTCTACACAATTTACTCTTCTTTATTCTTTGACAAGTTTCATGCTAGATATAGAAAATTTTTTTGAAGCTTTAGAAAATATCGAAGAGTTTAATAATCTATCAGAAGAAGAAAAAAATAAAAGAGACCATGATCCAAACGATATTGATATAGAACTGCCAGAAGATGATGATTTGGTAGAACTATTTAAAGACTACGCCAGTGGTGATGATAGGTTAGAAAAAATATATGATCAATGTAGTGAATTATTAAATGATATAAAGGGGAAACTCGGAATAGAAAACCCTGATGAAATTCATGAGAAAATACTATTGAGAGAGGATGAGGTCTTCATTACTTTAGAGGACCTCTTTAGTATTTATGATGGGTTTCCGTTACAATTAAAAACTATAACATCCGGTGTATGCGATGGTATGGTGTCGTTTCCCAATCAATTTAAAAAAACACATAAGATAGTTTTTAAAAACAAACTGGAATATAATATATATAAAAATATTGTCTCACCAGTAAACACTTTGGAATTGGAATACGATATAGTTTTAGATTTCTTATATATAGATGATTTAGAAGAAGATATATCGGAAGAATTGAAAACAGAAGATGAAGCTTTAATATATATATCAACAGTTGATAAAGAAATAATTGAAAAATATTTAGAAGAATATTTTTCAAATGTATTAATACTTCTACCAACCAATTATGGTTTTATAAATAAAGATGATTTCCCCACAAACAGAATACTAGAAACCGGAGTTTGGTAAAAACTATATTGTACAACAAAAATGTAGACAGAAAATTAAATTACTAAGGGAGGAATAAAATGAGTACATTTAAAAACTTCAATGCAACAGGAAACGAAATAGACACTAAAGAAAAAATCGGTGAGATTCTAAAAGAGATGAGTGGTATATTAGCTAAATCTTACTCTCCTTTCGGGAGCAGTTCTATCATTATTGATGAACACAAGGTGACTAAGGATGGTTACAGTATACTGAATTCTTTAAAACCAGAAAGTGAACTTGCAGTCTGGGTCACTAATATGGTGAGGAGCTTAACAAATAAAACATTATTAACTTCTGGTGATGGTAAGACAACAGCTGTACTTCTTGCTGAGGCACTTTTTGAAAACTTAAATGAAGTCTTTGAAGAAAGTTACCGTGGCAAAACACCACAAGATTTTATAGGTGATGTGAACGGTTTAGGACATGCTTTAATAGACTCTTTGGATAAAATTAAGTATGTTCCAGAAAATAAAGAAGAGTTTTTGAATATAGCTTACACTTCTTTAAATAACGATAAAGAATTAACCAATTATGTTAAAGAAGCACTAGAAGTTTTTGATGACCCAAAGGATATGAACATAGTCGCATCTATTAATGAAGGGTCTGATAAAATCAAAGTTGATGTTTCAAAAGGTATGGACATTAGGTCTTCTTTAATGTTTGGTATTGGTAGTGCTTTAAATAATGCCGTACTTAAAGAATGTAAAGTATTTGTGGCTGGAGAAAAAATAGAATCAGTAGAACAAATCGAAAAAATATACGATGTCTTAGATTATGTTTCTGATACCAATTCTAAACTCATGTTTATTGCACCAGAATATTCTGCAACAGCAACAAGAAAAATTAAACAAAGATTACAGAAAATGAATATGGAACAAAAAAATCTGGGTGTATTCTTTTTAAGTGTGGACAGAGGTGGTACCATGGATGGACGAGACCATTATGGAGATGTCATGGCATACCTTGGTACTGTTGTGCTTAATCTACACGATGCTGAAGACTTTATGGATACATTTAAAGAAAACTTCAATAAATTATCGGTCGCTGACATTAAAGTGGGGACATATAGCACAACTTTCATGATTAAAAAACGAAATAATGACCTACTATACAATGATAGGATTAGTTTGATAGAAAGACAAATGGAAAACGGTAGTCTTGAAGATAGAAAGAAAGCAACTTATAGATATAATAAAATGACAAGTAAGGTTGCTGATATCAAAGTTGGTGGTAATATTCCAGAAGAAGCTAGAAGGATTTATTCTATGTTTATGGATGCCACACTGGCTATGAATTATGCTAAAGAAGGTATTGTGTCTGGTATGAACACAGCAATGATTAAAACAATCAATTCATTTGAATATAAAGATGAAGGTATTGCTGAAATCGCAAATGCAATTAAAGATTCCTATAAAAAATTATTTGATGTCATTGTTGATATGTCTAGAAGAGATGTCTCAGATGATATTGTAGAAGAGATCACTCATTTAGACCCTGAAGATAAAAAGAGCATACTAAAGACATATGATGTTAAAGATGAGGAATTAACTTATACCATAACAAATCCTTTCCAATCTGAAAAGGTTATTTTATTAGCGGCATTAGAGATTGTAAAGATTTTTATTACAGCTAATCAGATTATCTTCTCAGATGTGTATGTTACAAACTATTTCGATAAAACAGGAATGTAGTATATAAATCCCAGGGTGTAAAAACCCTGGGGTAAACTACTATATAAATTATAATTATATATTATAAAAGTGAAAGGAAACACTACATAATAAAAAAAGGGAGATGAAGAGAATGAAAAACATAATTATTTTGATAGTCATGGTTAGTTTACTTTTTGGTCTAGGTGGTATTGTTTATGAATCTATGTCTTATGAAATAGGTTTTAACGACACTGTTCAGTTTACAGTAGGACCAAATGATACAATTTGGGAGGCATTAAATACTATTAAGGGTCGAGAAAATATAGATGGACATATGTTGGTTTCCTTAATAAAGGAAATGAATAATTTAGAAAACAGTATGTTGAGAGTCGGACAAACTCTCATCATACCTGAGGAGGTATATAGAAAATAGGGATTATAATCTCCCTATTTTTTTGTGAATATTATAAAACTCCCAACATATATATGAAGAGATTTAACATTGAGATAGTCGTCGTATTCTACTTTTTATGGGTGGTGAAAAAATAAATGGAACAAACTCAGTTTGATTTTTCTAAAAACTCCAATTTAAAAGAACTGGATGAGGATAAAAGAGATAACATACATAGGTGTCTGGTTATTTCTGAGGCAACATCCAATAATCTCGATAATGTTTTAAAAGAAGCTATTGAAGAAGATGACATAAATAAAGAGGATAAAAAAGAACTTAAAGAACTTATTAAAATAGTCAATAACTTCTATAGTAAATTGGAGACTTTAAATATCAATTTAGAAAAAAAGAGGAGAGGGTTAATAAGTTTAGAAATGAAGAAAAAGATATATCATTTCTATATGTCTGGTTTATTTTCACAACACCAGTTAGGTAGAATATTTGGTGTTAGTCAGTCTACGGTTTCTAGGGTAGTAAAACAACTATCCAAATAATATAAAAATGGAGATGGTTTAGATGAAAACTAAAAACTATATTTTCGATTATTTAACAGATTCTTTAGGGTTTGGGGGAAAAGAAGACAAATTTAAAGAATACCAGTTAAGAAAGATTGCTAAAGCAGCTAAAGATTTAGACGAAGCCTTTTATGCCTGTGAGCTACATATTAGCCATGGTTACAGTATACACAAGTTAGAGACCATGTTAATGAATGGTGATAAAGAAGACTATGTGAGTGTCAGTGAAGAATACAAAAAATTAACAGAAAATGATAGATACGATGACTTTGAAAAAAAACTTCAAGAATAATTAAGAAATCGACACAATATAAAGGTGGGGTTTGTAACCCCACCCTTTATTTACGTTTTGAAAGGCTAATCAACAATTCGTTTAGAGAACTAATAAAAATAAAAGAAGGAGGTAAATAACTTGAACGAGAATGCTTATAGAAAAATAGTTGGTAGAAAACCCCATAATGACATCATTAGGGTTTTGATTATACCAGGACATAGTATAGACAAACCTGGTGCATATAATGATAAGTTGGGTATTAGTGAACACGATGTAGTGATGGATATAGCAACCAAAATGTTAAAGAAAGAAAAAGACAAGTCATTAAGTCTCATATTGACTTCAAGAAATTCTTATTCTAAATTACCTGATGAATTAAATTATTTAAGACCAGATTTTATTATTTCCTTACATCTTAATGCATTTAATTCCGAAGCACAGGGGACAGAAACCCTTTATTACGAGAAATCCTCAGCCTCTGAACTATTAGCAGAATTAACACAAAAAGAACTCCTAAGACTAGGTTATAATGATAGAGGAATTAAAGCCAAAAAGAGATCTGATAGAGGTGGTCACATGTTGATAAACACAGCTAAACCTTGTGTTATTGTGGAACCATTTTTTATAGACTCTATAGAAACTGAAGAAGAAATGAATGAAAACGCTGAAATTGTAAGCGACCTATTGCTGAGTGCTATCTATAAAAACTTTACTTAAATATCCCAATATAAAGAGGGGAGGTATAATGTGGCCACAGCAGAAAAGATCCTTTCAAACGAAGGAATTTTGAAACTCTTTGGGAGTGCTGATATTATACCACTTACTTTATTTATTTTTTTTACAATTTTTATTTTTTTATTGGTGATAATGTTAATAAATAATAGAAACCAACTTAAGATAAATAAAGAATGGTCTAATGCTATAAATGATCTTTCTTTAGCCATTAATCTTGATATGGAAAAAGACAAAAGCACTCTAAAGGAGATAGAAAAGACCAACGATAAATTAGACAAATTAAGCTTACAACTCGAAACACATAATAAACAAATGGAAGAAAATGGGGAAAACCAAGCCACCAAAACTATTAATAAAGAGGGGGGCGATTAAAGAAAAATGCTTGAACTTATGATACTAACCCTAATCACGATACTGATGGGTATATCGTGGGTTTGGCTTTTTAACTTATCTCCATTTACAGTTTCACTAGCTATAAGTTCAGTCATATGGTTATTTACAACGACATTTGTTTCCATATTTTTTCTGATTTTCTTTTACACTGTTTTAAACGTGATTTATGGGTGGAAAAAAATGATGAATGAAAGAATAGCCATAATCAAAGAAACTGATGCACTTACTAAAAGAATAACTAAGGAGAATTTATAATGAAATATAATCTCCTACTTTATTTACTTGTATCGGTCCCTGAGCAATTCGTCATAGTATACTTTGTAACAAAAAGACAGAATAAATGGAATAGGTTGATCAAGGAAGATAAGCAGATTTTGGTTGGGCTAACATTCATTTTTTGTTTGTTTTATTTTCCTCTGTCAAATCTGGATATTCATTTACAATTGCTATTAATAACACCTTTTATATTGAACACAATAATGCTTACCAATCTATTACACAGTTATTACGATGTAGAGGTATTAAAGACTGTAAGATCTATAGTGCACATCTATGCCGTTAAAGCTTTATTTATAATGGTGAGCATCACAACTATAATAATATTCGATAAAGGTTTTACAACATTAAATATTTTAGGAATAAGCTGGCTTGTTTATTTCCCATTACTAGTTACTTATGTTTATTATATTCGATTTCATAGATAAAATGAGGAGGGTTAACACCCTCCCCTTATTTTTATTCTAAATTTTCAGAAACTATATCATACATCATAGAATATTTATTAACTGCTTCTTTGATCTTTACCATATCATCCAGATGTATATCATCTATTTCGATATGGTTTGTGTTGTTTTCTGATAATTTCACACCATCATTTTCGTCAATTTCTACTATTAGATGTCTGGATTCTGCGTTGTTGATATCCGCATCCAAAACGAAACTTGTTTGTGATGCTTCATCTATAGTTCCATTTGCTTTTTCAATACTGGTTAATGAATGGTGTATATGTTTTCCTGTCTTGTGGATTTTATTTTTGATATCGTGTTTTAATTCTTCTAAGTTATCTATATTAAAATCGTTTACATTTACAGGAATCGTTTCAAGTTCTTTTTTTGTTCCCTCTTTTATTAATCTGTCTTCTTTCTGGTTAAAATAAAGTTCTTTCTCATCTTCTGCGTTCAATACTAGATACATTTCCATTTTAAGGCACCTTCCCTATTTTTATAATTTCATATATTTTTCTAGTGGAGAAGGTGCTTCTTTACTGTCATCTTTAACGAGGGATACAGACATCATTGTCTTGGGATCTTCATATGTCATAGCCGCAAATGTGGACTGTTGGGCTACAAGATTTTTATAAGATAATAGAACATAGTCTTCTTTTCCTGTTGTGCGTAATGGTTTAGACGGATCTTTAGCATCTCTTATATAGTTTGCCAATAATAATTCTATATCTCTTTCTGAAACATTTAATCTTTCATTTAAATTCATATTGTTTAATATGATATCAAGATACAAATCTGGATCTATTTTGTTCGTTAATTTTCCTGAGGACAGTAAATCAAACATCTTCTCCACATTAGTTATATCGGAGATAACTTTTTGTCCCATACAAAAGGGATGAGATTTTTGATGTTTCATATCGTATTTTAAAGTGTATGTTCCTTCTTCTTTATTTCTTTCCACTTCCACTGGCTTAGTAGTAAAAACTGTTGCTAAAACCAATGCTCTCTCATCCACTACTTTTTTGTTCTCATCTTCAACTATGATTAAAGGACCAAAACCAAAAATACTCATTATTTCTTTATCCTCTAATATGTTTTCTTCGTTCAATATCATTTCTATAATAGGTTCATTCACACACCAATTTCCATCTATTAATTTAAGATGTTTTTCCATTCATTCCCCTCCTACTCTTTTTTAGAGGTGTACTGATTGTAGAGTTCGATTATTTTTTTAAATACCTTTTTACCATAAGTATCAACCATGGAGTTTAAAAATAGTTTAATAAATTTATATCTTGTTTCTAAGTTCTCGTTTACACTTTCTTCTTTTGTGATCAGGTAACAGAATGCACCAAATGTTTTTTCTTCTCTTCTTGACTCTGCTATTGAATTAATATTAGCCTTTACCAATTTAGTAAACATTTTATAATCTACACCTTTTTCGTTGCATGTGTTCTGAATGAAGGCTAAAAATAAAGCATTATGTTCTTTTATCTTATCATAATTATCTAAGAATGATAAATCAAGTGTATCAAGATATGACACTATACCTTGGACATACTCATCACTAACATTTCTTTCTTTAACACTTTCTACTACACCCATTGCTTTATCGTATACTTCATCAGTTACCTCTTTTTTATCTTCATCTTCAAAAGCTTCTTTCATATTTTTCTCATATTCAAGAACCCACTCTTTTATATATTCGTTTAATTCATAAAAGTTAGCATCCTGATATTCCATTGTGTTTTCATCTTTTAAATCTTTATTAATCTGCTCCATCATTTCTTTTTCGTCATTATAAACAGCTAATTCTTCCATTTTATCCATCCCCTTATTAGTTATTTTGTAATTCTCTATTTTTTAATCTTAATCTAACCTTTTCTGATATATTCACAAGATAATGAATGTCATCCCCATAAACAGTTGACACCAATAGATGGTACGGAGAGATGTCATCTTTTATTTCGATATAATCCTCAATAAAAGAAAGCTGATCATTTGGAATAAATTCAGATAGGTCATCCATAAGACAGTCAGAAACTATATATGATAGACTATTTCTTATAACTGATTCTTTTCTACTCACACCATATATATTTGCTGTATGATCTACATCTTCTCTTTTAACACGGTCACGATACTGTTCATAAAGTCTGTCCTCATTAAACATTATATAACTTGCAACTATATCAGCTACATTGTTTAACCTCTTTGATACTAAAAAACGGTAAACTTTCGATATTATTTTTGGGTCATTACTATTGATGTTTATCCCAAAAAATCTTTCTATTACAGATTTAATTGAGATAATCTCATTTACGACTTCTTTTGATTTTGTGATATTGTCATCACGATACCTTTCTATATGGTAATTATAATCACCAACCCTTTCATTGTCTGGAAAACAGTTTTCGTCAATATAAGTATATTCTAAATTATTTAATTGTCTGGCTATCATATTCACTAACATAACAATCCCTCCTTTTATTTTTGCTTCAAATCATTGTTTCAATTATGAAAAAATATTTTATCCATAGGGTTATCTTATATAAGCGTCACAATTTAACAATTTTTATAGTCAATAATTGAAAGGAGGAATAACATAAATGGAACTAATTTATGGTGAGAATTTTCAATACTCATTTCCACATACCACATATTATGAAGTAGATAGAACAAGACAGGACGATCCATTGCCTGCTTTACCTGATACAGCAACTCTGGTTATGTTTATTTTGTCGGGAGAGGGTTTAGATGATGGATTTTTAGAATTTAGTGGATCCACAGCTTTAAGAGACTTTGATGAAGCCTTTGGTGATTTAAACACAAAGAAATATGGTCTTATGATGGAATTTGCTAGAAAACATATTATAGCTGGTGGTCGTTTAATTGCAAGAAGACTAACAGCTGAAGATGCAGCTTTAGCCAATGCATTATATGAACTAGAAATTTCTGAGAAAACAGATGTTACCTTTTACTTAGATGATACTGGTGCAGTTTTTGAAAGTCAAAATGATGCTGGTGATCTAGAAGAGGTGGTTGTTAGTTCATATGAATTCAACACATTAATCAAACATATAGCTTCAGTCCAAAACTCTGGGGAACTGGATGTTACAGCAGCCTTAGATATGGACGATAGTTTACCAGCAGCTGGTTCACCAGCAGTTCTTCCTATTTACGGTTTTTCCGTTCTAGGTAGAGGTAAATTCGGTAACGCTTATCAGATAATTCTTAACGATACTATTAAAGATGCACAAGGGTATCCTCTTAAAAATTATATGTTAGCCGATATGAAAACGGGTAATGTTATCGATGACTATGAGGTTTCTCATGTACCTGATTTAACTGATAATGATATTCCGGTAGCTTTTGACACCGTAATTAATAATTACAGTGCTAAATTGGGTGTAACAATGTATGAGGATAATTACGAACTGTTTAACGATCTTTTTGAAGATATGATTGATGAGGTCATCACAAACCTTAATGCACTCACTACAACTAATCCTATCACAAACTTAGTTGATCGTTTAAACGAATTAAAAACATTCGTTTCATTATTAGATGAATCATTCCTTAATAATCTTGACTTATTTAGTGATTCAATATTCCCTGAAGAGGAAGGTATTAACCTAAATCTTATCTTCCCAAATAATATTGATACAAATATTACTTTGGCTGAAGGTAGTGACGGGGAACTGGCTAAAATGAAAAGATTTGATTGGGAATACCAAAATGCAACTGGCGATAAGGTTGTAGAAAAGTTATTTGCAGATGCTTGGTCAGGTGCTATTGACCCTGTGTTATTTGATATTCAGAAAGTATCTGGTGATATCATTCTTGACCCTGGATATCCAACCACAGTAAAAGAGGCTATTTCAGGACTTGTTAAAAAATCAAGATTGGATATGTTATATCTTGCTGGTGTTCCAGTCACAGCAAAAACAATCGACATGTTAGAAACATGGAATATGACATTCAATCCAGAAAATCAGCAAATGATGAAACTTGGTGAAACAGTACCTTATAGATCAGATGATAATGGTAAAATATATAGGGTTCCTATTTCTATTTTGCTATATCTGAACTTAATTGATCATTATATGAATGGTTTTAAAGAACCGTTTGCTGGAGACAATGTATATATTAGTGGAATTGAATCCGATAACATTCTGCCGTCTATCAATACACTTGATGACAAACAAAGAATGGACGATATGAACTTTAATATAGTTTCAAGAGATTCTGACGGGATTTTCTTAAATGGTCAGATGACAAATATCATCGGTCAATACTCTAAATTAAAAGAAGCATTCAACATTATGATTAAAGGTAGAATCATAAAATATTATGTGCCTTTATTAGAAGCTAGAAAACATAAACTGGATACTCCTCAAAATATCGAATCTGTTCGTAGAGAACTAGAAGAATTAATGAACGATAGATTTGGTGGAAAGTGTGCTAAGATCCAGGTTGAAGCTTATTTTAAAAATGAACAAGAAGAAGCTCGTGGCGATGTTACTATGGCACTCTATTGGTGGCCTAATGGGTCTATTAAACGTTATAGAGCGTATCTATACACAATGCCAAAGGAGAAGCTATAATATATAAATTTATAAAGAGAGGTGAGATTTAAATGGCCAAAGATGAAGCCAGCACAGCTTATCAAAATACTATTAATGGTTCATCACTTAAAGGCGATCAGTTTAATGCCGGTGGTGTAAACAATCATTTTTTAGCTAATTATAAAGAAGACGATATTGCAAATAGGATATATACTGATCTTTTGCAGCTTGATATGGTTAACCTTAAAAAGTTAACACCCTACCAACCAGGTAGAGGATACTTTATCCCAACCAGAATGCCCAAGTTTATGGAGGATCAATTTGAAGATCAAACTAAATTCTTTAAAACTTTATTGATTGGGTATTGTGTTGGGTTTGATGGTATCACAGATCCTACTATGAACTTCTCAGAAGTTACTAGTGGTGTTGAATCTCAGACCATGGATGTTGCAAATAATGTTACAGGTTTGACAAGAGAAGTGACAATGAGATTCCCTGCTGAACTTAGAGGGCAATTCCTAACCCGTTATCAGTACAACTGGATGACAGGTATTATGGATCCTTATACAGATAGAGGGAGATATCATGGTGCTGATTTAGAATACACCAACGCTAACCATACAATGAGTGGTGTTTATTTTACATTAGACCCAAGTGAATCCGCTATTGAATTTTCAGCTTATCTATTAAACATGATGCCTAAAAATGCACAGCTTAGTATCAATAACAAAAACAAAGGTGAGAACACGCCACCAGAAATTACCACACCTTACAGTTGTCAGTTTATTACTAATAATAAAATGATAACCGATAAGTGTTATGAGTTCTTAGAAGAAATGAACGGTGAAATTGGTGGAGTAACATCTAAAGCAGATAACATTGAATTTCCTTAAATAAAAATTAAGCAGGGGCTCACACCCCTGCCTTTTTATTTTTAATATACAAATCTATTGTCACTATCATAAACTACTTTTATATCTCTTCTTGCTGCACGGGCTACAGAATAAAAAACCCTTTTATTATTTATGTCGTTATTTTTCATTTCAAAAAATAAAGTATCGTAAGATTTATCCACTACCATCTTTGGTGGTACAACGTAAGAATAATATAACCTAACACCACCAGCCATATACTCGTCATAATCTAAACCATATAAAACATTAATAAAGTTCATGTCGATCCAAAGTTCCACTTCTTTTCCTTTGAAATCAAAGACACCATAGAAACACCCATCATTATTCATTCTGGCATCCTTTACTATCAATTCTTCTCCAAGTTGTATCTCTATCTCATTTCCTTTTGAATCTTTTGTTTTGATTGGTTGGTATGCAATCATTCTCTCGCCTTTTCTTGGTTCAGCACCATGGTAATCAAATATGTAACTTCTTATCTTTTTATTGGTGTCCCCAACATAGAATTTTGAAACAACAGCAACATCATAATCAAAAATCTCTTCAAGTTCTGGTTTTTTATCTGATACAACATAAGATCTGTTATTTATATTTTCTAATTCTTCCATTGTACCGTTTCTTATTCTATTGGCAAAATAAACTAACTCCTGAGAATACTTTGGGAGTTTATTTATTTTATCTAAGTAAAGATCACAATTTCTAATATGTTTTATTACATCCCCGTTTGAAAAATAATCAACTAAAAAAGAATCCCCTATATCGACAACCGATGTTTTAAAATTTCTTTTGATTTCATGTATGTGTTCTACACCGGTGAAATTAGAAGACCATATGAAAGTTAAGTCGGCAGTGGTGTCGTTTTCTTTTAACTCATATTGCATTCCACTTTCTTTTTTCTTTAATACATAGTAATCTGTTATCCTTTCATAATCCACATCGTAGTGATCTAGAATCCTTTCTTGCTCTACACCTGAAGCTAAAACTTTAACACCTTTATTGGAATATAAACCCATTAATGGTTCTATTACTGTCTCATAAACATTCACACCATGTATTGCATCTACCGTCATAACTCTATTATTAGAATTTATTGTTTTTTCATATTTTTTTACGATATCCATAATTTTGAGCCTCCCACTGATAATATTGAAATATAATACCGCATGAAACAATTAAATTAGTACATTATTTTGTTTCCGACATTTGGAGGTACAAAAGTATTAGGAGGTTTTTAAATGTTTAATAACGAGTATTTTGAGCCAACCAGCATAGAAAAATGTATATTACTCACACCTAGAGCACATATAACTTCAAAGGAATTTGAGATAAGTATACCTAGGCTGATGCCAAAGTTAGAAAAATTACCACCAATAACAAAGAACGAACCAACAAACGAAAGTTCTCATGTTTTGAATAAAACAAGCATGGCTAAAAATGTTTCGACAGCTAATTTTTTAAAAGCAAAAGCCATGACAGATTATAGAAGTTGGATGTTTGGACAGATATATAAGATGACACACTCACATTGTATAACAGAAACTGAAGTTGTGCCTGTTGGTGGTAGTTATGCAAAACCACCATTTAAAGAAAGAGTAGATGAAATGGAAACATCAGAAGTAACTTCACCAAGTCCGACAATCAAAACTTCCCCACCAGCTATTAGGAACGCTGTCGTTAAGGATCTTCCAGATTTTGTTTTTAAACCATTCGAACAAAACGGCGTAAGTAGACCTATAAACTTTCCTTTTTCTTCAATGGATTTGAAGCACGACCATCTTGTGGATTCAAGAGGGGATGGACACCCACCACAACCACATAGAAAACATGTACATCCAATCATAAAACCTTTCCAATTTTTCAATGTGAAATATGAGGGTTTGAATGATAGGGTTATAAAATATGGACATGAAATGATAGGGTGTTTTGTTTCGGGTGATTTGAACGATTTCAGAATAATGCATATACCCGATATTATACCAATGAAAGGGGATTAATAAATGTATTTAAATAAAGAGGATTTTTCAAGTTATACTGAATATATAAATTTATTGGACGAAAGTATATTCAATTTCGATAATTGTAAAATAAAGAAATTAAAGGACGAACATATTTTAGACCTGTGTTCTGATATCATCCAAAAGAACAAAATGGTTTTAACATTCGATAGAGATGAAGTTAAAACCTTTGATAACAAACCAAAAATATTATCCAATACACTTTATGGTACACCGGATCTTTGGTTTATACTCATGAAATTAAATGGGGTTTCACATCCCGATGACTTTGATTGTACGAGTGATGTGTTTATAATGAATCCAGAGAATATCCCGGAGTTATTAGCAGTGTATGATAATTTAAAACACACACTCTAGTATTTTTCTTCAATTATATATTATTATATTAGAACGGTAATAATAATATTAATTAGGAGATGATTATTGATGAATGCAGTTTATAGTTTTTTAAGAGTTTTAAATGATCCAAAAGAAATAGAAAATATTGAAGATGAAGAAGTTTTAGAAATAGCTAAGAATATCAATTTTAATATAGTGAAACATTTAAATGAGTCCAGACATTCTAAAATATTGAGGGAAAATGACGAGGAGCTAATTAAAGAGGTAATAAAAAAAGCAAACAGTAAGGATAATATTGAGATGCTTTTGGATTCATTAAAGATACAGTGTTTAATGGGTAAGGAATTATATATGCTCATAAAAAATATAATGGACTCAATAGATAATAAAGAAAGTGTAGTAAAATTCTTAATCCAAATATTACATGAGGTCGATGAATCACATTTACGTGATTTTCTATCCTTAATAAAAGATAAGAATGAGAATACGCTTTTAAAAGAGCTCATTAAGATGGCTGAATTGATTTTGGATACCAAAACCATTAAGAATAAATTTTCTCGCAATCTTAACACTATAATAGAGGAATGTAAGGTACATGATTGAGAAATTGGGAGGTGAAGAAATGGTAAATGTAAAAGATTATATGTATTTTAAAAATTTATACGATGTTACAAACGATCCTAAAGTTTTTAGAGAAATAGGAGACGGGTTATATGAACTTATTGAAAAGACACCATTTTTCTTTGAGGTGTTTCGTCATGAGGATCTAATACATGAATATATAGAAGAGATAATAGATGTTTTAAATTTTAAAAATAAAAAATCATGGATGGATTGTGACGAAGACTGCGGTAAGTGCCATATATATTGTGAGAAGGCTATAGATATCATGTATCTACCTTTTTATAGGGGGTATCCGAAAGATAAAAAACTTTTGGATGAATTGATAGCAAGTTTTAATGATAATATGTTAATCGAGCAATGTCCTAATCTAGCCATCTATTATTTGAATGAAGTTCCAGGTGAATTTGTTAAACTCTTAAATGAAAAGATGGTTTTAAATACACTTGTAGAAACCGTTGCAATATGGGTTGGTCAAGTTATAGAATGGTTGGGTTCACCAGTTGATTACCTTATGATGTATAAAAATATGCAGGGTATAACAGCTGAAAGTGACGACAAATTCAATGAAGAAAGATTCGTGGTTGATAAGGATACGCCTATTGATTACGAGAAATACAGAGTTGTACCTATACTTTGTGATGAATTCTATCAAACATATAAGGAACATATGTTGGAACTTATGTTTGAGTGGCTTTTAGATTATAAGTCAAGGGACTACATTATTTCTTATATAAATGATAATTTTGAAAAATTTGTGCGTTCCTTAACAGACATGTTACCATATTATGTGGATTCTAAAACAGACAATAAAATTTTAGCAAAGGATATAACAGAGAAATTGAGAGGAGGATATTGATGCTGACATTGAGGGATGTGGAGAAGATAAGAGATTTAGTGGAAAGATACCAGTTAAGTGGTAACCCTTTCCATAAAGCTGTGATTTATTTTGAGTACGGTATAGAGGGAGCTTTATATTTAAAAGAGTATTCAGTTGCAGCTACACTGATTAAAAAGAATCCTGGTTTAATAAATAAAGAATCAGCTAGGAAATTAAAATTCAGAGAAGAAATATTTAAGATGTTGGTTAATGATTTTAGAGCATCTAAAGAAAAGATAACAAAATCCACCTCTGATACAGAAGGACTGGAAATGATTATAGATATCTGTAAGGAGATAGAACCAACACATAACACAAAGAAATTAGATATGTCTTTTGTGTTTGATATTTATAGATTATATGCTGAATGTCCATTCTTTGAGGATTATGATTTTCTTACGGATGTTGCTTTCAAAGGCTTTATGGACACAACAGAATTCGTGGATAATTTATTTTATAAGTCCACGTTACACACTGCTGTGTTTGAATTATCTCAGACAATGATTAACATGGCACCATACATGGGAGTCTATCTAGATTTACTTGTGGCTTTAATGCATATTTTTGTGAGACTTTACTATGGTGATGATATAATCGATAGAGGAGAAAGAAAGGTTTTAATGGAAGAGATAAAAGATTCCATTTGTGAATGTACTACAACAGTGGATACAGACACCATATTGAAAACTATCGTTTATATTAAGTCAATGGAAAGAACATCTAAATTCTATATCGATAAATTTGAATACGAACTACCTTCAGATAGGGATGAAGAATCAGCCCAGATGGAGATAATTGATAATCTTTATGATTATTTGGAAAAGAGAATAGATAATGAATATGAAGATATCAAATACGATGATATTGAAATTATCGATGTGGTTCAAGAACTCACTCATGAAAATGGTTTAAGAAGAGTGGCAGTATATAAATATATCAAAGACAACATACTTGATTTCAATGTTGAAGGTTTCTACGATGTTCAAAAAGAAGTCTATCTTTTAGATTTAATTGATAATGACACAAATACCAATGTCAGCGAAGATATGGACATCGAGGAGAACAACGAAGATTTAAAATAAATTTCCTTAGCCTATAACAAAAAAATAGATAAGGAAATATAATTATATATTATTAGAGTGAAGCAAGTTGAATATTAAAAAAAAAATTAAAAAGGAGATGGTCAAATGAAAAAAGATATTGATAATTTTGAAAATGACAACAATGGTAATGAAAGAGACAATAATCAAAGTAGGGGGAATAAAAAAATGAGCAACGAGAGACCAAAGAAAACAAGTCTAAAAGATAGTTTCAACGACAGAGATTTCAGCCCACAACACAGTGGTGTTAATTTGGGTTCAGTGAAGGAATATGACGAACCTGAATTATTAGTTACTAATTTAAGCTATCAAGCAATCTCAGATTTCCTGCTTGAGAACATACAGGAAATTAAACCTGAAAAGGTTAACTGGGAAAGGTTTGATATCGAATCACTTGCTAGTCAAATTCAAGTTGACAGTGAGGCTGCTATTGATACCATTTGTAAAATTAGTGGTGCAAACTATCGTGATGGTAGATTCACAGATTTCTTCGATGCTATTCCTATTTTAGTATTTAAGAAATTGGATGTTGTTGAGAAGCTATCTGTAGATGAAGATTTGGGAGCACTGTCTAGAGAAGAATATGAAATTGATTTCTCTAAGATTAAGCAGAAGAATCGTAGATTTTTCCCAAGCCACGGTATGGTTGCTAGTGTGGATAAGGTTAATGAATTGGTGTCAGTTAATGTTAACATCATTTCAGTGATTGTTTCTGCATTAGGTTATGATCCTGCTAGATTCGGTAGACCTAGTGAAAGAAACAAGTTATTCTTATATACAAAACAGCAACCACAATCCAGGAACTTTAAAATTGCTATTGCAAATAATAAGTTTCTAGATGATAGATTATTTGATTTACTACAAAGAATTTAAGTATATCAAATAGTTTAATTTATTATAATAAATTAAATAATTCTGGGGATTCAGTTCCCCAGATTATTTTTTTAGCCAAAAGATGAAAGGGGTGTTGAATCGTGGATGTATACAGAAAAAATTTCTTTAAGAATTTAGGTATATCAGAAGACAAATATAATTTTATTGCAAAGCACATAAGTAACTATGATGATGAGATATCCAGAGAATATATAAAATCTAAAAGACTCAGCCCTAAAACAGTAAATAAAATAGATATTGAAAAAATAATATATAGATTAGGGTTTGAAGAATTTTTAAAAGATTTTAAAATGTATCTTTGGTCTGTTGAAATACCTTCATTAAGGAAGCTGGATGACGTTGTTTTAAAAGAAAGGGTAAAGTCAACTTTATTTTATTACTTGGAGACTGAGGTTAGACTTGTCGTTTCTATTTTACACAATAGAGGTATGGATGATATAATCCAACTTGAAAAAGAAAATAATATGCAACATACAAAAACATGGTATGATTTGTACCATGATGATCTTGGGTTTTTAAATCAAAATAATAAAATGGATTTTCTCTATAAAATAAAGGATAAAGATGTAAGAGAAGAGGTTGATTTATTTTATAGATTCTTCCAAAGAGAAGAGGTTCTATTTTTGTTCCATAAATTCAATAGATATTCTCCAGCAGAAATGAATGCACTATATTTAGATAATGAAAATTTAAATGATATACTAGAAATCTATTATCATTTTATAGAAACTTTAATGGACAGGGGATCTGGTATTCATATGAAAGAAGTTGAAGAAATTGTGAAAGAAGATTATCTAAAAGAAAATAAAGTAAAATATATTTTGAGTGGTGGTCACAATGGATATTGATTTATCTAGAAGAATAATGTTTGATCTTTTAAAATTTAAAGATAATGAAAACATCCATATGGATGAATACAATACAGTAATAATTAATCTAAATAGTGTCTTCTCTACAACATTTTATGAGAGTATGATTAATGAATTTCTGGTAGATGAAGATAAGATGTCAGAATATGTGTCTTCAGTTAGTGAGATGTTTAAATTGGTTTTAACATCACTTAGAACCAAAAGGGTAATACTTATATATTCAAATGAGGTTTCTAACTTTGTTAAAATATACCCTAAATGGAGACACAACAGATACGATAATAAAAAGAAGAATGAATTTGCAAAGATGATTTTCGAACATTTTGTGGATATATTCAACCAATTGAAAAAAGCAAGTCCACTTATAGAAATCATTAATACCAAACAGTTTGACCCGGCTGTTTTCACACACGCTTTCATATTACTAAGAGATTACAAAAAAGAAATACTTTTGATTTCAAGAGATAGGTTGGATTTCTTAAACTTAATAAATGAAAACGTGACAATGTTTGATGGGCAAGAAACATATACAAAAGAAAACTTCTGTGAAAATACAGTTAAGAAATTACCCAATATAGATATAGAGTTCTTAAAATATTATTATACTATCCGGGGTATAAAAAAATATGATTATCCAGGTGTGAGGGGTAAAGGAAGAAAGAGGACTATTAAATATATTGAAAGTAATCTTGATAGAATAGTGGATGGTGAAGATGAAAAGATACACCCATATATAAAGATATTCGATTTTGATTTATTTATTGAAAACTTAGATGAAGAAGAATACCAGACACTTTTAGATATTGTAAATAAGTCTAAATTCTAATAGGTTGGTTAAATTTAAAGAGGGGTGTACCCTCTTTTTTTGTGAATTAAGCAGTATTCAACAACTATATTAGATATCGATTACTTTTATTTAAGGAGGAAAAATAGATGATTGTAGAACAGCAAATAGGTGAGATTCTCGGTACCATTTTATCTTCTAAGGTTTCTCTATCTATCAAAAAAACATTATTTAATACCATATCAAAAAACACTAGCATCACACGTTCTGCTCAGGGTAGTTCTATTGTGTTTCCTGTTATCGCCACAGATGACATCACAAAAGATGTTACCATGGAATTAGCGAAATCAGCAGAAGTTAAAATTGCATATGATATTAAAAGAATTTTAGAAAGAGACATTGCATCTGGACCAGATAAGGTAAATTATCAATCCGTAGTAGAAATGCTTCCTTTTGACAACTCTGGTGCTGTTGATTTGGCAACACTTAATGGTTTAAAAAATAGTGAATTAGATGCTAAGATCACATTAGAGAGAGAGGCTATTGATTACGTAGCTTCCAGAATTAAAGACGTCAATGTTGAAGTTTATTCAGAAGCTAAATCTTATCTTATTAAAGAAAGAGGTTCTGAACCAACAAATATTGAAATAGAAGTTAAATATGTTACCGGTGGTAATAAAAATGAAATTAAATCAATAAGATACAATATGGCTATTCAAGCTGTACCTAGATATGTGCCAGCGACTACATTAAGGATGAAGTTATCAACATATGATACAAAGAGATTTTTTAAAAGGTTCGTTTCTTTAACAAATCCAGAAAAACATTTCGTTAAAGATTTTTTAATTGACTATGATGTTATGAAAGAGATGGCTAAAGAAAGAACTAAGAAAAACAGTGTGTTTAAAGAGATAGAGCAAGCCAGACTCAAAAAAGACATGGGGTTACAAAAATACCCATTCTCAGTATTTCTGGTCACAAAAGATTTTGTAGATAAGTTAGAGTCTTCTGAAAAAATGGACATGTATAATGAAAGCCAGATGATTATGAAAAAACTGATGGCAATGGGTATCTATATTTATGATACAGATACCGATTTAGTAGAAATCAAATACGATGGAGATAAAGTTTTTACAAAATATCCATTTGATGAAGTTGCTAAAGACACCAGTAGATACGAAAAGGAATTAAAACAGTTAGTTAGACTAAATAAATAATAAAGGAGGTTGACATATATGGCTGTCACTAATGAAGATGCTTATACATTGTATGCGAGTGAGTTGTCTGAAAAAAGTTATAGAAACTATTATTCAACATTAGTAAAAGAATCCCCCAGTGATTTTGGTAAGAAAGGTAATACTTCGGATTCTGTTGTTGGGAAAGTTTCAGTGAAACTCATTTCGGCAATCACTAAAAAGATGAAGAAGATAAAGGTACATGAGATTATGGAGTCCAAAGGTGATATTAAAAAAATAAACTATTATAAAGATTTCACACGTTTAAATAAACTTTTAGAATCATATCAAAAGGGTATGAAGAATAAATCCAAATATGCAAATATTTATTTAGACACTTTCGATTTCATGATGAAACACAGAAGAGATTTCAGAAAATCTTTTAAGAACAACGAGGAAAATGTTATGTCCTTATTTTATGCAGGACTTATTCTTTATATGATAGAGATGGCAACAGTTTTATCATCTGCTCTTTTAGAGTGGGCTAAAGAAGGTGAAGATTTAGATAAAACGATTGGTAATAAAAAGGAATTCAAAACTCCTTTCATTAAAACTGAAGATATATTGAGTGATGATGGTTTAAAGAAATTCTTTAAGATTGATTTCTCTAAAGAATTGATTGGTGAATCTGATATTTTTAACGGTGAATTTATCACTATGTATTCAGAGGCTTCTTTAAACGATACACTTAGAATTTTTTCTATGGGACTTGCATATTTATTATATAAGATAACAGCTTTTTTAAGATACATAGTATATCTTTTCTTCTATGCTAAATTTTCTCTGGAAAAGAAAATTGAAAAGATTAATGACACATTAGATTTATATAGTGAAAAGGATAGTGAGAAAAGAAAAAGAGCAATGGATGAAGCCTCTAAAGAAGATAGACAATATAAGGTTTCAACTATTGAAGCAGTAAGTGATACAGAAAAACAGATCAAAAAAGATAAAGTTGAAGTTGAAGATGAAGACGGTTTTAGTCTTTAAAATATACGGTAGGGGTAAAACCCTACCTTATTTATTTTTATTATTTTATAACAGTTATATATTATAAGGATAGAAGGAGATGATTATAAATGGAAAAGAGAGCTAAATTTATTAAAGAGTATATTGAAAAGGTTGAAAATTTTAGGAATGCAGTAGAGGATTTAGATGGAATCAGAAATGAAATAAGAGAAGAGAATAGAGAACTTTATGATATCATTGATCAAATTGACAGGGTGGTTAGATTATCTAATGACGATTTGGATTTCAGTTTTGATGAAGTGTTTGAACACACTATTAAAAAATGTAGTCTAGTAAAGATGATAGGTGTTGATAATTTTAATGAGAAGGCAATATGGGACTTGGGCAATACACTATTAGATGAATCAAGAAGGGGTGACGAATAAATGTACACTGTTAGCTTGAGATTTGATGGTAAGGATAATAATGAAAAAGAAATAGTTGTTCACTCTAATGTCAAACCTGAATTAAAATGGGCGTTGAAAGTAAACCACAAAAATATAATCTATATTCTTAGAATTGATGATGTGGTGTTGGATACAACAGCCAATACCGATTACATTATATGCAAGTGTAATGTTTTAAAAAAGATATATGATGGTGGTGAGAAAAATGAATAGAGATATTAATGTTCGGGATATAGATAATATGAGTGACCTTTCTTTTTATAAAGCTATTGGTACTTGGGGTGGGAGTTTCTTAGTTTATTATATCAATAATGCTGAACCAAATGAAGAATATGTAAGAAGACTTTCTATGATTAATTTAGTGAGTGAAGATATAATACTTTCCCACAAGGAGTTAGAAGTGTTCCATCACCGCTCTAAAGATATATTGCCTGACGGTTTTTCTATTTTAGATGCACTGAGTGTTTTTAAAAATATGGATAAGATAAAGGTGATTGATTCTATAGGGGATGTTAGTTTCTTGAATAATTTCAATTTTCCTATTAAGGTTGATTTGATAGTAAAAGAAGACATACCAAAATACTTAGAGTATCTATTTACAGAAAACAAAAATGAATTGCTGGAAGATTTATTTTTAGAGACTATACTAAAAGAAATTTCTAACAATGAAAAAATATACCAATTCGCATATGAGATTTTCGAATTTTATGATTACAATATAAATGGGTTTGGTTTACAAGAAAATCCAGGGTATTTTGATTTAGAAAATAAATATAAGGATAAAGATTTAAAGATAACGAAAAAAGAAGCAGAAGAAATAGATTTTGATGGTGTTGTCGTATTAGAGGGTTTATCTAAACCTTATATGAAAGATATAGTTGGATGGTATATACATGTGCTAGAGGAAGTAGAAGATTTAAAAATAATAAATAAATATAAATTTCTAGGTGGGGATATGGATGATTTGACTAATAAATTATATAGAGCTATAGTGGATAATCTCATATATTACCATGAAGATGATAATATTAGTTTTTATGATGGTTATACAGATGAGTCTCTATCCATTCATATCGGTATTTCTCCTATATTCTATTATGAGAAAGATGAAAGTTTCGAAAATAAAGGTGACTTGATAGATGCAATAATGGGTTATGTATCATAAGCTGGGTTTACACTCAGCTTTTTTTTATTTTTCAGTAACAATCTTTTGAAGGATTGTACAAATTCCTTTTGATTATATATTATATAGACGAAACAAATAAAATATTAAAAGGAAAACAATTTATTTATCATAATAAGGAGATGATATGGAGATGGGTAGAAAAGGACTTAGTTTTTCATTTTTGAATTTAGAAAAATTAGTTAAAAAAGACATTAAGAATGAAACTGGTTTTATGTTGGATACCAGTATAAACTACCTTTATTTGTACAAAGAGGAAATGTTAATGAGTGATTCTATTTATTCTAGAAAGTTTGGAATAAGTGAATCAGACCCTAAAAGTATACTGGCTTATCTTTACACATGTAAATGTGAGAATTTATTAGGTCAGAATAATAAAGGGAGAGTTTGTCCTGAGTGTGGTTATAAAGTAAAAAAACAAGAGTTCCCAATAACGATAAGAGCTTGGGGTAAAATAGCACCACATAAAATAATGACTTATGCAGGTTTACTACACTTTAGAACTGTACTTGGGAGAAAGAACTTTAAGAAATTTTTGAATGGGAAGTTAAAAACAGAGGACGGAAGTAAAATAAAGGTTACAGAATTATATGAGAAATTTGATATAGTTTTAAAGAAGGTAGGTAAATCATCTAAATCAGACACCACTAAATTTCTTTTAAAACACAAAGAAGATTTCTTCACATCGTATATACCTGTGATAAGTAAGAAAACAAGGTATTTACACAGGAGCGAGAATATCGTTCCCCATTATACAATTCATGATATGAATAGTATATACACATCAATATCTGGTGACATACAAACTCTAAGGGATTACTGTGATAGAGAAAATACCCCAAAGATTACAGAAAATACTGTTAGAGCTATACAGAGAAAATACTGGGATTTAAACGACAACTTAATAACAGAAATAGTCGGTGGGGGTAAAGAAAAGATATTACGTAACGAGATATTCGCAACAAGATTACCCTTTACTTCACGTTGTGTGATTGTGCCACATGTCACCAAACATATTGATGCGATAACTGTACCTTATGATGTCTTTAGAGGTATATTTAGAAGAGAGATATTTGATGTTCTAGTCAATAATGGGATGCCAGTAGATAGAGCTTATAGGTTTATTGATATTAATATCGATCTAAGAGAAGACGATAAGAAAGTTCTTGATGAGATACTGGAAAAAGATATCGAGAACAATTATGTTCTCGTCAATAGACAACCGACATTAAAATTTGAATCCACCAAATCATTGAGGATATCAAGTCTCGAAGATGAAAATGTATTAAGGATACCTTCTGTTCTGCTTGAAGGATACAATGGTGATCATGACGGTGATGCACTTACTATGACACACCAAGATAGAGATTTATATATGGACATCCATGTGTATATGCAACCTAAAGTACACATAGTAGATTATAAAAGGAAAGTTAATGAGGGGTTAAGTCTAATAAAATCTCAGTCATTAATATTTAAATCTAGTTTAGAAGAGTAGGTGTGGTTATGTATATATACGATCATAAAGATCTATTGGGGTGTATGAACCCCAACGATATCCTACCAAAAACAAGGGTTAGGTTATTGATGGAAAATGATTTTTTGTATTATTTGTACGCTCCTTGTAGTGGAGAGAGTGTTAAAATCTTTTATTATAGAAAAATGGAAAAGATAAAAGACGAGAATGATGCAAGGAAATTGATTAACCATATTATGAATATGCGTAAAGATAACCTTCATAGAATCTTGGGGGATGAAATCTTTTTGAATGATTTGATTGAAGGGTTAACATTTGATCTTGATGTGAATATAGAAAAATATAACTTGATAGATTATATTGCATATGAAAAATATAGATATCATAATGGAGGATGATTTCAATGTATAATTCTGGTGAGGTTTTGACAGACAAAGAATATAGAAATTTATATGGGATGTATGGGTTTGATTTTATAGCAGATTATATAAATAAATGTCAAAATGAAAAAGAAGTTGGAAGAAGGGTGCATTCTTTAAAAAGGAATTTCGAAAAATTAAAAGAATGTAACAGGTATCTTTCTTTTCAAAAGATGCTTTTAGTTGATAATGGTGATGTGAAATCCCATTACAAAAAAAGTTGTTCGAGAATCCATAACGAATTGGTCGGTTTATTTGATAAACTTGACAAAGAAAAAATAATAAAAATTATAGGGGATAAAAAATTCTTAGATATATTTCTACACGCTATCATTATAGATATGCGTTCTTTTAAAGGTGATTCGCTTCCAGAATATTTTAAAATGTTGGATGATAAGATATCTAAAAAAATAATCTATGAGTTTATCTATTCGAATTTTATTGGGAATAAGAAAATCAAATCAACATTATATGGTCTTTATAAGAAATTATTTGAAAACAAATATAAACCTGAACTCGATAGTGAAAGAATCGGTGGAGGGATGTTACCCCTCGGGAAAGGTGGTTTCAATAAAATACTAGAGAGTTTGGATGGTGATAATTTCAAAGACTTTATAAATGAGATAATTCCAACTATAAAATATTATGGTTTGGTAGTCAACAAAGATGAACTTATAGAAAAACTGATAATAAAAATGTTGAGAAATTTCATACACATTGAAGGGGTTGATAAAGAAAAATACAACCTTTTGACATCACCGTTATTTGTGATAGAGACAAGTGATAAAAACATAGACATTGTGTATCAGAACCTGTATGAAAAGTTGATGGAAAGTAAATATTATGACTGAACCTAAGGTGTGGTGTGAATGTACCAAAAAATAAAGATAACCGAATATGATATAAGAAAAGCTAATATCAACGTCTTATTTTCTGGTGGTTTAATATCAGAAGAAAAATATACAGAGTTAAAAAATTCTGATAAAAAAACAAGAGTGGTCAAAGTTGGGATGATGTTTAGAGACGACAAGGAATTATATAATGCTTTTACAAAAAGGTTAAAAAGATTTGTGAAAACATTTATTGAAGATAATGGTTTAGAAGATAACATTTATGAAGTTGTAAAGGATGCGGTTTGGGTTTATGGTCGCTATCCTACAAAAAGAAAATACAATGATTATATAGAGTTTGTAAAAAAGAGAATCGCAACATCTGTTTTACCTTTAGGGATACAGAGTGTGGTTTTCTATTATAACTCATTAGAAGGAGATTTCTTCCAGAGAGGTTTGGGGGATGTTACTCTGGACGAATATCCTTTTTTAAATAAAGTTAAAATGTTTATGGCATTAAAAGAAAGTAACCAATATAAAACTCTTTATGAAAGACTACACAAATATGAATTAAAATATTTGAGAGGAGAGTTGAATAGAAAACATCGAAAGAGCATCTTAAAAAAGAAATATCAAGAGGGTGTGGTAAAAGAAGATGACAATTACAGAATAATAAAAATAATGGTTAATAAACTGTTATAAAGGGAGTGTGTGTATAATGGGAAATTTTCCAAACACATTAAGAAGAAGAGATGATATAGGAGGATTAGATGTTATCAATGTCGATAATATATCTAATTTAGAATTTTCTAAATTAATTGGAGAGTATGGGTATGTATTTTTATTAAAGTATATTAATGAAGCCAAAACTAATAAAGAGTATTGTGAAAGGATAAAAAATCTAAAGATTTCTTTTCCTTATGATCGACTATATGGGTCAGACAATGATAAAGATAAGATAGTCAGAACTTTCTTTGAATCGATTTTCTTTTATAAACATTTGGATAAAAGGAAACTGATAGATGCTATGGGTAATGAAGATTTTGTATATCGATTTGCAAACCTTATAGCTCTAGATATCATATATTCTACAGATGAAAATGGGATCTTAGTTAATCTACCAGAGTACATCGAATATATTAAAAACTCTGATCTTTTATTAAGTTGCGTTGAAAATATAGTGATTAACGATTCGGTTTTTATTGAACGTATAATGGATAAAGCTAAAAACATTTGGGGTTACCTTTTTAAAGAAAGTCATTTAGAAAGTAATGATAAGGCTTTATTTGATAAATCAACAGGGGAGTTAATAAACCACCCCAATTATGATGAACATGGTATTGGTATTTATGATGAGGACACACTTTACCTGTCACCGTTGACAGATATCGATATGGCCAATATTGCAAAAATGCTTAAGGATTTTAGGGGTATACTTTATCAACACCCTCTATATCCCTTCATAAGACATATTGCAGAAACGAATGATTATTTCAATGATGAATATTCTTTGGATGTGTTCTTTATGGATTCAACCCTACACGGGTTAATATACTTCTACGATCCTGAAGGTGAGATGTCTAATTTAAGAAGTCAAGGTTGGTTACTAGATTATATTTTTTATTATGAAAAAGATGATAGGTTCACAAATTATGATGACCTATTCTATTATATAATAGAAATGGTTGATATGCCATAAACTATAAAGCAGGGGTAAAACCCTGCTTTTTTAAGTGTCAAACTTCATTTAAACAAAACAAACTAATAAAGGGGATGTTAAATATGTTAAAGAAATTAATTATATTTTTACTTACTATTTTTGGTGTAAACACTAAGTCAGAAGAAATGAGTTTAGATATGGAGTTCAACAATTTAAGCGAGGAGGAATTTAATAAAAAAATACAACTGAAAGGGTTTGGGTGGTTGTGTGAATATATAAATAAATCTAATATGGATGATAGTTATATAGAGAGAGTAAAAAATATTAGACGATATTTTGAAATAACAACAGCCAGTGAAGACCCACTGATGTATATGGAGAATTTTAAAAAGTTGAATTATGTTAAACTAATAAATGTACTTGGTAAAGATGGATTTTATAAAACATTTAAAAAAGAAATTATAATGGATATACACTATCAAATAACCGAGTATAGTATACCAGCTTATTTCCCAATAATAAGAACAGACAACATATTAAAAGACATGTCAGATTATCTATATAGATATTATCTTAAAACAAAAGAAAAGGAATGTCTCACAACTAAAGAGTTTATCAATTCAATGAATGGTGAACATTTATTGAGAAAAGAAAAGAATATGCTTGCAATGAATCCAATGGTTGTATCATAAGAGAGGGTGGACAAAATAAATGGACGAAAGACATATAGATAGTATGCTTAGATTTTATAAAAAACACAATCCAAGAAAAGAAGCTGAAGATGATGATGTGGAGAAGTTTTATATGTATAAAATAAACACTTTAAAGGGTTACTTTATAAGATTCAATTTCTTTTCTGGTTACACCGAATATATCGATGTTGATGCTATAAAGTTAGCCACACTATCTTTAGACTACTTCCTTTTTGGGGAGGAGATAATAGGAAAGAGGCTAAAAAATTTAGCTGACACTTTAGAAAGCAACAGAAGAAAAGAGAGATTAAATAACTTCGATAAGTTTTTAATGATTTTGGGTCTTAAAAAGTTGAAAAATAAGAAGTCGATATTTGACAATTATGATTATGGTTCCTTTATCAAAGGAGTTTATGAAAGAATGTAATAAAGGGCGAGGGTTAAACCCTCGCTTTTTTTATTCGAATTCTTTATATATCTTACTCCCTTGGATACCTTTATTTTTTTGGTATTTACCTTTATCATATGTTTTTAATATAGGCCCCATTAACGGTTCATAATATATTTGACATATCTCTATATCAGGGTATAAAAACACTGGCTCTGTACAACTGAGCTCAAGTGTCCAATACCCCTCAAAGCCGTTATCCCCAAATCCTGCAGTTGCATGGATATCAATACCCAATCTACCGATAGAACTTCTTCCTTCTAATCCTGGTACCAAATTGTGCGTTTTAGTGTACTCTCTTGTTCTACCTAGATATAATTTATTGGGTTTCATCAAAAAACCATTTTTTTTGTCTATTTTGAAGGTTTTTGTTTTCATTTCTTTTCTCATGTCAAGTGGTTCTCCATTAATAGAATTTTCATAAACAGTTAATTCATTGTGTAACCTAAGATTATAACTGTTTGGGTTTAATCTCTCTAAATCAAAATCCTCTATATAAATATCACCTTCATCAATTCTATCTAAAATTCCACCATCCGATAATTTCATTAGTCTCCTCCTCTAATATTAAATTAAGCCGTTAACATACATTGGGCAATTTTCTTTATCATTCGGTGATAACCTAGCATCACCAATATAATTACATTCATTTTTTTCCCCATTGTAAACACATTCTTGAACATTACATTTTATATCGTCATTAGTTTTGTTTTTCATTTTGTCCATCTCCTTTTTATTGAGTCTTTTAACCTTATCTTTCATAAGCAACATTCTCATTTCTAATTCTATATCCATTTTTATCACCATTTCATTGTTATCAAAACAAAAAAATGTGTGGGGTTTTAACCCCACATCTTATAAGGAATTAATATGGAGAAAACAAGGCAAGGGATTAAGAGAAATACATAATGATCTCATCTAAGACACTTGGGATAGTTTCAATAAGTTCACAGTGTATTTTTATTTCTTAATCTACCTCTAGTATATTGTTATAGTAAAAATATTTTTATTTTATAGTAACAAGCTTATAGAAAATAATGGGAGGTAATATAATGAATGTAAATATAGTTGGTAATGGAAAAGTTCATCTTTTATCCGGTGGTGGTAAATGTTTTACTGATGTTGTGGCTAGGTTTGTTGGGTCAGAAAGAAATGTTGAAGAAATAATAGGGAGCGATTATAATAAAGAAATTATAAAAAACATTTTAGAATCTGGACATTTAGCATGTACCGAATTTGATCATTTTATATTTGGAGTTGAAGGATATGCAAGAGTAACAGAAGTCCAGTTGATAAGGAAACGGTTGGCTTCATACATGATAAAATCTGGAAGAGTTGAAAAGAATGGGAAAAGAAAATTCGATGTTGTTGTTCCCGAAGATATCCTTTATCATAATACAGAATATAATTTAAAACCAGAGGATATATTTGTGGACGGTATACCTCTAGATGAAATTTTATATGATGCTGGTTATGATAATGTAGGGAGAGAGGATATTACATTTGATTTTGATGGGTATGACCTATTATCTATGATGGAGAAGTGGTATGATGAAGGTGTTGAGTTGGGTCTTCCTGAAGAGAATTTAAGATATTTGAAACCACAAGCTACAGAATTTAAAGGTGTATTCAGTATGAATGCACATGGTCTTTTAGATTGGTTTAAAATCAGATGTTGTATGACAGCTCAAGATGGTGTTAGAGATATGGCTAATAAAACAAAAGATATCTGTAAGGATGTATTCCCAGATTTATTTAAGGATGCCGGTGCAAGTTGTGTTTCTTTAGGGTATTGTCCAGAAAACAGCAGACAACATGGAGCATGTAGTATCATAACCCATGAAGAAGTAAAAGAAATGATAAAGGAATCTAAAAGGTGTAATACAAAATGGGTGAAGTAGTTAATTTAAACCAATTTAGAAAAGACTATAATAAAGATAGGTATGCAGTTTTTGCTTTTAGTTGGGGTGCAGCAACCAAAGATATGAAAAAAGATAAATGGTTAACTATTGTTTTTGATGCTGAGACAGCTTTAGATGTAAGTGAACGAGATGTGGTAATTGACGATGGCGGAATAAGATTCATAAAAAATAAGAGGAGAAATTAAAGGGGGATGAACCATGTTTAAATTAAAATTTGAATCATCAAAAGAGAATGAGGTTTATACTAGACATGAGTTTTCTTGGGGGTATGGTATCTACAATGAAAAGGAAAAGAAATGGTGGGAAGTTTCTTTTGGTGATGAACCAGTATATGTGGGTCACTTAAATGTGTCAGTCGATGAAAAAGGTTTACTAATTCGCAACTAATAAAAACCCAGGGGTAAAACCCTGGGTTTTTTTATTAAACAAATTTTCTCAGTAACTTAATCTTTTTATTAGCTAATTCTTCATCTGGAGATGTGTAACTTTTACCTGACTTCTTATATCTACGCCAAAGCTCAATCAATTCTTGTGCATTATTTCTTTCATCCTTTTCTAGCTCCTCAATTCTTTGTAAAATCTTATCTCTTTCTATTTCTCTTGAAGATTTAATAAATACACCATTAACCATTACTATCATCCCCTAATTATTTTTTTTTTATTCGATGTCCATATCTTCTTTACACTGTTTTATAAGTTTTCTCATTGCACCTGTTAGGAGCCCTGAAATAAAAACAGAGTTAGTCATTCTTTTCATAGGTGAATTTGGTGATAAAACCACATCAACATTTCTGCCAGTTTCAACACCTGTTGGCATCTTCTCGTCATCGTAAACTCTGGCATTAATGGCTTTTAAAGAGGTATAGTTTGTACCCTTATCACCAGTGGAGAAGATATCATAACTTTCCACATAATACTCAAATAAAACTTCATCTTTATTAAGTTTTATACCATTTATTTTATCACCAACCTTTACCTTAGCATTTTTCTTACCGAAAAGAATTTTACTTTCAGTTGAACCATGTTCTTCCAACTGTTTAGCATTAGATTGTTTGTTATTTAATAAAAAATCATCTATTTTTCTTATATGGTATTGTATACTGTTTGAATATTCGTCAAGATTAGAAGTTCTATAAACTCTCATATCAACTATTCTACCACCACGTTTTACTTTCTTTTCGTGTTGATTTAATTCTGATGACTCTACATTTAAAAACTCATCAACCTCTTCATCACCAGTCATGGATTCGAAAACCATTAACGGTTCTCCAGATCTCACCTCTTTGAATTCTGCAACAGACTCATGTATTTTAGCATCATTTTTTAAAAGAACAGCATATTTTTTAATAACCTTTGTTGCTAATCTTTTTGTAAGTGATCTAGAAACCATAGTGGAATCCTCATAAGTCTCTGGTGCTGAATGTAATGCTAGAGTAACTATTGGACCAGGAGTAAAATGAAGTGAATATCCGTCTGTTTTAAAGAAGTTTTTATTATATGCTAAAACATCGCCGGCTTTTATTTTCTTACCAACTTTAATTTTTGGCATCAACTTCATTTCGTTAGATATATACATGCTTTTAGCTGAATTCTTTTCTACAGAATTTATAGGGAAACTATCTTCTGTTCCGTCAGAGTATTCCACGGTAATATAATTTCCAGATATATTAGATACCACGCCGTCTTTTTTAGATTTTCTAACAAACTCATTTGACATATGTGCTAAAGCTTCATCTGCACCAGTGGAGACCATTAGGGGGTCTGCATCTTCAACACCCATAAGGTGGTTTGTCTGACTTAAATTCATAGCAGTTCTCGGTGCATCATCTTTTGAGGTGGTCATAGGAGTTAAAACTTCCGATATAGATAGGAGTGTTTTAGAATCAAGATCATCCACATCCTCCATATCTACGTTTTCAAAAAACCCTCTAGCAGATAATATCTTTGGGTCTACACCAAAATGCTTTACAACACCAATGGAACCTGAGTAAGCAGAAGCCATAGAGAATTTACCATAGAAACTAGGATCATACAATCTCTTATCTGCTGTGTATGCTCTATCTAAGTTCAACCCAGATAGACCTTTCATTGAAGCAGATGAATATTTATCTATCTCTCTAGCTGGATTAACAGTAGAGTATTCCTCAAGGTTTGGTAATTCATATAACTTTTTAATTACAGCATTTTTATCAATTGAGAAAGTAGATTTAGTATTACCTCTTTTTTTAGCAACAGAGAATTTTTCATATTCATCAGCTAAAACATTAGCCATTGTCGCAGTTATTAATTCCTGATATCTAACCCTTGAATTTCTTATATCGATGTCCTTTTCATTTACAGCTGTGGATAATAGATAATTAGCATAAATTAAAAGATCGGTGAATTCAGTGGGTAAGGAAAAATGAACCAATATATTTTTGGTTATTGCATCTATCATCGTATTATTGTAGTTATCAATATATACTGGGAAATTATGACTACCCATTTCATCTTCTAATATATTTGCCATAACATCTTTATCTTCTAAGTCTGCTAGTTCGTATCCAGAAAGATCCATTCTCTGCAAGTAACTCATAATAGATATATTAGCCATTGAATCATATTTATAAATTAAATATGTGTCTTCAAATTCAATTAGACCTTCTTTAAATTTATCTATCTTTGGTTTCTTTTCTTTAGTTTCTAACCTATAATCAATATCCATTTTTTCCATTAAAGAATCTAAGCCCATAAGATAAGTTAATATAAGAACTAAGGGTGCATCTTTACCCAGTATCTTTACAGAAGTATAAACGATAGTTTTTGGCACTGTGTTTTTTTCTTCAATATACTTATGGAGTTTTGGGATATATTCCTCTGAAACTTTTATCAGAAATTCTGATAAAACCATACCCTTATAATCACCATCGGTGGTTATGGTTTCTGTCTCTTTATTTAGGATTATCTCGTTACCTTCTATCTCACCTAGAACAATTTCATTTTCATTATCGTTTTCATACAACTGTTTTGATTTTTCATAATCGAATATAAGGTTAACGCTATTTGTGTTTACTTCTGATAAATATCTTGATATACCATTATATTCTCTAGTGGTTTCCCCTGTATTGAAGTTGGTTTCAAAAGCTGATTCAAAATTAATTATATCAGACTTATTTTCATCTTCAAACTTTTTAAAACCTCTGACAAATTTAGAATAAATAGGAGATAGGTATTTTCCACCTTTATATGTCATCCGTAATTTATTTCTATTTGAGGTTATAATAACGTACTCTTCATTTTTTGTTATGGGGTTACTCATGATCTGTCCTATGATATTTTTTTTAGAACCACCAAGATACACAAATTTATCATAAACCAATTTTGGTAATGTTATTTTCACATTGTGCCTATTACCCTCTAAATCTTTGAATTTCATTTTGATATCTTCAGTATAGTTTAACTCATCTGATGAGTCTTCTGTTTCTATTTTTTGAATGTATAAGGGGACATCTGTATTAGAGAAAGATTGTGCTATTTCTGTAATATCAAATTTCTTTAATTTTTCATCATATGTTTTATTGAAGTTAACAAAAGAGTTCTCATTGTATTTATCTATGGCTGTTATATCATATGAATCTTTTGGTACATCTATATCCTTTATTTCTTCTAGAAGTTCAGAATACGACATATCATCTATTTCCACATTCATAACATCCTCGATATATTTTCTTTCTTTCTCACCCATTTCAGATACTCTCTCTAGGGCTTTAGTCCTTACTTCCTTCAATATTTTAGATATCTCTTTTGCTTTTTCCGGTTCATCAGTCATATTAATTACTTTATCTAAAACTTCTTCCTCTATTAGCGGTACATCTTTTTTCTCTTCTTTATCTTCTTTTTCTTCTTTTTCTATTTCTCCTTCGGGGTCTATCTCTTCATCAGGAGAATCTTCATCTTCTAATGTATCTACAACAGCGTCAGTTACTTCGTGTTTTATCCTGTCGTTATCGTTTTCTTTAGTTTCTTCGTCATCATCGTCTGAAGTTTTAAGTCTTCTAAAACGCAACAGTATATCTTTTAAAAGATCACTCACATCAGAGTTACTCTCTTTAAGATATTCATCCAACCTCTCATCAAATGATAATTTAAATAATCCCTTTTCTGAAGTAAAGACAATGGTTGTGTCTTTGAATACATCTTTTAAGTATTTTAAATCAGGATTATATTTTAAAACATAAAGAAAAAGGTATAGTAAATTGGGGGTTGTATAATCTGATTTTTTGATATCCCCAACATTCACAATATCAGTATCAGATATATCGAATAAAATGTATTTGTCATCGTATTCTTCTGCTGAATTTATTATATCCTTTATGATTGTCTTATAATATTCATCTACAAATTTGTAATTTTTTATATCTTTAGAAAAAATCATTTCATTTATTAACGATACATCATAAAAAAGATTTCTTTTAGAGTATTGAGATAAATTCCTATACATATATTTTATCTCGGGACAATTATCTTTAACATAATCGTATACTTTTTTCAAATCATTTTTCATATACACTCTCTGTGAAAGAATTTTTTCTTTATAAATTCTATCAACATAAATAGCTTTAACTCTTCTTAAGTGTAAATGATATGGTGAATTCTGTTGGGAATCATTTATGTACTTTAATGTATCATCAAAATTAGTGAACATAGGTATTATAAATCTACCTTTTGTATATGGTTTCTTTCTACTTAGAGCATAGATTCTTCTGCCTATTTTCATCGTTGATAAGTCTTCCAAAAATATCATATAAACACCTCTCTTTAATTCATTGTGGTCTAATTGGATTGTTCTCGACGTTTTATATCGTAGAGAAAGAAAGGTGGGTTTTAAACCCACCGTGTGTTATTTTAATATAAGGTAAGTTATTCCAACACCTATACCAAAGTATAAGTATTTATTTATTTTGGATTGAATTCTCAATCTTGTATTTTCTCTTTCTAATGATTCGTTTATCTCATCTAAATTTACGATAGTCTCATCCTGTGTTTCGGTTATGTCTTCTAATTTCATGGTGTACTGATCATTAGCTATACGTTCTTCTTTTAATGATTCCTTTAACAATCGGTTTTCTTCCATTAAAGCACCAACCAATTCCATATAGTAATCTTTAATGGTGGTTAAATCGGCATTTTGTTTTTCCAGTGTATTTATGGTTCCTTTAAGTTCGTTAACTCTTTTATCATGTATCTCACGTTCTTCTTCTAGCATAGATTTTAATTCTTCATTATTTGTTTCTAATACACCGATTTCATTTCTTAATTTCACAATTTCCTCGGCTATCTTTTTCTCTTCCTCTTCGTTTAGTTCACCATGTGCAAAAACAACAGGACTAATTTGTATCGTCATTAAGAATACTATCAAAAGTATCGCTAACTTCTTCATCTGTGAGTTCAACATCCTCTTCCCTCACTTTCTTTAATTCCTCTTCCTGTTCCTTTATTTTTTTGTCATTTTTTTCTCTTATTTCTTCAACTCTCTCAGCTGTTTCTTCAGCTAATTCTTTTTCTTTATCTATAATTTTTCCCCGTTCTTTAACCTGTTTTCTTAATCGATCTATCTTATCTTGGTCCTCTTTTATTATGCCCGTTTTTTTAGCTGCCTCTTTTAATTCTTTTTGGTTTTCTTTTATAATAGTTTCTTTTTCTTCCTTTTTCTTTTTAGCTTCTTTTTTTAGTTCTTTAGTCTTTTCTTTCTTTTCCTCTACTTTCTTTTTTCTTTTCTCTCTCATTTTTTTACCATCACTATTTAATGACACACTAATTATGATGGACAAAACAATGGTTAACCCATAAAGAATATATTCTTTGTATTCAGAGAGTTTAGCAAGAAATAATTTAAATTTAGTTTTCATTTTTTCTCACCTCCTATTTTTTCTTATTTTTTAAATATTCGTGTGCTTCTTCTTTGAAATATTTAGCACCCGTACCTACAACTATCAAAGAAGAAATCCATTTAAGAGAATTGAAAAATGAAGTATCTTCTATAAGTCCCTCTTTCAGGAAAAGAAATAAAAAAAATACTATTGCAGTTAAAATAACATCATTTCTTATATCATCTTTTCCTAGTGTGGAAATTATAACTCTTTTGAGTATACTAACCCAGCTTGTGTTTTCATTATAGTTTTCTATAGGGTTTTCTTCAACCTTCTTTTTTTCTTCATCCATTATGTTCACCCTTTCCTTTTATACACTATAGTGTTTGTTTCCTTTGACCCCCAAATGAAACAATTATAATAGTTTTATAAAGGAGTGATGAATTTGAAAATAAAAAAAGATATCTTCGAGAGTGATTATGAATATAAGTCAACAGCACTCATAGATTTAGCCTACATATACGGTGAAATAGTTTCTATATTTAAATATTCAGTATTAGATGATTTGGATGACATTTTAAACTTCAAATATGACAATATAAATACCCGAATAGCAATTAAAGAGAATTTAATCAAAACACCAAAAAGTTTATTGACTAATCCTAAACCTATATTGAATTTAAATGTTAGTATAGATACATCTTACGAGGGTGGTGTATTATCACCTCTTTTATACAATACAGATTTAAGCCACATAATGGATGTGAGAACATTTACAGATCCATTTATACTAACACACAACAGAGGAGACAATGCCAAAAATATAGCTGTATCTTTTTCTTTTAAAAGAATTAAGTTGACGGTTGAGGCCAATGTAATAGATGACTATAGATCTAAGTTGATAAATGTGTATCACTATTGGAGAGCTAAAAGATACCCCGGAAGGTTATATAGGAAGACAGTGGTTATACCTTTCCCAATACCCAAAGATGTTTATTTAGAGTATTGTGATGCACACGATATAAATCCAGATAATATAGAAGAAGCTTACCACCATATCAAAAGACAATCCTTTTTCCCTGTTGAACTTAAAAAGAATCTCGGTAACGGAAACCAAGAGATATTTTTAAAATATGAAACATTTTTAGATTATACTGGTATGGGTTCCAATCTAACAGATGGAATGAGAAAGGGTTCCATCACAACAGATTTCATGTTAACAAGACCTTTTGAAATAGAAATAAATGTTCCTTCTATGTGTTTTCTAAAATTGGATAGACCTAGAATGTTTGTGACCAATGATGCTGAAGCACCAGATGACGCTTTAGAAATTGGTGTTAGAGATTGGGTTAGATACGACTGGAAAGTTTATGAGGATGAGGATTATAAACAGATAATCAATGCAGACTGGAAATTCGATAGAGCAGAGGAAACTATAGATTGCAAAAATCTATTATATGACAATTTCGATAACTTCTATGGATTTTTGACAAATAGAAAAGGTAAAAAGATTATTAAACCAGAAGAATATGATGTACCTTATGATATTGGTTTCAATGTAAATGAAAACACAGTAAGACTTTTGGTTGGTCAAGAGAGTGATGATTATGAAATAAATTATAAAAACAATACAATCACCTTTTTATCTACAGGTAATCTCTTAGTGGACGGTGATAATGAATATACAGTTAGATTCGAATATGCGATGAATGTTGAAAATTATATAAAGATCAAATATTTTAAAGATGAGGAAGAAAATATGGATAGGTCCTTTATTATAGATTCACAAAATTTATTGATAGAAGAAAAGAGTGCAGATTTCGGTGCAAACTATAATATAGGTATGTATGTTAAATTAGGTTTCTATAACGAATGGTTAGAGAATGTCAAATATAACGAAAAGTAATTTAAAACCCCAGGGCATTGCGCCCTGGGTAAAATAAATATTTAAAAGGAGTTGATACTTAGGTTATATTTTTTATTTAATTAGGAGATGATATAACCTAAATATCGGTGGCAAGTACAGAACAGTTTTTCTGACTTGCAATTATCGTGAAAAAGCTTTACTTATTAAAGGAGAGTATTCATATTATGCAAAAAACATTTATATTAAAAAGATTGCAAGAATATACTAGGCAATACAAAGTCTCATTTGTATTTACAGGAGCTGAATCATTTTATATTTATTAACTGAATAAAGGAAGCTATTATTTATATTAAAGGGTGCTCAGAGGCAGAAAAGATAAAACAAGAATTATTTGTCATAATATATTGTAAGAAAGTTATATTTTTGTATTGGTTGTACGCCCAGTATACAACCAAGAAATCGTTAGAATGTTATCATAAACTTAAGTCACCCTTAGCAGCTTAAGTTTAGATAAAGACCGTTTACCTTGTATTACTGTTGTATATCCTGCAATCCTATATTTATTGTTAGACAATTTACCCTCTAACTTGAAATAAGTGTATGGTTTTACATCTAATGGTAAATTACCTAAATAAACATCCATGAGTTCGGTATCAAACTTAGTTTTTTTGTGGTGTTTAAATCTATTACTTTTCATTTCTAAAACATTTATCTCATCGTATGGTCTTGGTCCAACAGGACCTGTAAGTTCAGGATCTATATTAGAGACTATTGATTCTACATTGCCAAAACGTTCCAATATAAGTTCGTTTTTAATATCGTTTTCCTCAAGAACATAATAAGTCCAATCATCTCTCATATCTAAAGAGTTTTGCTTTGGTCCTTCATCTGCTGCTATAGTTTTTATCTTGATAGTTTTTTCATATTCATCTGTGCTTTTTAATTTTATACCATGATCGTTTTTCTTATTTAGGATATAAACAACACCGTCATCAATAAAGATATTGTAACTGGTATCATAAATACCCATTTCGTTATCCAAATATCTAACGAATTGGTAAAACCCCATTGGTGCTATCAAATCCTGTTTATAACTTGTCGTATTATCGGGTGGAGATATAATGAGTTTCATATCACCATTAGTTGCTGTATTAAAACCATAACCTAAAGCGTCAAGTACAGTGAAATTCTTCATAACCGTATTGATATAGTCGTATTTAAAGGCATTAATATCTTTTTTCTTATAAAGTGCTATTCTCATTACCTGGTTTTCCTGTTGTGCCTGTGATATTCCCCTTTCTGTTGGTTCACCATCTGAGAATGGGCTGTAACTTAAATAGGGTGTGTCAATCACACCAAGGTATTCTCCAGATGAATGTAATCTAAAAGGGGAGTCTTCTTCAAGATCTGTTGCCTTATAGAACGTATTTAGGTTCACCTTCACCACTGGATCTGATATATCTACATCTCTTAAAATCTCATAAAAAATTTTAGGAGGCATATTCATCGTTAAAACCATGAAGGGAAATCTATAATCGAGAAAATTCTTTTTAACAACCAAACTCTCAAAATACATATATGGGATCTCAACATCTTGAATTTTGATCTCTGTGGCAAACAAAAAATCAACTGATGGTTTTTTCAAATGACTTCACCTCCCAAAAATTATTTTTAAAAATGCTTCAAGAATATTGTTATCAGAAAAAAATGTGAAGAATAAAAAATAATATTTTTATGTGGGGAACAACTATAGACAAAAATCGAAAAGTGACGGGGTAAAAACAGACAACAAAGAAGAACTTATAATTTTTAAAATAAATTTAAAAATTATGTTAATAATTTATATAGTACCCCCGTAAGGGATAAGGTACGTTAAATATAAATTATTAACATAATTTATATATTAACTCTTTATTAAACCTATGAGTAAATAATTAGTTCTATTTGTTCTAGAGATTTAACCCGTACTTTCATAAAAAACCAAAGTGACCAAAGAAAAGTTATAAACAAAAGAAATAGTTGTGCCAGATTAAGAGGCTGAGGGGGTGGTGTGGTGCCGCCGCCGGCTGCCGATGACTGTTATGACGGTGATCTTAAATTTAGATGTTATTATTGACTTTTGATTCAGACATTTTTCATTTTTCAATAACAAAATATTAGTCGGAATTAAAAAATAAAATTTAGGAGATGAAATCTTATGTCAGAAATCGAAAATGTGGAATTGGAAAGAAGATTTGAACTAGATGAAAAGAAATTTTATCTCAATTTATTAACAGATGAACACATAAAACCAAATGGTGTACAAACTATTTATTACCAAAACTATATTTATCATGATAGCAATAACCAAATCGAAGAAAGAATAAGAAAGATATCTGGATTGGGTGATTTTGCTGATGCTGAACCCATTTATAAAAAAACAATGAAACTCGGTATAGGCGATACTAGAAAAGAATTCAAAAATAAAATGACTGAAAAGGAATTTGAGTGGTTAAAAGATTATCTTGAAAGAGAACTTGGATACAAACCATTGATTAAATTACACAATGAGTTTGAATATTTTTTAAATGGTAAAATATATACTTTAGAATTATCGAGTTTTTTAAAACCTCATAAACAGAGTTCGATCATTGAACTAGAATTCGATACAATAAACGAAATGGAGTCATTTGAGCCTTTAGATTGGATGGGTAGGGAAATCACTAACGAATATTCGAATGTCGATATATGGAAGAAATATAACCTGATAGGGGAATAATGATAATAGAGGTGATAGGATATGTTGAATACAAAAAAACATAGTTTTATTAATAGGATAAACACAGATAAAGAAGAGTTTCAAACATTAGTAACACAGTTGATGGATATCATACATGAGAGTTATCCTTTAGGGGATTTTAAAATAGGGTGGCTTATAGATGGTGAGTGTTTATTAATAAATAGCCAATACAAACTTAATAATCCAGTGTTTGGTTTCACCAGTGAAGATGAAGATTTTGAAAACCAATTTAACGAAATTTATTCTCATTTATTGAAAAACGATTATATCTATTTTGGTAAAAAAAGTGAGTTTGTCCATTAATAAATATAATCTAACAATATACTAGTGGAAATTAGTGAATTGATCACTTACAATTTATCCTTTGCTCCTGGGATTAATTGTGGCAGCTAATTATCCTTATTCAGCAGCTAAGCAGTTGTCAATTCTTTTTTCAATTTCTAACCATCTCCCTTTTTGATTTGCGGGTGTTGTGAACCGGAAATAAAACAACACCCGTTACATACTTAATTCTAATTCTTATATATTCCCAGGGTAAAACCTGGGATTTTAATTTGGCAAAAATAAACCCAGGGAATAACCCCTGGGTTTTGTTAATCTATTACATACCTTTATTTTTTTGCTGTTCCATATATTTTTTTCTTTCTAAAAATTCCATTTTGGAATCAACCATATCTTCAATTTCAGAATTAGTCATAGTTTCCAATTCTGTTTTGGTTATTTTATCATCGAAGAATTCAAGCAGTTCGATCGTTAGTTCTGATTTCTGTTTGATAGTCTCTCTTGTATCGAACTGTTGATCGTAAAAAAAAGCATATCATTCACATTTTTATTATCGTTTTCAATCCACTTACCACACTCTGTACATTTAAACGGTTCACCTTGGAATTGATACTCTATATCTGATATCAATTCTTGGTCAGCACCATCTGAAATTTCCATCATCAATTCATCTGGTAGATTATCTATAGCTTCTTGTATTTCTTCAACCTCATCGTGAATTGTTGAGAACTGAATTGTACCCACATTATCTTTTGTATCTCTTAAATCTTCAATGGTTAAAAGATCAATGAATAATAAAGATTCAGTGTATGTTTCATGGATGTTATTAACTTCAGCTCTTTTATTGTGCCATAGATATTTAAGTTTTTCATCTGTATCTGTGCTTCTTCTTAATCTCTGTGGTAAATATTCTGATAACCTATTGATGATTAAAATCCTAACCTGTTCATCAATAAACATATATTTTTTAAGATTAGGAGCTGATAACTCTACAGTATATTTAATTTCATCTTTTTCTAAAGTTACTTCTTTTTTCTTACCCATTACTGTTTTGCTTTGTAATTCATCGATTGTTTTGGTTGGATCATATTCGAAATCTTCCATTTCGTTATTCAATGAATTATCAAATATTTCTCTTATATTTTCAGTGGCTTTATTCTGTGTACCACAATGTGGGCAGTTAATAACTGAATCTACCCCTTTATTTGGTGTATTAGCTAAAGCCCATACAGCATTGATTAAAGGTAAATCCCCTGGTGATGTGATTTCTAAGAAAGTAGAAAAGTCAACCTTTTCACCATCTTTAAATTCAAATTCAGAATTCTCAAAGATGGTTTTGATTTTTTCTAAACTCTGGAAGAAACCAAACTCTTTCTCATATAAAACATTATATGCATCCCTTGTTTTAATGAATGTATTGAGTCCGTGCATTTTGATTATATAATTACTTTCAAAAAGAGGGAAAGATACACCTCTGTCTTTTCTACTTATGGTTTTAAGTTTCTGGAGTTTACTTAAATCACCAGCACGCTTTTTATTAGATACTCTGGATTCCATATCGATGACTTTATTTTTTTTCTTGGGTTCTTTATCTTTTTGATCTCTTTTTCTTTTGATCTCTTCTTTTTCTTTTTCTTCCTGTTCCTTAGATTCAATAGCTTTATTGTGTACTTCCGATACAGTCTTTAAAGTGTTTACTGCATCTTTCATACCTTTATCTATTTCCTCCATATCTTCTTTTGGGATTCTATCTTTCATTGTGACCTTTTGTTCTGGTAAATCCATATCGAGATTTAATTCTTTCTTTTCTTCTTTTGTTGGTTTTTCAAAATTGACTTCCTCTTTACTATCCTCGGCTCCATTATTATCTTCAACTTTATCGTCAGCATTTTCTTTAAGAAAATCACTAACTTTATATTTCTTTTTTTCCATTAAATAAACCTCCCATAATGATTTAATATTAATTGTTTACACTAAAAGTTTGTTTCGAGTAAATCTTATCACCCGTTAAAGTCTTTCTTGGGTACCTCTATAGACAAGTCGAATATATTGTTTTTATCAGATATCACATTGAAACTGAAATTATCATCTGTTAATGCTTCAATTTTTACCGAATCAAAACCATCCTTTTCAACAGTCACATCTGACATACCAAAGGGTAAGTATGTTCTGCATTGGCTTCTTAATTCTTCTTCCATTTCAGCTATATTCTGATCTTTGTCCAACATGTGCATATAAGAAGGTAAGTCGAAACCTGCATCTGGTTGATGTTGTATAGAATTCTTTTTCATTAATAATAAATTTAAAAACATATTTATTTTTGCGAATTTACCTTTAAGAACACTTTGTTTACTGAATTTATCTATGTTTAATGTATAGTCTAAAACTGTACTTTTATCTATTGTGGTATATTCCAATTTGATACCCCCTATCAAAGAAATTCTTCTATAATAGTGTTCTATTGCTTTTTAAATGGTATGGGAAACAAATGGTATAGTTTAATTATAAAACGGAGGTGTCTTAAGTTGGCTTATAAAAGAAATATACATTGTCCTCTATGTTCTTATAAATCGAAAAACGAAGATAGGGTTGTATCACATATAAAATCGATACATAAAAGAGAATTAAACAAAAAAGGTTTTACTGCAAAGGAATTACTTTATAGAGATAGAAACAAAGATAACCCAAATATTGGCCAGTGTGTTGAGTGTGGCGACGAAGTAGAATGGGATGAATCTAAAGAAAGATACCCAAGATTGTGTGACAAAAGTTCTTGTAAGAGGATTGCTCACAATAGGCATAAAAAAAACACGAAAGAAAAGTACGGTGTAGAATACAGATTAAGAGATCCGAAATATCAAAAGAAGATGTTGGAAAACCATAAAGACGCAAAAAAATATCAGTGGTCAAACAATGGTCCTGAATTTATAGTTGTGGGTAGTGTTGAGTATGAGTTATTAAAAAAGATAGACAAAGAAAATTTATTAGATCCAAAGAAGATTTCAGCACCTGCTGATTTTAATATTTCTTATAAAACACCTGACGGAAAAAAACATAATCATTTTCCTGATTTTTTTGTAAAGGATTTGAATCTTATTATAAGTTGTAAAGATGGATTAAAAAACCCTAATACACACCCAGGTTTTAAAAAAGATAGATTAAAAAACCTATGTGAATATAGAGAGATATTAAATAATACAGATTATAACTATGTACAAATAGAAGGTAAAGAAGAAATTAAAAAGATTTCTAGTATTTTAAAGTCGGTGAAAAAATCTGTTAGAGCTAATTCACGATATGTCATGCCTCCCAGAATAGATTTTGTTATGTATAATGAAAGCCCATCGGAAGGTGTCCATATAGAATTAAATTATTTACTTATAGGTTTGAGAAATGAAGCACCTATCTTTTTTTTATTATCTCGGGATATCTTAAATTCCAAAGAACTTTATCATTTCAATGGTGAAGATTTATTGATTGTAGATGGGGATAATATTTTAGAGGAGTTTAATTTCTATTGTGTTGATTTACAAGAGACCGATAACTCTATAGATATTTTAAAAATGTATGATGACTTACATTCTTTTAAAGGTGAGACTATGATTGATATTATTTCTTATTATCTAGGTATACCTAATGAGTATAGTTTATCTGAAAAAATAGAGACCGTTATAGATAATGTCGGTGGAGAAGAGTCTCTTACAACCTATAAAGATTATAAAGATGAATTCGATGAGAAGTTGAGAGAATTGTCCGAAGAAGAAAAAGGAGATTTAAACGATATCTTTAAAGAACCACTAAAGGGTTTTTTAAATGATATGACAGGGGGTGTTGATGGTGAGTGAAGTGATATTTGATAATAGCTATTATGAAGGGGAATTAATTAAAGAAACTTATGATTTTAATAATAGTGATGATTTAAAAAGAAAGACGAGTGGTTTAATTCCGGTATACATTATATTCAATAATTCTGGTGCTTTAATTTCTAAAATAATAACCAAATTCACAAAGGGAGATTTTTCCCATAGTAGTTTATCTTTAACAGGGATGGATGAAATTATTTCTTTTGGTGACGGAAATAAAAATAACGGTATTCAAGTTGAAAACATTTATGAATTTTATTCTAGTAGGTCCCCTGAAAGATTAAAAGTAGTTGCTTTTTTTGTGAGTGAAAGGGATTATGAAAAAATATATGAGGTTCTTGCAAGGTTTAGAAAACAATTTAAAAAGTATAGGTATTCATATAAAGGTTTAATATTATTTCCTTTTCTACCTTCGGTGCCACCACACAACAGTTTATGGGAAAAAGATAAATTCTTTTGTTCTCAATTTTTAAGCTGGTGTTTAGGAAATATTACTAAAGCAATAACAGATGTAAACATATCACCAAATGATTTAAATAAAATAATAGATGAATCAGAGGTTATGAATACACTTGTGTTATTTGATGGGAAGACTGAAGACTTCGACGAAGAGATGATATATAAATTTGAAAAGTCTTTGGATATTAATAAGAATAAGCTGAATAAAAAAGTTAAAAGAAATATAGATTCTAAAAAAGAAATAAATATGACTAATTTTTTTAAAGAAAGTGGCGATGATTTAATTTCAGAATTAACTGCTGATTTAATTAATTTGGTTTATCAAGAAGAACTATCTGAGGATGAAAAGTACAGATACAATAATAAATTGAATATGGTTATTAATGCGTACCAAAAAGACTAATGGGATTTTAATTATATATTATTAAAGAGAAGTGATAGAATAATAAATTAAACATACAGTTTTAAAACAGTTAAAGGAGTTGATTCATATGAAATAAAGAAAAAATTTTTACACACAACAAAAGAAGTAGATAAGAGAATCAAAAAGATTTAATTAATTAATTAATTAAAAACTAAAAAATTTAAAGAGGAGATGGTTTTAAATGAACACAGTATTTACTAAGCCGATTTCGCACGATAGTCTACAAAGAATGTTTGACAATATTGATATGAGTTTGGACGCAATCAATAATAGTAGACAGTTGATTTGTCCACACATGAAAGAAGTTGGATCCAATAACATGGATGAAGAAACTTCTTTTAAATCTCAAGCTAAAAAAGTTGGGGAGAAAACTCTAAGTTTCTATATTGATGATCACGAGATTACATTGAAGGGTAACATGTTTCAGTGTCATGTCTGTGGTTCAAGGTTCTTTGTACCTATGCAGAGACTTAAAGAAACAGATAGTGAATTAGAAAGATTTGCTAGTTGGGCACAAATGTTCCTTAACACATTGAAACTTTTCAAAGGTTTCGTTTATGCGGATCCTATTATTCGTGGAGGTTTCGATGGAGATATGGGACTTAATGTTCCAAAGAAAGTTCGTGCCAATGTTGGTACACCATATTTAAAAGAACTTGCTGGCATGAATGTCCACATGAGTTCAGATTCTAGAGCAGCTAGAGCTGATAGAAGTCTTCAGCTTGATAGAGCATTGTTTATTGCTCACCTTGAGGCTTTAGAAGAAATCTATTCTGCAATCGTTCGTTACTTACAGGGCGAAGAAGTAATTATGTCAGAAGAAGATTTAGAACTCGGTGCTTTCATGACAGGTGTTGGTGATGGTGGATATAACCCATATAGAGGTGATGTCCCAAACGCTTATGTTGACAGTAGAAGAGAACCAAGATACTTGGATTCCATCGTTCAACCTAATGAGCGAGAAACCAATATTGGTGGAAGACCAAGACAGCAAGCCACAAGAACAGCAAGTAAAGAAAAAAAATCATCAGGTAAAAAATCTGGTGGAATGAAAAAAGATGTGTAAATAAAAAGTGCGAGGGTTGATTCCCTCGCTTTTTTTTTGTTAATTTTGTGCGTTCCTAGGTAATAATACTTTCTTGGAACAATCATCATAGAACCTATTATTAGGAAAGGTGATGATGAAATGAGTGTGAAAGAACATTTTGAAAGTTATATAAAATTCCCAATTGTGAATCCAAAGGTTAATAAATATATAGAGAATTTTGTTACAGAAAATATTGATGTATTGGGTTCTATAGGTGTGGATCAAAAATTAGTTTTTGGTGACGAGAGAAAAAAGAGATTTTTAGATTTATACGGTTTTGATGAAAGGTCTTTTAAAAGGTTTATGAGAGGAAATAAAGTTATAAAATCCAATTTTAAACATTCAAGAAAACCTGAATATCTTTTGCCTGTGACATCTTATGCTCTTGCTTCTAAAAAAATAAAAGATAATTTTTTGTATTTTTTATCGATTATGATTTATACCAATAAACATCAAAAGTATTTCGAGTATGGTGTTAATCAAGAGAGAATGGAATATACTATATCTAAATTATCGAATAGGTATCTTCTTAAAAAGAATGGGACAATTTTAAAAACTTTACAGGAAACAACTGATACAATAAAAAATGCAAGAATTGGTAGTAAGACTTTTAAAGAAAGAATAAAAAGATTAAACGATGAAGATTACCTACAGATTGTAAACCGTTTTGATACGAGTATTAATTTGATGATGAAGAACATAGCAAACGAATACTATGAAAATGATACTGTTGTTTGGAAAGATGAAGAAATTCTTGATAGAGAGAATTTAAGAACTACAACTAATGATTCTCTTAAATTTGAAAATGTCAAAACAAATTTATCCGATAAGACAATTAAATACGGTTTGGATACATCTATACTTAAAGAAACAAACGGAATGAAATATTCCAAACAAATGAAAGAGTTACTGAATAACCATTCCAAAGAGATATCAGATCTTTATGAAATGATCCTTGATGATTATATGAAAAATACTGCTGTGCCTGGTATTGAATATGCGAAAAGATATGGGTTTGTGAAGTATTACAAAAATTCGAGAAAAAAAGATAAAAATATAAAAAGAAAGATAGAAAAATTAATGAATAAAGTTGACGATATAAATAGATATAAATTTTCTAAAGTTCTAAATAGATATTTGGTTGCATCAATCCATAAAGAATTACAGAATGTTTAAAGGAGGAAATTATGAAAAAGTCTGGAATCAAAAAAGCTAAAAAAAGAATATTAGATTTTTTTTCTGATGTCGACAAATCTGGAAAAAATGTTGAGCTCTATAAAGAAAAATTTAAAAATATGACAGATAAAGAATTCGTTGAAATGATTAAGCAAGGATTATTAAAATTATATATCAAACCCTTTGATATAGAGCCAACATTAGAGGATGCAAAAAGAGCGTGTGAACATGTGGGTCTACCAACTGAAGAAGAAATAACTTTACCTTTTTTATATGAAGATGAAGAATTGGGGGCTGCTATCAGTAATGAAAAGGTCATGGTTCTTGAAATACCTTTTAAAAGATTACAGCAGATGATATATAAAGAAAACTCCTCCTCATCAGATATGACAACACGGGATAAAACTAACCAACCGATTAAGGATTCAAAGTCAGCAAAAATATCCGATCAAGAAGTCAGTGTTTTAGATTATAAAGGTTTTGAAAAAACATTAGAAGAGTTTTTAACATTTAGGGCAGACCATACAATAAGTAAAAATGAAGCTTATGATAATATTGTAAAATCAGGAAAAACAAATATACCCGATAGTATAAATGATCCAGAAAGTAAAGTTGCTGTCAATTATTTGCATGCTTTATTTTTGGCTATGGGTATATCTACAGATTTAATAGAAGATTTAGATCAATTATAAAAAGGAGTGTTAAAGAATGTTTGCTAAAATAATGAATTTAGATAATGAAGAAATTAAAGATTATTTAATTACTATTCTACCTTGGTTAATAATTTTATTGATGGCTTTTAATATGTATTATCAACAGGTTCAGTTCTCTGAGTTTAAAAGCTCAATCATAGCAAGAATTCAGTTTGAGACAACTAAGGAATTTAAAAATGAAATCAATATTTTAAGTGAAGAAATATCTGGTCTTAGAGAAGAGATAAAAAATTATAAAGAAGATAATGAAAAAGAAATGGCTGCCGTTGTGAATGATGGAGATGAAGAAAAAAGATTATTAGAAAACTACCAATATATCATGAGTAGAGAAAATGGTTTGTCAAAACAAAATATTTTAACATTAGAAAAATATGCTGAAACTGAAGATATGCCGGATATAAATCCACACTTGGTTTTTGCGATGCAATATGTGGAATCAAGATTTAATCCTGATTCTGTAAATGGTGGTGTTTATGGTTTAGGACAAATAAGTTTATCGACTGCAAAATATATCAAAGATTATTTTGGGTATAATGACATTATAAATGAAAACACTTTAAAGGATCCAAATTTAAATATAAAATATCATGTTTCGTATCTTAAACTTTTATATAAGACTAAAGGTAGAAATTGGTATAATGTAATTATGGTTTATTCTGGTGCAAAAATGGCTGATGACCCCAATGCTTTTATGTGGAAATACATTGGTAAAATGAATGATTTTCTTTCTAAAACAAGGGGTACTAGTTTTCAAAAAATAATAGCAGATAAGGATTTCAAAATAAAGTTGGAATGATAAATAATTTTTTTATATCCACAACAATTTTTTGAAGGAGAAATAAACATATTTGGGAGGGGACATTATGGCTAAAAAAAATACATCTACTGATGATATGGAGCTAGGTTTATTTAAAACTGGTTTTCCTATGTTTGACCTTTTGGTTGGTAGAGACCATGTGACAGATAAAGAAAACCCTGATGATTTCGTGAAAATAAGGGGTCTACGTTCTGGTTCCATGGTTTCGTGTTTTGCAAAATCAACATATGGAAAAACCACATTACTTTTAAATAAAGCTGGTAATATAATAAGAAAATATAAATATGATGCAGAACCACAATTACACATAGTTGATGCTGAGGGTGGTGCTGAGTTAGCTAGAGTTTGTGCCACAACAGGTATACCTTATGATAAAAATGTGAATCAAAGAATAAAGGTTTACCCAAGACATAAGGTTACAACTGAAAAAATGTATGATTGGTTTTTAGAATTATATGAGGAGAAAAGAAAAAATAAAGATAAATATTTAGGTGAGGTTGTTTTAGGCAATGGTAGAAAAGCAAAAAGATATTTACCTACAATTTGGTTTATAGATTCAATATCATCACTTATCCCTGAAAAATTAAAAGATAAAAATCAGGTTGATGAAATGTATGCGGCAACAAAGGCTAGAGTCAATAATAACTATATTGAGAAAATGCGTGATAAAGCAAGTGAAGTTAATATTATGATTTTTTTGATTCAACACGAGGGTAACACTATCAATACCAGTTTTTATGCACCCAGAGAAAATAGAGGCTATAGTAGTGACATAAAACCTAAGGGTGGTACTAAAGCTATTTTTGAATCTGATGTGTCTATCTGGATAAGTAGGATAGTTGCCCATAATAAAAAGAAGACAAATAAGAAATACCCTAATGAAAAGGGTTTTACATCCATTATGGAAGCAACCATAGTAAAAAATAGATATGGTGAAGCCAATAATAGAACCAAATATTCACTGGTTCAACATAGGGAATATGGATTTGATCCACTTCATTCTTACCTTTTTGATGTTTTAGAAAAAACAGATGTTATACAAACTAAAAGGGGTTCTGGTTGGAGGTCACTGGAAGGGTACGATGATAAATTTTATGAATCTGATATCCTTAATTTAATAGAGACTGATGCAGACTTTAGAATAGCTTTATCTAAAGAAGTATCCAAAGCTTTCCATGATACTATTAGATACCAGGACACTGACGATATATTAAAGAATGCACAAAATTTAATAGATGATCTTTTGTAGTGGTATAAAATATTAACTCCTCCTTAATTATATATTATAATGGTGAACGAATAAATAATAATTTAAAAAGGAGGAGTTAAAATGAATGTTAATTTAAAAAATTTAATTACTGATTTAAATGGAAAAAGAATATTTTATCTAAGTGATGAAGATTTAGGAGAAGAAAAAATGTTGAAACCCGATAATATCGATATTGAACCACCACCTCTATTAAGGGACACAAAAAACAATATAGAGGATTTGGATATTGATGGTTTAAATAAGATACCATTTTATGAGACCATAGGTGGTGCCTTAAGATATTACGGTGAAGACTTTGATGGTGAGAAATTATATGTTTACTCACCAGTTAAAGAATTTGAAAATGTCAACATAATAGAGAATGAGGACTTAGTTAAGATTACACCAATGTTTAAATATCTTGATGAACTTTGGGTTATGGAAAATGTTAAAGTTAAATGTTTAGGTATAATAAAGATGTTTAAAAACGGGGATGATTGGGATTGGAAATGGGTTGGTTATTCTTTAGAGATGGGTGAATTAGTAAGGGAAAATATAGATAAGAATGAACCTGAATACTTAGAGAAGATACCAACATACATGAAAAAACTGGTTGAAAAAATGAAACTAAATAAGATACCAAAAAAAGAGATGGTTCATAAAATTTTAAATAACCCAAAACTTGATATACCAATGACAGATACAGGAATAAAACCTGGAGACTTTGTTCCTATTGTGAAAATAAATATGTTGACTGGTAGACACTTTACGATGTATTATAAAATCAAATATATAGAATATGAATCTAAAGTGGTCGTTTATTATAAATCACCTTGGACATATGAGTATGAAGAGGATATATTTGAAACTATAAACAATGGTTACATTTATATACGTTTATACAAATAAGGAGTTGATTGTTATGGAGTTCAGTAAAAAGATTAGAGGTATGGTTGCAAATGCTAGACAAGAACCTGAAGACAAATTAGAAGAATATTCTGGTAAAGGTAATACAGTTCCTTTTGCAGGGAAGGTGATGCCCAATAGGGGCATCATGCATTCAGCCGCTTTAGACCAATTTGTAGAACCAATCGATGGTGATATACCACAATGTAATACAGTATATGCTAACGATATTTTTCGTTCTACAGAGCAACTATTTGCTAAAGATGATATGGAAATACTTCATATTATACCAAAAGTTATTGCTGGTAAAGAGACATGTGTTAAAGCATATATTCTGAAAGATAAAGATGATAAAATTCATCTACACATTAATCCTGGTTTTAAAGAAACAAATGAATCTTACGGTTTCAGGGTTGACTCATCATTAGATGAAAAAGAAGTGGGTGACAAATTATCTAGTGAAGACACAATAATGAGACCACATGCCTTTGATAAGAACGGCATTTATAAAGGTGGAATAAATGCAAACACAATATACATGACAGCTTGGGAAACAGTTGAAGATGCATTTTTGGCTTCAGAGAGTTTCATGAAAAAAGCTGCCAACTATAAAGTTTTCCACTATAAAGATGAATTTGATTTAGACAATGCAGTTATTAAAAATTTATATGGGGATATGAATAATTACAAACCATTCCCTATGATTGGTGAAAAGATACAAGATAATCCAGATAATAAATATGCTAATACAGCTGGTTTCTTATTATCTTATTCCACCAATGCATCAAATGAAACTTTTCTGCGTTCCAATGAGAATCTGATGAAGATATCACAGGACGACACATTTAAAAAATATCCTGATGGTTCTGTTATAGTGGATATAACAGTTAGACAAGCTAGAGGTCAAGAATGTAAATCTGAATTTCTAAAAGGTTTGATTGATGACAATAGGGAATTCGAATTAGAAATATATGATTTATTAAATGAATACAAAGATGAAGGGTACGAGTTTTCAATCGATACCGAAGACCAGTATTTAAAATACCAGTATATTTATGAGAGGATAGCACCCAATGATGAACCATACACATTTAGAAGAGGTAAACACGGGTATGTTCCTTCTAATAAAATTTTGATTGATATTAAAATGGTTAAAATAAATATACCATTTACTGGTCAGAAATTCACAGGACAACATGGAAACAAAGGTGTTTGTTCGGTTGTTGTCCCTGATAAGGATGGAGATCTAAGGGATATGAAATGTGCAGGAGTTTTTAAAGATGGTACAATAAAAACAGAAGATGGTAGAAATGTTGATTTTGTTATGTCAACAGCTGGTGTGATATCTCGTGCTAACCCGGGACAGTTGGATGTTAGAACCATAAATCAAATGTCATATAAGGTGGTTAAACATTTAAAAGATAACGACGATGAATACTCTGTTGCTGATAAATTAGATATCATAATGATGTTTGTTAAAATATTTTCTGATAAGCAAGTTGAAGCTTATGAAGAATTAGTAGAAGAGTTTGGTCCGGAGCATTTTCTAGATTATATCTATGAAGAAGGTATACTTTGGAATTTAAAACCATTCTCTCATGGTATTACTGCAAACACTTATTTTATTGCGACAGAGTTTATGGATGAGGTTGGAATTGATTATGGTGATTTTGGTAAAGACTGGGTTTTGGTTGATGGTGAAAAAAGATTTAAAGCTGAGAATGCATCCATGTATATTTATCTTTTAAAACAGGATGCTCTAAAAAATATGTCAATAAGAACCAGGGGTGCCTATAATCAAAAAGACTCACCAACGAAAACTGAAAGTAAGAAAAAGCATACAGAAAAATATAGTAGTACACCCATAAAACAATCTTCAGATGATATGTTTTTATTGATGGGTATGCTTGAACCGGAAACTGTTAAGGGGATATTTTCAACTTCTGATTCATCGATAGTGGAAACACTAGAAGCACATCTTTCAATAATGGGTGTTGAATTATCTAAGGATTAAAATCATAAATGATTTATGATTATATATTATTAGAGTGAAGCAAGTTGAATATTAAAAAATATTTTAAAAGGAGATGTTAAGTATGAGTTTAGTTATTAAGAATTTGGTGAAAAGCTTAAACGTTGATGAGAAGAATGGTAATGTTTATCTCGCAGATGGTAATGGTAAAGGCAATAGTCAAGAGGGTGACAAGTTTGTGAATGTTGTTAAAGGAACAACATATCCAATTGAGGGTTTAACTTTTATCGAGGGTAGCGATGATAATTACATGATTCCTGATGATATGTCTGGTATGTATTTGGGTAAAGGTAACAAAGTAACAGGTTTACCTGATGATGATTATCTTATCGGTAATTGGAAGCTGGCATCAGTAAATCCTAAACACTATGAAAGAAATACCAGAAGTACAGCTGGGGGAAGAAGTAGTGGTGGAAGAAAACCTAAGGTTACTATCAAAGAAAAGTTTAAAAGAAGTAAATCAGATAGTAGACCGACCGATGCTATTAAAGCGACACTGAATAGTATTATTCCATACGAAACTAATGATCTCACAAAAGGTGAGACAAAAGATTTAGAAAACATCGTGAATAATGTAGAGAAGAACACAGCATCTTATGATGACATGTTCTACTTATTAGATATTCTCGGTATTCGTAATGAGGTTGTTATTGGAGGTAAAAACCCTAATGGTGTATCCATGGGGAAAATTTATGTCAGAGTATAATTAAAAAAAGGGGGTCTTTGTTATGTCATTGATAATCAAGGATATAAATAGATGTATTGTTGGAAAAAATAAATTTAATTTAGTCTATACAAAAGATAATGATGCAGCAGGGATTAAAGAAGACCTCCTGTTAAATACAAGGACAGAACAAATTAAATCAAAAGATGAGATGACTTGTATTTATACAGAAGATGGGGATTGTTACTTATTCCCAAAGGATGAAGAAAAAAAATATATATCTAAAAAGGGTAAGGTTTCGCGATTACCAAAAGACGTATATTTGATTGATAATTGGCTCAGGACATCATCATCGGACACTGATATATTAAAGATGGTTGGTGATGATTATGTTATTACAGAAAAATTCCATCCAGCCGGTGGTGATGATGAGCTAACACTTCTAGCAAAAAATGTTATGAATCAGGTTATTCCAATAGTTATAAAAATACAGGGTAAATCTGATAAGACATGGCTTGATGCTAGAATGAAAGAAATAGAAAAGAATTCAATTTCGGCAAAGATGTTTCTGCAACTTTGTCAGACTTTGAATCTTCATGTCGACATGAGGGTTTATAGAGAAGAATTTGAAGGGGAAGAATTCATTGAGCAGAAAAGAAAATTAATTTAAAGGAGATGGTAAAATGAATGGAAATAGAAATCAGATATTCAATGACATTATTGATGCGATGGAATACCACATCGATAATAATTTATCGGGCGGTGTGATAAGCAATGATCGAATGGAAGAGATTAATATGATGCTCTTCAATCACTTAGCCAAAGGATCCAATAACCGAGATAGACAATTGGTTATTAATCGAAAGGTTAGAGGAAGAAGAGGTGAATCTGATAAAGATTTTAAGCTGAGGTTGAGGGTTGACGTTGATGAAAGTCTGCGTTCCCGTAGACCACATGTTGATAGGTCAAGGATTGCTGAAAGAGAATCCAATGACCTCAGAGAGGTATTTGAAAGATACACAATGAGTGTTTCAGAAATGGACAATAAAAGAGACATTGTTCAGCTCTATGTTAATACTTACATGTGTATCGAAGATGGGTTTGCGGATATGTTTGAAGAACTATTCCAAGATGGGAAGATGTCAGACCCAGGGTATCTCGATATGATTGCCAGTGGTGAAGTGTTCTATGAGTATGGTGGTTTTAGAATATTCCCAATGGCGAATGAATCGACATGGTCTTTAAGTTATGAAACTACACCATTAATTTCAACTGGAATCAAAAATGATTTTGGTTGGAATAATTAGTGTGGTGTATAAAATAGCGGTTGTTATGGCCGCTATTTTTTTCTTTAATATAGAAAAAGGGAGATGATATTGTGGCAAGCGATATGACCAATAGACTATATGAGTTGATGCAAGAAAAGATTGTAAACGATTCTATATTGGATCCTGAATTAAGGGATATGATACCAGTCGTAATTGAGACATTAAAGAAACTACCAAAGTTAACAATGGTGGGGTATAGGAAAGAAAGAATAAATCCTAGAAAACAATTTGAAATCGAAATGGAAGATTCAATAATCAAGAAAACAAACAATACAAAAAGAAATAATGTTGAGTATTCCATTGACTTAGAAGAAAGCAAAGTGGATATTTTAAGATGTTATTTTATAATAACACCAGAGATTATTTCTGACTCTAAAAAAGATGTCGCAATTACAAATACCAAATATAAGCTTCTCAGAGTTATGGATAGGTTGGATGAAGTTTTTGAAAGTGAACTTTTAACCGAGTTATTAGAGAGTAAAGATAGAGTATCAACTGAAAATGTGGATCCTGAAAACGAAGATGTAAATATGGTATTAGAAGTTCCATTTTTAGTGCCGAGGTTAGTTGATGGGCAATATTTTCTATTAAACAACAGAAGATTTTTCTCTGCTTTCTATTTACAAAGAGAAGCTAGGGTTACCAATGAAGGGAAACTGGAGATAGTGAATATTAACCCTGGTGCGTATAATGGGGAAGATGAAATACTTTCTTATATCTATCTCACAGATGAAGAATCAGAAGAAGAAGTTATAGAATATTATTTCTTCGGTAATAAGCTGAATCCTTTTTGTTTCTTACCAAACAATATAAAACTCCATAAAATGTTTCCCGAGTATTTTTCATATAGAGCAAGGGTTTATAATGATAAAAGGAATAAAATAGAACCCGAAACTAAAGAAGGAAAAATACTTTTGAGAACATACAATAAATGGAGAAACGAGGATAGGGCTAAGTTTAGAAGGGCTAGAAAGAAATCTTTAGAAGGTGATGAAGAAAACGATTATGTTTATAAGTTGATCAGTAAAATAAATCCCGATGAGATAGTGGATGCAATAAATGCTGTTTTGAATCCGGGTGACCAAATTATAATGTTTGATATCCATAAATCTTTAAGGAAGTTTTTAAAGATTAATATAATAGATTCATTCCCTGGCTTTAGAAAAAGACAGCAACCTAGCATGGTAAAGAAAAGATATAGGATAAATCCTGAAACCGTAGTAATGATAATGAAAATGAAAAAACAATATACATCAACTGTGGTTCAGGCAGCTAACACTATAGATTTATTTCCTAGGTTCACTTATATTTCTGAAATGGAAAGTGGTTCTAAAATAAAAGATAAGAACTTACGAAAATTCAGAAAAAAACATGTCGGTTTAATTGACCCTATAGCCACATCCACATCTGAGAATTTGGGTTTATCTGGTGGTATGGTTTTTTCTGTTCCAGATAAACATATAATGAGGTAGGTGATTAAAATGAACTCAACATTCTATTACCTATATTTAGATTGGGATGGGAGTGTATGGTTGAGTAACTTTTAATTAAAAGCGACCCTTTATTGGGTCGTTTTATTTTTTTATTATCAAAAACAATTCTTTAGGATATATACAAACCAAAGGGTGTGGAAATTATGTGGCTTAGATATATAAGGTTAGAAAACTATACTTTTTTTAATTCGGGCATGGATAAAAATGTGGTGGAAATGGAATTTGATAAAGAGGATGATATTGTAGTTATAAGTGGTGATAATGGGTCTGGTAAAACAACATTCACTAAACTTGCTCACAGTCCTTTACCGAAGATAGATAATAACTATGGTATAATTAAAAATCATGCTGGTAAAAAAATTCAAATATACGTTGATGAAAAAAATGACAGAGAAATAGAAGTTATCCATAACTTCAATCCTAAAAAGGATACACATTCATGTGATTCTTTTATGAACATTATAGAAGACGGGGAGAAAAAGGAACTAAACAATAATGGCAGTGTTAGGTCTTTTTATGATCTTGTAGAGGAGTATTTTGGTATAACAAGAAACAATGAAGATGTTTTATATACGGCTGTTAAGGAATTGGGTTTAGTGACTAAGACAGCAGCTGAAAGAAGAGAGTATGTTAAAGGATTTATAAATGGTCTTGAAGAAATAGATGATAGGTATAAGGTAGTTAATGAAAAATACTCTATAATAAAAAAAGAGCTTAAAGCTAATGAGATTAAATTAAAAAAATATCCAGATAGTGACGAGATGAAATCAGAGATAAAAGAAATGAAAAAAATGGTTACTATCAAAAAATCTGAATTAAAAAATATCCATAAAAAGATGGGTACTATAGAAAATATATCTGAAGACGAGTTAAAAGAAATAAAAGAAACAAAAAAGAAATATCAAAAGGATATATCTGATGCAAAAGAGGCTATAAAGATATTGGGAAAATTGGATTCAAATAAATCTTTAAAATATAATGAAGATGAATATAAAGGATATCTCAAAAGAAATAAAAAGAAACTTAAAGATATTGAAGAAGAAATAAAATCAAAAAATAAAGCTCTTATAAATTTAAAGAAAGACTCGAAGGGTTTGGTTAAATTAAAAGAGGATAGACAATACGTTGAGTCTTTAGGTGAGAGATTAAACGAAGTTGATGACGAGATAAAGGGTATCAAAACAGATTATACTTATGAGGAATACTCTGAGATTAAAACCTTTATTAATAATGTCATCACATCCTTAGATATGTTATCTAATAATATTATTGAGATTGGTTCATTAAAAAGAGATTTAAAAAAAGAATTGGAAAAAAATAAAAAAGATATTGAAGATTTGACTAAAGAACAAAATGAAATCAAAAAGAATATGGAGTCTATATCTGGTTCCTATGGTGGTTTTTTTGATGAAAATATAAAACCACATCCTAAGTGTGAATTTGAAAGTTGTGATTTAAGACAGGCTTTTAATGGATACATCACCAATATGGATGAAATAAATGAGTTGTCTACCAAACTTAATTTGATTTCTGAGAAGATAGAAAACATTGAAGAAGAAACACAAATTATAAATAATGATCTTCAGTGGAAAGAAAGATATGATAGATTAGTTTCAGAGCTAGAAGATAGAGATACATTATTAAAAAAGGATGAAGATTTAAAAAATCTAACAAAAGACAAAATTTTTAATACTTTAAAAATAGGGAAATATTCTCAATTAGAAAATAAGATCTCTGTAAAATTTGATAAGTTAGATAAGTATTTTAAATATTTGGATGATAAAAAAAGATATGAGTCTTTTAATTCTGTTTCTGAAAAGGAGAATGATCTTTTAGATAGGTATGAAAAAGAAAAGGAAAAGATTTTAGAAAAAAGAGAAGAATTAAATGAGAAGAAAAAAGAAATAGAAAAGAAGGTAAAAAAATATAAAGATAAAATAGATAAATTATCTATTGGTTTTAATAATAATCTGGTAGAGAATTTAAATATGGAGTCTTTAAAAGAAATAATAAAAGAGCGAGAACTGTCATTGGAAAAATTGGATAAACAGTTAGAAGAAATCCAAAAGAAAATAGAGAGTAAAAAAGCTTTAGAAAAAAATGAGAAAACTATCAATGAAGAACTGAAGACATATGAAAAAAGAGTAGAAAAACTCAATGAAGATTTAACCATTATGAAACATCTGGAGAAAGAATTCGTTCGATTAAATAAAGAAGAAAAGATAACTTATGCTATAAGAGAAACACTTAGAATACATTTACCTATAACTTTAATTGATTCTTTTCTTGAAAGTGTAAAGCTATATGCTAATAAGTTTTTGAAAGATGCTAATTTAGAATATAGGGTTTCTGATTTTGAGATATCAGAAAACACATTTAGGATTGAATCTATGAAAAAAAATCATATTTATACCGATGTTTCAAATATGAGTGACGGCGAAACATGTTTTATGTCTTTAGCAATATCGTTTGCCATACAGGTTGTTTTAGATTCATTAAACAATTATAAAATTGTGGCTTTAGATGAAATGGACTCTCTTTTAAAAGATTCAAGAAAGAAAAAATATATGGATATAGTTATGTCTCAGTTTTCTAACTTCGATTTGTCACAGATGTTTATTGTGACACATAATGAGTATTTTAATGATTTAAATAATGTATCCCATATATGTCTTAAGGATTCGACTGTAGATAAATTTGATAAATCAAAGAAGATAATTTACCATTATGACGATTGAGTTCTATGATTATATATTATATATGCGAAATGAAAAAATTATTTAATCAATATAAGGAGTTGATTTTATGGAGATGGATAGAAAAGTTTATTTTGCAGTTAGGAATGAAAAAGAATTAGAGTTTAATGTTTATCAAAGGAGTTATATTTTTCATGCAAGTCAAAAGAAGTCTTATGATGGTAAGACTATAAAATCGATTGAGGCAACATGTTCTCAATTAAACCATTTTATTCTTTATTTAGAAAGAAGAATGGAAGATGAATCAATAGATGAATCAGAAGGTGATTTAGGATACTTTATAGTTAAGATGATGCGTCTAAATGATTTATTAGATAGAAATAATATGGATCAAGCAGTTTGGGAGGAAGTAAAAGAAAAGTCAACCAGATTTTATGATGAAAAGCTGAAGTATTTTAAAAGAGTTGTGACTGAAGAGTTAGTAAACGATGTCCACTTGGGTACTCTGATATCAGATTATGTTTATTCAAATACACTTAAAAACCTAACTTCAGCAGATAACATAAAAGAGAAATTGTTTTATAGTGATATTCATATTTATCATTGTCTGTCGGTATATACTAAAATATTGTATTTTATGTATTTTAGGTTTTCTGATGAGACATCTTATAAAAGAATATCTAAATCAATAACTATAGAACTTTCATCTTTAATGAATCAGATGGCTTTGGATATCTTTCCTAAGGAATATACTAGAATCAATAATATTTCTTTTATGGATAGATTGTTCAATTATATTCAATTCCAGAACAGAATAAATTCTAGAACACACACTAAATTACAGGATAAGTTTTCTGCTATAGGTTATAGTGAGGAGTCACTTTCGATTAGTATGTTAGATAGTGTTATATCTTCCCTTAAAAATTTTGGTGTGATAACTTATAAAAGAAGTAGAGGTAAAAGAAAAACTTTTGATATATTTAAACACAAGTATGAAAATTGGGGTTATGTTGCTAAGAACACAGCAGCAATCATTTCCTCTACAACCAAAAGAACTGTGAGTTATATGTTTGCTCAGACTACACCGTATGTTATAAATAAGAAATCACCGACTGTTATGGTTGATGGTGTTTCAGAAAGTAGTAAGTACGAGATACTTTTAGAAAAGAAAAACAAAGAACACTATCAGGATATGAAAAGGATTAAACGATATATTATCAATGATTGTTATGAGAATATATCAGCTGAAAGTCGTGATGAGATTGATAAACTATTGGAGGGTGGCACAGATATTAGACATCAATTAAATAAATTTATGGTGTCTTTATTTTTGGAGCAAAATTATGAAGCCAATGTTTTGGATCTTATAACCTATGAGGAGTTTTTAACTATATTATTTAGGGTTTATGAAAGAATGGATAAATACTATAGAATAAAACATGCTTTGATTTCCCCAGTGGGTAATCGGTTAAACGGTATTAGAGTAAGAGAAAAAGATTTGGAAGGTTTATTATTTTATAGGAACTGTAATAAACCTAAAACCATAAAGATATTAAATAAGATAGTTGGTTATTCATATACATTCAATCGTGATGTTGTTAGAAATTTAAATATTAAAGATGAAATGATAGATTTTATTGCGGATGGTCTTGTGATATGATTGAACCTAAACAAAAAATAGTAGATTTTTTAATGGATCGTTATGATGCAAAGACCCAAAATAACGGTATATGGTATAAGATAAGATGTCCTTTTTGTGGTGATAGTAATAAACACAAATATTCGAGACATTTAAATATAAGAATACCATATGATGATAATATGATGGTTGCCAAATGTTTTCAACCTAAATGTGATGTAGGTGGTCTTTTAAATAGAGACCACCTTGTGAAAATGGGGATGTCAGATACTTCTGTTTTGAAATTTATAACTGATAAAGCTAAAGTAAATAAGTCTATTGTCAATAAAATTTCATCTACTAATTTACATTTGGCTCTACCGGATAAACCACATGACGAGGTTTCAGAATATTTTAAAGCAAGAACCAATGTTCCTTTAAACGATAGGAGTATTAAAAGATATAACGTCGTGGGGGATTTTGGTTGGTTTTTAGAGAGAAATAAAAATAAGTTTAAAGAGAATCGAAGATTAAATAAGTTAAGAGATAATGAAAAAGAAGGATACAGGTATATTGGTTTTTTAAATGAGACAGGGACATTTATGAATATACGTTCCATAAATGATGATAGGAAAAAGCATATAAAAGTCCCAATAGTTAAGTTTCCTATATATGTTTACCATAAACCTTATGCTATAGATAATAATTTTGATATTACACATGACGAAGTTTATATAGTTTTGGCTGAGGGTATATTTGACACCATAAACATCAGTAATTACCTTGGAGGTATAAATGCCTTATATGTGCAAACAGGCTCAGCAGGAGGTATGTATGGGATGTTTAAGCGGTTATCTAAATACTACTATGTTGATTGGATGTTTGTTAGAGATGAAGATGTAGAAATAAGTTTCTTTAAGAATATAAAAAAATACAATGATTATAGGTTCAGGAACAAAGCTTATGTAGTTTATAATGAACTATCTAAAGATTTTGGTGATTTTAGAGAACCTGTAAGAATGCACAAAATAAAAATATAAGGAGGAAAACATTGTTAAATTATATTCTTAAAATATTCGTAAACATAAAGAACTATTTTTCTAAAGGTGATTCTAATAAGTCTAGAAGAATAGCAAAGAGAATTGTCGATGAAAATGATATTGTCAATTTAAATGGTGTGATAAATTATATGAGGAAAAATTTTGATTATGGTAGTGACCCCCTTAATGGTATAATTGATACCCAATATGATTTGGATAAAATAATAGAGACTGGTGGTGTTGATGATTGTGATGGGTTTGCTATAATATCAAAGAGGTTGTGTTCTGCAATCGGTTTACAATCTAAAATATTAACTTATGTTCCTTTAAATATTACTAAATCACACGTCATTTCAGTTATTGAGATTAATGATGTTTTTGATGCTGAAAAATTGGGGAAAGAAAAAATTATAAAAAATAAAAAACCATATTATATGGTGCTCAGTGTTAAGAATATTTATGGTTCATTTGATAGTATAGAAGAAATTATTTCTTTCTTTGAAGAAAAAATTGATAGTAAAATAATTGCTTATGATTTAAGAGATGGTATAAATTAATAAAAAAGCAGGGTATTTCACCCTGCCTATTTTTTTTTATATTTTTCCTTTTATTTGTGTTCTGGTTTTATTAAAATTTAGTTTATCGTTTACAGATCTTATCTCTATTTTAACATTGTGTTCTTTTGCTTTTTTTATTCCTTCTCTCATACCAGATGAAAAACCATTGTCTGTGTATACTGCACAGAGGTCAGCCTTTTCATACCAACTTATACCAGCTTCAATACCCATCTGTCTTTCTTTTGGTATCTTATCGTTTAGAACTTGGGTGTATAAGAGGTGGCTTGCTATTGGGGCTTCTCCACGTAATAGGGAATCTAATAAAGCTAACCTTGCATATTTGGTGTTTTCTTTACAGTCACCTTTATAGGGTGATTCGATTATTACATTCTTCATATTCATCACTCAAATCTATTTCGGTATTTATCATCCATTCTTGACCTTTTTCTTTATGCCAAATAAATGATTGGTTTCTTGGGTGGGATAAATATCCTTTATTAAAATGCCAATCATCCCGACCTGTGACAGATGCTAAGTTTCTAACTATAACACCATTATCTTCTTTTGATAATTCAGAATGTAAGTGAGCACCATGCCACTCATGGAATGTTGTTTCTGACCAATCCTTTTTTGCTTCAACCTGCATACACCCAAATATCCTTTTTCTTTCTTTATCTAGATGTGTGAAACCGATTAAGCTTTCCCCATAACGCACATACTTTCTACTTGCCGGGTTGGTATTTACATTTACATCTTCGTTTTCTCTATACCATGATTTTATATTGACTATACTGTGGAAGGATGTCATCCAGTCGTGGTTTCCTGGTACCAAGAAAACATTTACTGGTGCTATCTGTGATAATAGATCTATTCCCATTATTAAAATCTTTTGACCTTCTATGTACATCTTCTGCCATCTGTCATCGTTTCTTTGTATTGTGCCTTTTGTGGTTCTACCATATGTATCATCAAAATTAAAGAAATCATTACCTATTGGAAATATGATTTTTTCGATTCTATCTTTAAGGTTGGTTTCTAAAATTTTAGATATGACGTCATTTATAACATACATGAACCTTTCTTTTGCTATATCTGTGTCATAAGACTCTCCGGTTTCTGGATGCCAAGCTAATTTATTTAAATGTAGATCTACAATTGGGACTTCCAGAAGTAAATCTTTTTTAACATCTTCTTTTTGTTTTAGTTTGGGTAATTTGGGAGGATTATATATTTGTGCGAATTCAACAAAATGAGATGTCACTAAATCGTGGATTTTATGAATGAAGAAATCTTTTTTCTTATATTTTTCATTTTCCCTTATTATCTTTTTTATTTCCTTTTCTTCTATTTTCTGAAAAAAGTCATCCTTTTCTCTTTCCAGATGGTCTTCTACTAATGGGTCTACACCAAACTTCTCTATTTCTTCGTCGGTGTATTCTATATCGTCATGTATAAACCCGAATGCATTCTGCAACATAAGGAAATGTTTTCTTCTTATTTTGTGTTTTTTACATATCTCAGGTATCTTAAGATATCTGCTTGCTCTACCTTTTGGGTCACAATAATCCCTTCTTATTTCCCTGTATTTTTCTTTTGTTATTGGGAAGGTATCTTTACCATCTGTAATAACCCAAAAATCACCATTATCTTTTTTTTCTATTCTCTCTTCTACATTGGCTTCTTTTGTACCTACTTCTTGACCCTCGAAACTATCCTCAAACACCCATTCTTTTGCTGAACGGATGTATTTTAAACCATTATCCTTCACAAATCTAGAGATTGTTGTTGAATGAACACCATAATCTTTTGCTATCGATTCTCTTTCGTTGTTGTTTAATCTTTTTTTGAAATCCTCTAAAATAGATCTCTTTTCTTTTTTATTTTTATTTTCGAATTGTTTTTTAAATTCGTTCCATTCCAAGATCTTTCACCGCCTTATAATTATTTATAAAAACGTTCTACACAATTGTTAAAATCGGGTGTTGAAATTTGGGGTTTTAAAAAATTATATCCAAACAAAAATATGAAGAAAAATAATTAAAAAGGAGCTGATGGTTTTGGATAAAAAAATAAGATTAAAGATGAGTGATTTACAGTTTGATGAAAATGTTTCAGATATTTTTTTAAATAAAATAAATGTTCCATTACCGATGGTGGGGGATTATCCAGTACAGGAGACTTTGGATATACTTCGGACTGGTAGTGTTAGGTCTAAAGGCAAAAGATATAATATTTTAAAATATATCAAATCAGTTTATGCTCCGGTTCATATAGACGATGGGGGGTCTGGAAGAGGATTTTTGTATCCTTATAGAAAAGAGACATATATAGATGTCTTAAAAGAAATATCTTCATATGTTGATTTGATTATAACTTATCCCGATGGTGAACCAGATATAATGGAGGAGTATATTAGTTACGGAGCAAATGGCTTTATGGTTACAAATTGGAAAGAAGAATATCAGAAGATTAAAAATAACTATGAAGTGAGTATATCAAGAAGTGTAGTTGGGAATGCGTATAATAAAAATTTCGATGGTGGGTTTGATGGGTACGTTGTCCCAGACGGAGGTTTATTGGATTATGATTTATTAGAAAAAATTAAAAAAGATGATAGAAATTTCAGTGGTATGCCAAATTTATTGTGTAAAACGACTTGTCCATATTTAGACGAGCATGTTTTGTATTTGAAAGAAAATGGTAGATTTGATTATACATGGGATAAATATCATAGTTGTCCATCGAATACTAAAAAAAGTTTTTTTATACCAAGACCTGTTTTGGTTAAACTTCTAAGAGAAGGGTACATTGATAGTGTAAAACTAGTTGGCAGAAACTCTTATTTAGAAAAAAATATAAGTGTACTTTTATATTATATTTTTGGGGAAGCCTACCCTAATATTGAAAAAATATACAACCATATCGTGGTCAACAATAATTGGATGTTCTCTAATATGGTGTCTTTAAATTGTAAGTATGACTGTCTAAATTGTGATAGAAAATGTTACTAAAATCAAAAATATTTGGAGGTTTTTAATCAATGAAAACTGTTGTAAAAAGAGATGGCAAAGAAACTGAGTATAAACCTGAAAAGATAAAGAATGCGGTATTAAAGGCTGCGACTGAAGTGGATGCAAAAGATCCTGAGACTATTTCGGTTAGGATGATGAAGACCGTGGATAATCTTTTAGAAAAGCACTATTATAAAGAAGATGAGACCCCTAGTGTTGAAGAAATACAAGATTTAGTGGAAAAAGGTTTAGTTTATGATAATAACTATGAGGTTTCTAAAGCATATATTCTGTACAGAGAAAAACAAAATGAGAGAAGAAAGTTTAAGAATAAAGATAATGGGTTACTTCCACATGATTATCTTAGTGATTTTAAACATATAGTAAACCCTTTCCCAACAGAACTGGGACAATTCATTTATTATAGAACTTATTCTAGATGGCTTGAAAAAGAAGAAAGAAGAGAAAATTGGTGGGAGACAGTTAAAAGAGCAGTAGAATACAATACATCTTTATTACCAACCAGTAAAAAAGAAATGAAAAAATTATATAAAAATGTTTTTTCATTTAAGAATTTCTTAGCTGGTAGAACACTTTGGGCTGGCGGTGGAGAGGTAAGTAAGAAATATCCTATGAGTAATTTTAACTGCTCATTTACTGTGCTTGATTCTATAGAGTCTTACGGTGATATTTTTTATCTTCTGATGTTGGGGAGTGGTACCGGATTTCGAGTTCTTCCGGAGGATGTCGATAAGTTACCTAAATTCAGAACAGATATAAAGGTCATAAATAAATCATATGAGCCTAGAGATAAACCGTATAGGAATGAGCACACAGAATTAGTCTTTAATAAGAATATTGCAACTATACATGTTGGTGATTCAAAAGAGGGTTGGGTTCAGTCTTTATTGAGATATTTTGATCTACTGACCAATTCAATATACAGGGATATAGATACTGTTGTTTTTGAATATGATTCTGTGCGACCTAAAGGGGAGAAACTTGAGACATTTGGTGGAACAGCCTCTGGATATGAGAGCTTAGAGAGAATGTTTAAAAAGATAGATACTATTTTAAATGGTGTTAAAAAGGAAAAATTAGATGGTATGAATAGATATAGTTTAAGACCTATAGACGCAATGGATTTTGCGAATGTTATAGCTGAGAACGTGGTTTCTGGTGGTGTAAGAAGATCATCGCAAATATGTTTGTTTTCGGCTGATGATAAAGAAATTATAGAAGCAAAATCGAACCTATATAAACAGGTTGACGGTGAATGGGTCTTAAATGAAGAGATTTCCCATAGACAAATGAGCAATAATACTATATATTATGAAGATAAACCATCTAAAGAGCAATTATCTTGGCATGTTAAACAAATGAGATTCTCTGGTGAACCTGGTTTCTTAAATGTAGAAGAAGCTAAAAGAAGAAGAGAAGATTTTAATGGAGTTAATCCTTGTTTCACTGGTGATATGAAACTACTAACTGATGATGGATACAAAACATTTGAAGAATTGAATGGTAAAAATGTCGGTGTTGTCAATATTAATGGTGAAGTCACAAATGGTAAGGTTTGGTCGAATGGTGTTAAAGATGTGATAGAATTAAAAACCTCTGATGGTAAAGGTATCAGATGTACACCCGACCATATTTTTATGGATAGTGATGGAAACGAAATAGAAGCAAAAGATATGAAACACAAAAGAGTGATGCCAGCATTCTATAAAAATACTAAAAATAATACTCTATATTCTGTTTTGGGATTCATACAGGGTGACGGAAGTCTGACTAGATTAAATAGTGAAACACATAAAGGTATAGAGATTAATTTATCAAAGAAAGACGATGATGTTTTAGATCTGTTGGAAGGTGGTCAAAAACAAGCAAGGGAAAGAGTATACTACACCGGTGCTTATCAGGATGAATTGATAGAGTTAAAATTTAGTTCTGAAAGATTACCTAACAGAACATTACCTGAAACATTTGATGAGTGGGATATAGATAAGAAAAAGAACTTCATTAAAGGTCTATATTCTGCAAATGGATCTGTTATTGGTGGTGAGGGTAGAGGTAGAGTCACACTCAAGTCAACGTGTAAAGATTTAATAAAACATGTCAGTGAATTCTTAAAAAGTATATGCATTGATAACTATATAACAACAAATAAAGCAAAAGAAAATGAATTTCAGAATGGTAGTTATGAAATGAAAGAAAGTTATGATCTTAATATTGGAAAACATTCTGAGAGACTGAAGTTTTATAGAGAAATTGGTTTTATTCAAGAATACAAAGAATTAAAATTAAAAAGATACCTTAAACTCAATGCACCAAAAGTAATATCTATTAATGAAATAGGTGAAGAGGAAGTTTATGATTTTAATGAACCTGAAACACACTGGGGTGTAGTTGAAGGTTGTGTTGTACACAATTGCGCAGAAATTCTTTTAGACTCAAAAGGTGTTTGTAATTTAACCACTACAAATTGTATGATGTTTGTTAATGACGGTGAATTGGATAGAGAAGGTATATTGGAAGCTCAAAGATTAGCTGCAAGAGCTGGATACCGTATGGCCAATGTGGAGTTTGAATTAAATGATTGGGACAGAATCAATGAGAGAGATAGACTCATTGGTGTGTCTATTACAGGGTGGCAGGATATGGTCAATGCACTTGGATGGGATGATTCTTTTAAAGAAGCCCTGAATAAAAAAGACGAACTTATATCATCTTATTTAACAGGTGGAAAGACTGGGGATGGATATTTACCTTCGGGTATATTAAAACAGATCAAACTACTGAATGATATGAAGAAGGCAGCTATCGATGGTGCTGAAAGTTTAGCAGCAGAAGTTGGTGGGATTGAACCTAAACTTGTCACCACAGTTAAACCAGAAGGCACACAATCACAAATGCCAACTGTTTCCAGTGGTCTCCATTATTCACATAGCCCTTATTTTATTAGAAGGGTTCGTATATCAGGTACAGATCCTTTAGTAGATGTTTGCGATGAATTGGGTTACACGATTAAACCTGAAAATGGTCATGATCCTGAAAATCCAGAAACAGTAGTATTGGAGTTTCCTGTTAAAGCACCTGATGGTATAACTAAAGCAGATGTCAGTGCTATAGAGCAATTAGAGATGTATAGAATGTTTATGAAAACATATGTTGACCATAATGCATCAATTACTGTCCATGTTCGAGACGATGAATGGGGTGATGTTGAAAAATGGTTATGGGATAATTGGGATGATGTTGTTGGTGTTTCATTTATTTCGTATAACGATAATTTCTATGATCTTATGCCGTATGAAGAAATTGATGAAGAAACTTATTTAGAAATGGAAGATAATATGAAACCCTTTAGAACTTCTCTAATAAGTAAATATGAAATAGAGCACAAAGAAAGACTGATCGATGATTCTTCATGTGAGTCAGGTGCTTGTCCAGTAAGATAAATATAATAGGTGGGTGGTTTTAAAAATCATCCACCTTTAATATGTGGGGTGTATTAAATGATAAAATATATGGTTGGTGACCTATTAGAAGCTAAAGAAGATATAATCTGTCATCAGGTTAATTGTCAGGGTGCCTTTGGTGCTGGTATAGCTAAACAGATAGCTAAAGAATACCCAGAATCTAAAAAGAGTTATGTGGAATATTGTGAGAGATATAATGATATTCTTGGGGATTGTTTGGTTACTAAAGAAGATGATTTATGGGTTGCTAATTTATTTGGTCAAGATTATTATGGTAGATATGGTTATTACTATGAGAAATATAACCGACAAACAAATTATGATGCTTTAAAAAAAGCTATGGTGTTATTAGTTAATGAATATCCTGATAAATCGTATGCTTTCCCTTATTTGATTGGTTGTGGATTAGCAGGCGGTGACTGGGAAATAGTTTTGGGTATAATTGGGGACGTTTTCAAAGACAACAGTGTTGTTATATATGATTTAGAAAATAAGAGAGGTGTATAAAAATGATCTATATCCTTTCAGGACCAACATGTTCGGGTAAGACAACCATTGGAAAAAGATCTAAACTTCCTGAATTAATTTCACATACATCAAGAGATATGAGGGAAGGAGAAGTACATGGTGAGACATATTATTTTGTGACAAAGGATGATATATCGAAAATGGACAAAGTAGAGTTCACCGAATATGGTGGGGGTATATTACACACTCTAAAGAATTTTCTCAAAAAACACGACATGTATGGTTTCGCTAATATGATAAACGATAGTGGTTCAAACTATTATTGTCTATCAAAAAAAGAAGTAGAAAAAAAACTTGACAAATACAAAGATGTTTTTGTGATAATGGACAAAGTGGGTATTGAAATCATGCGTGAAAAATATAAAGAAGAAGTTGTCGTTATTTATATAGATGTACCAATCAAACAGTTAGTAAAAAGAGTCTTTAAAAGAGATGGTTTTATTAAAGGTATAAATAGACTTTTCCATATGTATGTAACTAAAGAAAGGGATAACGAGTATATTGCGGACTTCGTTATAGATAATTCTGACGGACATTTAAAATATGCTGTTCAAACATTTAAGAATATAATACTTGGTAATAGAGTAGAGGATTATAAAGATATATTTAGAACAGATTATATGCATCTATAAAGGAAACGGGGTATTCAACCCCGTTTTTATATTCTGTCGTATATGGTTCTTTGGTTGGTTGCCTCTGTGTTATCAACATACTTCATATTGTATAGGTCTTTATTATCTCTATTGTAACCATCAAATAAAAAGTTATATGCTATGTAACCAATGACTGCTCTTTTATTGTATTTATTTACCGATACTTTTGTACATTTTTTTTCTTCTATACAAAAGATGAGTGTTTCTTTAAAATACCCTTTGTCTTTATATTTCCCTAAGATATATATATCATGTATAAAACTTTTATCTTCATTTAATGCTAATAGACCAGCAGGTACATTGTTTTTAAAAGATATAACATATACGTCTGTATCGTCATCGTGTAATAATTCTTTATTAGCTTCACTATAATCTATTTCTTTTAGATATTCGTCTATTTCTTTATCTGTTTCTAAAGGGTTTAGTTTTAGGTTAGTTGCTTTCTTACCTTTTGTTTTTATCTCAAATAAGGCATCCTGAAAAGTTTTTCTAGCCACTATTTTTCACACCTCACTTTAATAATAAATGGTAGGGGTTCCCCCTACCATTTTTATGTTTACTCTTCATCCTTTTTTTCTTCTTCATCTTTTTTCTTTTTGGATGAAGATTTCTTATATTTTTTCTTGGAAGATGTATATGATTTTTCTTCCTTTTCATCAGCACTGGATTTTGATTTTTCTGTGTTCACTTTTGTTTTGGGTTCTCTTTTTTTGGGTTTAGATTCTTCTTGAATCTTTTCCCAAACTTCTTTAGCACCTTTATCTCCACGCTTAATCATTTTTTGGATATATTTCTCATCCACATCGACATTTACACCGGAAGGTGTTACAACCTTTACTTTATGACCTTCATTAACAACATTCATTAATGTTTTGAGATTAACAAGTGTTGGTGTCATAATTGGTGCCTGCATTCCCAGTGTTTCTACTATACCATCAGATTCGATTAAAATTTTTAATTTCTTTGACATTTAAAATCCTCCTTGAAATTTTATAAACTATAATCTCCATTTTCTTCTTCTGAGCTTTCTAAGATGTCAGAAGTTAAAAGTATATCAAAATGTGTCATATTGTTGGTGGTATCCATAACCGAATTAATCATATCAGCTATAAGGTCCATTCATACATACCCCCTTAATAAATTTTATAAGATCTTATTGGAAAACATTTCTTCATATCCAATCATTGACTGACCTATTTTATTGTTATATTCATATCTAGCTATGAATAAAATTAGTGGTATTTTGAAGAAATTATCCAGACAATAATTATTAAAAATGTTATCGAAATCTAATAATGAGATATCGAAAACACCGTTTAAATAATTGTATAAAAATATATCTATGGTGTTGGATGATGTCTCTGAAGGTTCTGATAACTCTAATAAATCTACATCCATTCCCATGTCAAACATATCGTATATCACTTTATTTCTTTCTATAACCTTTATATCTCTATTATGGTAAATATTTAATGATGTGAAATTAAATTCAAAACTATTATCATCTATATATCTTACTGTAAAAGTCATATCTTTTTTAGTTAGAGTATCTTTATTCATTACCTTTATAAAGAAAGAATTTTGGAAATTATAACTGAAGTTATTTTCTATACTAAATTCTATTGGTGATATGATTTTATTACCGAATTTGCTATCGTATAGAATATCACTTTCATTGATAAATTGAGAAACATAAGGTGAATAAATGATCTCGTTTGGTAGTTTTAAAATTATGGTCTCTGTATTCTCATCATAATATTGGGACATATATAATGTGTTTAATTTGTCTATTGATTTTTCGATTACTTCTAAATTGTCTATAACATTATTTTTTATTATACTTTTTAAATCTGTACCGATATTATCATACAACATGGTATATTCATCTATCACTTGTTCTTCAATATCTGTGTATTCGCTGTCTTCATCAGAGAAAGCTTTTTCATATTTTATTTTATAATTTGATTGATTTCTTATCATCGTTCTTTCTACTTTAGTCACTCTATATAAGTAAACATGGTTATCCAATTCTAGTGTGAAAAAAGAGTTAACGATAGGTTTGAATGAATCCAAAGGTATAATCGATACGTTGTCGTTTTCTATCCTCATACCCTTGTATTCATCATCTTCTTTATTTTTTGACCAGTCTTCTAAACCGAACATAACACAATCGATTATTTTATTAAACCTTAAAGGAGAATCATCTCCTATGTCGTTTTGTATATCATCGGTTCCTGATAGAGTGGTTGATTTCTTTTCGTCTACATTATAAAAGGTACCAAAAATTGGTGTTCTATCTGTAAATTTTACAGCTGGAGATTTTCTAAGTTTTTCTGTATTGTCTTTAACAGTGTTTATTTTTTCTCTTATACTAGTTTTATTTATATTTGTAAAACCCATATTGACAACCCCTTTCTTTAACATCTATTGAAATGTTCTGTTAAGGTTGGTATGAACAATTAATTGATATCAAATTTAAGGAGGTATATAAATGGATTTAAAACCTTACGATAGTATGGAATATATAGAATTTTATACTGAAACAGTAGCTATTTCAAATCAAATTGATAGCACAATCAAACACATTGGTGTTTTAAAAGAAAAGAATTATAGATTATATGGTGAAGCCAATGTTTTTAAAGCTTTGATTGCTGCTGTCGCTAAAGCAGTGAAGTTTGTAGGACAATTATTTAAAAAATTAATTTCCAAAATATCAGGTGGTAAATTATTTGGTGGAACTAACAGTTCAGCATCTAGTGTTGCAATTAACTCTATGGATGTGGTTAAGGGTATTTATAAAACTGTATCTAACACTTCATCAAGCGAGATTGAAAGTACAAAGACTGATATAAGAAATGAGATCCAAAGGACTTTAAAAAATAAAGCTGAAAAGGAAAAATTAAACAGCTTAGTTGGTAGTTTGTCAGATACCTCAGATGATGATTTAGAAAAAAGTATCGTTAATATTTCTAAAAGATTAAACGATAGAAAAATATCTAAAGCCAATGAGTCTATCAACTATATAGAGAAGGAAAACTTTGGTGCAGAAAATAATGTTTTAAAGAGTGAGTTTAAAGGTTACTTTCCAAAAGCTATCAAAGATAATTTAGACGATTCTATTATAGATGCTCTTAATATGGTTTATAAAAATAATAGAAATAAATTTTTAAAGATAGTGGATAAGGGTACAGAGGTTATTTTTAAAAATGGGAACATATCAGATCCTAAATTTAAAGATTATTATAATCAATCAAATGCTTTACAATTTTTATATGTTGATAAGTTAGAAATGGATAAACAGGTTTCCTTTGCTAATCATATGAATAAAGTTATAACAAAAGTGATTGGTGGTATGAAAAAGGTTGAGGCGTCCATTGAAGAGGGTGGGAAATCCCTTGAAAATAGTCTTAAGAGTACATCAAATAATAAAACGAATATAATGATGGGTGTGGCTGATAAATTTCCAAAATACGCTGGTAGTAAAATAGAGAGAAGAAGAAACATGTTAAAACAAAAAAAGAATGTTGAACCTCTACCTCAACCTAAACCAGCAGAGCCTACATCTTATGCAGGTTACATAAAGGGAGCTAGAATTGAAAACCCCCAATCTATTTTTAATAAGGGTGACAATTTTAAAAACTTCTTAAAGTTCCATAATATATTCAGGGTAAATAAAGAAATGTATAATTTATTACAGTATGTTTATGGTTCATTTAATAATGAAAAACCTGAAGCTAAAAAATTAGTGGAGTCTTCAAATAAAGTTGTAGACGCATCTGATAAACTTTCAGAGTTATTAACTTCAGTTGACAGCGAGAATGTCACTGATAATATGTTAGCAGACCTTAAAGATATTATTAGTTCTTATAGGGTTCTTGGGGAATATGTTATCGCAATGGATATGGTAGCTAAAAATCAGTTAGTTAATGCAGCTAACTTAAAAGATATATTTGTTCAGATAAGATATCAATTTATGCTTTTAGTTATGCTCGATTCAATAAGAAAATACAATGAGAAATAAAAATAAACACGGGGTTTAAACCCCGTGTTTTTATTATACGTTTAATACAGATTTTAAGTTCTTTCTTAGTCCTTTTAGTTTGGGGTATTCGTCTATGTTTTTGAGTCCAGTTATTTGAATATATAGACTCATCATTCTTTTCATATAGTAGTCGAAAGCTAAAAGTTGTGTGTATAGTAATGCTGAGCGTTCTGATGTTTCCATTAGTGTTAGGAATTTAATGATATCGTTTGTAGCTTTCATGACACCATTTAATAGTTTTTTAAGCATATTTAGATCATCAGTTAAATTCGTCTTAACGGATGAGAAGTTATCGTTTTCTTTAACATTTTTCTCTACTGAATTTTTACCATTGGAACCTTCTATTTTGTTTAGTTTATTTATTGCGGGATTCAATACTTCTTTTTGTATACTTAATCTGATGGATTTATTGTCTGCTATATTCATAGTGGATTCACTATATCTGTCTGGTACTGTGCTTATTGGGTTTTTAGAATCACCGTAGTTTGTAACTCTATATTGTATACCTGTTATTTTTTTTACTGAACCAACATGTCCCTTTCCATTTTCAATCGAAAGTGGTGTGAAATTTCCATCCTCCAATCTAATCATATCTTTAAGGAATGTGGTTTTGTATCCCTGGGATTCATAATTAATCTTATCTCCGGTTGATGATGATAATATCGAACTTAAATTTTTTAAGTTTTCTTTAGATGATTTGGTATAGTTGAAATTGTTATTGATATATTCGCTATAACTGATTATATCGTCCTCACCATCCATACTTTCAATATATGTTATTATGTTCTCAAAGAACACAGATAATAAATCGAACCCATGTCTGAACTCGGAATTTTGTATACTACCTTTTGAATTGGATAATTCTATGACATTGAGTTCCTTTATAACAAGATGTTCATTTAAATCAGATACAGATACGTATTTATCCATATCTTTAAAACGTCTATTAGACATTAACTTATCTATCTCTAAATTAGCCTTGATATTTTTGTTTGCTACACCTATTATATCGTCGTCTGTTTTGATATCTTCTGATTTGAAAGCCATAGCATTATTAAGAACCTTTTGTACTTTGTCTAATTTTTTTTTATCACCATTAAATTGTCCTAACATTCTTGTAACTTCATCATCACTGAAAGAAACATTGTCACTTTTATTTAGAGTTTTATTTGCTTCTTTTTGAATTGTTTTCATATAGTCACTGTAAATGGGAAATACATTTTTAATTTTTATTTTCTCAAATGATAGGAACCCGTTAGAGGATGGGTTTATATATTCTTTATCAAATATATTCATATTAGCGACATCGTTATTTTTCTTTGCTTTAGAAGCGGAGGGTGAACTACTACTCCCACCACCGAATCCACTAGAACTTTTACCACTGCCACCAGAGTCATCATCCTTAAGTGCCCATTTGAATCGTATACCAAATGGTTTAGTTATTAATCTTACAGCACCTTTAATAAAATTAATTATGAATTTCCAAATTTTTTTGGCGATATTTACTACACCATCTTTGATTTTGGATAAAACCCCTTCACCATATAATTCAATTTCATCGTCCATAGATTCGAAGTATAAAATACATTCATTAAATAATTTCATACTTTCTCTTTCTATAGCTAATCTTTCTGTTTCAAATATAATAAAATCATGAGATACATCGTTTGTTAATTCCAAATTTAATACACCTCCAAAGTGAGTATTACTAATTAAATTGTTCATATATACTATGGTTACAAAATAAAAATACCGGGGAATCAACCCCGGTATTGAATTATATTTATATTTTGTTATTTTGTATTAGTTAGAAGTACCTTCACTATCATATAGACTTTGGATAGTAGAAGTTACAGAACCAACTTCTCCAAATAATTTATTTGAAACAGATGATCCTAAGTTATAGGATTTAGTAACTACAACTGTCATCATTGAAACTAAAGTGGCGTACTGGTTCATAACACCTGTTACTGTGGATACTGCTGTTTGTACTGCAGCTTTTGACTCTCCATCTTCACCAGGGTTATCGTTCTTTCTTTTAGCCTGGTCAGCTGATTTTTCTAAGTTCTTACCAGTTGATTCGAGAGCTTTAGCTTTATCAGCGAATTTCTTAGCACCATCGTTAAGAGCTTTAATAGCTTCTTCGATATCGAATGCATCGAAACCTTCTTTAATAGGCTGAAGAACGTTATCTTTAATTTCTCCACCAGTATAAGTTCTGGTATCTGTATCGAAAATTGCATCTTTAACCTGTTCAGCTGGATCTTCTGTACCATCTTTCTTGACGGGACCTAAGTTTTTAATTTTATCTACAACTTGAGCGTTATAGATAGCAGCCATTAATTTATTTTGGCCAGTTTTGTTATTTTCTGTACCAACTACATTCTGAATGTTTTGTACAGATTTTTGTAGATTGTTAGCTTTAGCTGAATCAAATGAAGATAAGTCTCCAGATAATTCTTTAGCTAATGTTTGTGCTGTGGAATCTAGTGATCCAAAAGTAGTTCCACCGATGTCAGCTTTGGTGTAAGTTTCTTCATATTTAAATGCAGCTGAAACAAATGCCATACCACCTTTAAAATCAGTTTGCTTAGCTTCATATCTAGCTGAATCAGGAAGCTTTTTGTTTCCAGCACTTTCCATTAGAGCTTCAAAAGCAGCTTTTTTCTTACGGATATCTTTTCCTGTGTTTTTGAACTTAGAAATAAGTCCACGAACCATATCTGCTAACTTATTATAAAGCTTCTTTAAGAAGTCCATAATTTTAGCGATAATACCTTTTTTGGAATCTCCACCAAAAGCAGCTTCTGCATATAATTCTGCAACCTGTTCGTCATCGTCTGCAATACCATTGCTTTCCATGTATGTTTGAATTTCATAATCTGCCTCTTGCATTTCGTTACCAAACTGGCTAACTTCCATTGCACTTGCTACACATTCTGCAACGAGCATTGTGTAATCTTCTGCACTGATTTCAGGTCCTTCCATGTGTAGTTCATTAGTTTTCTTGATTTCTTTAATACTATTACCAAATGTTTTCATTGATATAGTAACCTCCTTGTATTTTAAATTAAAAAGTTTTTATCTTCAAATCTATATTATTTGTTCATCGATATTACCTTACAGTAGCAACAATTTTAATAGTCGAATTAAATACATTAATATAATAAAAAGAGGTGAGTTTAGACTATGGCTGGAAATAATAGACAAGTAGCAGTTATACCTATTAAATATAAAGATAGAGAGTTAGCATTACCAGGAGAAATTATCCTGGATAGTGATGGACGAATGTTTGCTAAATTAAATGATGGAACTGTCAAACCCATACGTGGCGAACAATTTAATTTTATTCAAGATTTAATTAAACATAATTGGCATGTCGGTGACCAGGAATCTTTAGATTATGATATGGCAAGTTGGATTAAAACTGGAGACTATGACCCTTCTATTGATTATGAACGAGGGACAATATTAATTAAGGAATATTATTTAGAACCTGATGGTACTGAAAAGGAAAGATGGAGGGCTATAGCACCTATAACGGAGTTAAGTGGTGTAATAGTCAATGATAATACTGGGAAAACTTTAGAGGATATGATAAATGATGATCTATCTGATGGTTTTATATCTACAGATGATAAATTAGGAGATGGTGATTTACAATATGTTTCGGGGAATACATTCACTATCGTTGGTGATTGGTTAGATATATTCTTAGAAGATAGAAAACTTAAAATGCTATCAGATGGTAATGAAGTTTTTTCTTTGATAGATCATGTGAATTATGATGGGACAGTTACGACTGTGACATTGGAGGATTCTGTTCTTGGGTCATCTATAGAGGAGGTTTTATATTCTATAATATCCCCTGGTGAAACTGGACCTATTTCGGATACCGATACATATTCTAAGATAGCTGAATATTTGGAAGCTGGAAATAATATAGATATTGATTTATCTAATGCTGATAAATTGAAAATAAGTTCTCCAACCGATACTGATGGCATAAAATCAGTTATAGGTGATTGGATTCAAGGTGGCGGTGCGACCACTGTATCCTATAATCCGACTGCCGGTACTCTTAAGATATCCAGTGTCAACACACAACGAAGTGATGGAGAAATAAATAGTTTGATAGAAAGCCACATGAATGGACCTGTTGAGATCGGGGATAATTTAAAAGTCGGTGGCAATATAGATTTAACGGGATTTGATTTAGTTTGGGATGAACATACAGACGGTGCTAGAATCACATTCGTTAATCCGAGTGATGCAGATGAAACATATATGCTTTTTGAAACAAACGATAACAGTGATGAATATTTTAAATGGGGGCATAAAGATGTTTCTTTTGAGGAATGGATGCGTTTAGAACAAAGTGGTTTGACAGTTAATGGTGAGATTACAGGCACAAAAGTTTGGAATGCAGTGTATAATGGTGATGTCGCGGAACTTTTTGATTGTGTAGAGCATCAAGAATTTGAACCTGGTGATGTTTTGGTTTCGATGAAAGGTTTATGTTGTAAAACATCAGAGGAAAAACACCGTGGTGTTGTGGGTGTTGTTTCAGATCCTGAATCATATGGGTATTTGCTTGGTGGTCCTGAAAGAGATTCCATTGATGACTATGGTGAAAACCAACAACCTGTAGGGATAACAGGGCGTACTAAAGTAAAAGTTACAGGTGATATAAAAGAGCATGATCTTTTGGTCACATCTAAAAAATCTGGATACGCAACAAAGATTAATAGTGATGAATATATGCCCGGAACTGTTTTTGCTAAAGCTTTAGAAGGTAACAATGGTGAAGACAAAAAAATTTGGGCTTTAATAATGAACGCATAAAATTGAAAGGGTGATGGTTTAATGTTTGATCCACATTATATGCCTAGAGAAATAGTGGATAAAATGTACAATAAATATTTTATCCATAATTTCAAAATGATGCTTAAATATGTAGATTATGATTGGGTTCATCCGATGGATGTAAAGACAAACGACCATATGGTTTCATGGGATAATGACCCGTATTTGGAAAAAACAAAAAATGAAAGAATAAAGTTAGGGTTGGATGTTTTGGAGAATGGGAACTATTGGCCATTCACAGGGGACTGGGGCATGAATGTTTCTGAAGGATGTCATAGGATATGGTCTTTACAGGAGGTTTATAAAAACATCAAAAAATATGAAAAAAGATATTTGATGTTTAAGCATAGTTGGCAATTTTATTATGATTTTCGGAAAATACAGCTCGACCATACAATTGAAGGTATCGATAATTTTGACGAATTATATAGCACATTCACAGAGTATGTGTATGTTCCTGATAAATGTATAGGTGAACCTTATTTAAAAAACACACTTGAAGACAAGACTGTAGATAAAATAGATTTTGGAGAATTTAACCTTTGTGTGATGGAATGTAAAAACATCTATGATATATTTTTGGCTTATATATCAATACCGGTTTTAATGAGGTATCCTTTAGCACACCAAGAGAAGATAGGTAAAAGAGTTCCTTCTTTACCACATATGAATGATGAGGGATTTTTTAGAGAATGGTACAGTAAAAGGTAGGGGGTATATATAATGGAAAAGGGAGATATTTTTTTTAATAGCTTAAATAGTGTGCAGTTGATATTGAATAAGAAATGTAATTTTAATTGTAGCTATTGTTTTTCAGATAATGATGGTGAGGAAATGGATTCCGAATTACTGTTTTCTGATGTTTATAGATTTTTAAAAGAAAACTTATCGGATGATACAACTTTAAATTTTTTTGGTGGAGAACCAATGTTAGATTACCGAGAAAAGATAGACCCGTTAGTTTGTACTTTAAGGGATGACGGGTTTGAAGGTGGTATAGGTATAGTTACAAATGGGAGTCTTTTCAACGAAAAAATAATGGATGAAATCATTGAGACAAATGTATCTGTTATGGTTAGTTTGGATGGTGATTATGAGACATTCTCTAAAAATAGAAATTCAGATCGTGAAGTTTTTGATGATATTATAAATAGTATAAAATATTTTGTTTCTAAAGATTACCCGAATATCAGTGTTCGTTTAACATATGGCGAAGATGACATTGAGAATTTAACCAAAAATATTAAATTTATATATTCACTTGGGGTGGATGTGATTGAATTTTACCATGTTGATGAAATAAAACTCGATAAAAAATCAGCGGAAAAGTTAAAAGAAGAATTTGATAAATTGTTTTTCTTTTATGTGAAAAACGATGTTAAAATAAAATATATAGATGACTTGGTTCATTATTATTTAAATCCGGATGAGCATTCCAGAGGTAAATTACATCAGTGTGGATTGTTAAATAAAGATAATTTTGATATGACAATCGATACTTCCGGTGATATTTTTACATGTCATCATTTTAATTCTGATGATAAAAAATATGATAGTTTTCATATCGGTAATATAAAGGAAACTTTCTATAAAGAAAAAATAAAGAATTTGAATTTGGGTCATTTAAAGAAAAAATATGTTTATGCACATAATGCAAGAGAAAATACCTGTTCAAAATGTAAATTGTATGATTTGTGTAATTCTATTTGTACTATGCAAAATATAAAGCAAAACAACAATATTTTTTTAAATTATAATGTCGATTGTTTTATAAAAAGGTCCTTCTATGATGTTATAGAATGGAGATTGAATGAGGTGAGACAATGACAGATAGGGATATTTTTGGTTGTTTGTATAAAGATTATATAGAAACCAATTTAAAAAATATTGTAAGTCACAGTTTATTCGATATAGAATTTGTGACTCCAGAAAAACTGGCATGTATGGTTGATCTACCAAATAAACCATATTTTTTTGACGAGAATGGAAAGATAAAAAATGAGAATATTAATTTAGAGGGTATTGAGGGGTTAAATAAATCTAGAGATTTAGCTTTGGATATTCTAGAAAATGGTTTTTATTATCCCTTGATTGTGCAAAAGGATGAGTTAGGGTATATTGGTGCTGAAGGGAGACACCGTTCCTTGGGTATTTTATCTTTATATAATAAGGGTGTTTGGCCCAGAGATAAAAGAATACCTGTTATAGTGTGTTATTTTGATTATCAGTCCCTCGTTAAGGGTGTAAAAGATGTTAGAAGTGGAAAAAAGGATTGTATAATAGGGGAATACCCAATGAATGAAAGTCTTTTTTTGAATGCATCCACATTAGCAGATTTATTTTCAAAGAAAAATTATTTAATCAATTACGATAAAAAGAAACTTATTGATGATGAGTTAGGGATATTTCAATGCGAGATAAATGATCTCTATAGTTTTTTCATATTAAATGGTATTTATTATGGTGGTATAAGTAGAGATATTTTGAAATATAAAAAAAGAGATAATCCTATTGAACCATCTCGTGTTATAAACAATATCCGTGATTTTTATTTATTTTTCAAAAATGGGAGTGGATGAAATGAAACATAGGGAAATAACCGAATACTTTTATAATGATTTTATTGATACAAATTTACGCAATTTAAACAACCACCCACAATTCAATATCGAATGGATGACACCAGAAGAAATTATAAACAAACTGAATATACAGGGTGAAGAACATCATATGTTCGATGGTGATATGGATTATACTGATATACCTGGGGATCTTTTTCTCTATAACTCCTTTAATGATGCGAAAAAGTTGGGTTTGGATGTTCATAAAAATGGAATGTACAATCCCATTTTATTACAGAAGGTAGATGGTGTATATTCTAGATCCGAAGGAAGTCATCGTTTAAGAGGGATACTTCATCTTTATAAATCTGGTGTTTGGGATAAAAATAAGAAAATATGTTTTTTGGTGTGTGAATTTGGATACGAAAAAATGAGATTGGAAATTGTTGATATAAGAAAAAATATCAAAAAAACTTTAGATGATCCTGATATGTATAAGATGGACGATGTTTTAACTCTTAATGCACCTTTATATCATGGATGGGATAGTAGAACTAAACTCCTAGTCAAGTATGAAAGAAAAAAATTAACAAACGAAGAGCTTCAAATATACAGTTTTGATATAGAGAATTTTTATGACTTTTTTTTTATTAATGGTATTTATTATGGTGGTATAAGTAACGATTTATTTTTATACCATAATACAGATGAAATGATTCATCCTAGTCCAGTAGTTAATGATGAAAAATTTTTTAAAAAATATATGGGGGATGTTAAAGATGAGTAACATAAAGAGAGGTTTCACTTTTGATGAATATGAAAAAAGTATTAAAAATAGATATAATGCTTCTTTAATATTTAAGATAACTAATTATTGTCCACACAATTGTAGTTATTGTTATCATAAATATAAAAATGAAGAAGATCTTGATAAAGAAATGTCTTTGGATGTTTTTAAAGAAGCACTTTATAAACTAGGGGATAGTTTCGAAGTTATAAAATTACACTTACATGGTGGTGAGCCACTTACTGTACCATATGAAAAGTTAAAGTCTATGTTGGAGATAATAGAAGAATATAGACAAAAAAGAAATAGGGGTAAATTTATAATCACTATGGCCACTAATTTATTGCTTCTTGATGAGGAAAAATTGGAAATTCTTGAAGAACACGATGTTAAGATTTCTACCAGTTATGATGGGAAATACCATAATGAAAAAAGAGCGGTTAATCTTGAGAGAGTGAAAGAAAAAATTGATATGACCCAAGGTGTTGGGATGATAGGTGTTATGACAAAAGATTGGGTTGAGGATTTGGATGAATCAATAGATTATGTTGAAAATAGCAAAAAAGGGAAACCCTTGGTTAATCCAGTTATGGCTTTTCCTGCAGATGATGAAGATGTTCTCGATCCAGGTGATTATTCAGATTTTGTCATTCGACGTTTTGAAAAACAAATGGAGACTGGATTGTTTAGTTGGGGGACATTAAGATATCTACAAGCGGTTCTGGGTCATTCTGGCGACTGTTTTGTTTCGGGTTGTCTTAACTCAATATTTACAGTAACACCATCAGGAAATATAAAGGGTTGTGATTCCCGTAATGAAGATTATTGGTATTATTGTAATATATCTGATATAGAATGTGTTGAAGATATTTATGAGACTGAAAAGTATAAGAATATGCAGAGGATGTATTACAATAGATTAAAAAAATGTGAAAAAGAATGTGATGTTTTTGAGTATTGTGTTGGTGGCTGTCCTAATAATTATAGGCTTAGACCGGATGGTGAATTCAGCAAAGATTACATGTGTTATGATTATAAACAGATGATATACTATTTTCGGGATTTTTATGAAAGCTTTGGTAGTAAAGAAGAGAATCTACCCGAAAGAATTAAGGATGTTTTGATGTTAAAAAATGATTGATAAAAAGGAGATGGTGGGAAATGTTTAGTGTACCGTTTAATCAAACCGAGGAGGAAATAGAATTATATAGGGATAATGAAGATATTATAAAAGAAATTTATGCACCTATATCACCCAATTTTTTACACACTGCCCGACATATTGGGTGGTCAGAAAAAAATGATTATTTACTAGAGGAGCTTTTAAAAACTAGTTCTGAAACATCCATAGGATTGAATCTCTTGATGAATTCTATAAATGACGATAAAATATTTATGATGAATGATTTAAAAGATATGTTAAACCAAGTGTATGAATATCAAAAACTTGGTTTAAAAAAAGTTACAGTTGCAAACCCTATTCTGTATCGGGCTATAGTGGAGAATTTACCCGGTATCGATATCGGTTTATCTGTTATTGCTAATGCTGACACCATAGAAAAAATAAAGCAATTTTATGATTTTGGTAATCTAGTAGAATATTGTGTTCCACCAAAATTAACAAGAAACAGGGATTTTATAGAAAAGATAAAATCACTATTTGATGGTGTTAAAATTAAAATGATGGTTAATTGTTTTTGTAATCCAAACTGTGTTGGTTTTATACACCATCACATTGAGGCTTCTAGTGGAAAAAAAGAAAAGGATACAGGGTATTTTAATTATGTTTGTAGCCAACATACAATAAACCCTCTTAAAAAGAATATAATTTTCCCCAATGAAATAGAGCATTATTCAGAGTATGTGGATGTTTTCAAAATATCAGGAAGAGAGACACATACCGAAACTATGTCGGAAATTTTGGATCTATATAGAAATCCTAAAAAATTAAAGGAATATAATTTTCTTAAAGTTTTAGATGGATATAAAGCAAAGGGTGCTTACCTTTATGACATAAGTCCAAAGAATGGTCCAAGCAGAAACTTAGATTTAATAGAAAACTGTGACTATATGTGTATAGAAAATAAATGTGACCATTGTGGGGAAATGTTAGCTAAAAATTTTGAATTTATGGAGGGTGAATTATAATGAATATTATGTTAAATAATTATTGCAATTTAAATTGTGAATATTGTTTTGTAGAGAAACAATCAGGTCCCAATGCCAGAAATATAACTATGGAGAATTTTGCAAAATATATCAAATTCTTAAAAAACAATGGTATTAGAGAGGCTAAGTTGTTAGGAGGTGAACCAACACTTCATCCAAAATTTAAAGCTATAGTTAAATATTTAAATAGTGATGATTTTTTTGAGAAAATATTGATATTTACTAATGCTCTATCTCTCAATGAAGAAATGGTTGATGAAATAATTTCACCTAAAGTTAGTTTTTTAGTGAACTATAATAAAGAGGAAGATATAGGGAAAGAAAATTTTAAAAAAACATCTGATAATATCGATTATTTGGTTGGTGAATATAATAAACACAATAGTGGACATAGAGTCACTCTCGGTATAAACATATCTGAACCTGATTTTGATTATAAATATATAGTGGATAAGAGTCAGGAGTTGGGGTTAGATAATATAAGGTATAGTTTAACTGTGCCAACTAAAATAAATGAGGATTATGTGTCAATAAAAGAATATGAGAAATTTATACCTGGTATCTTAGAATTTTTTAAATATGCTAATAGAAGGAATATTAGATTGAGTATCGACTGCAACAATATTCCAAAGTGTTTATTTGAAAAAGAAGAATTGTTGGAAGTGATTTTGGGTAATAACGATATGTGTGAAAGAAAATATTGCACAATGCCTCTTGATATAGATATGGATCTAAATGTCACTAGATGTTTTCCTTTTAAAAACAGATTTGAAGTGAATTTAGAGGATTTTAATGATATGGGTGAGTTAGTAGATTATTTTGGGTCTAGAATAGACAAGTATAGGTTCAATGAACCCACATTTAAAGAATGTGTTGATTGTGAACTTTTTAAAGAAAGACTATGTCAAGGTGGATGTTTGATTTATAAATTTGGTAACAACAAACTCTAAGGGGGTTTCAAAATGGAAATTAAAATTAATGGAACAGATGTAGTTAGTGATATTGAATATTGGGAAATAAGTAAAGCTAGTGAGGGAAATTTATCTACAATGATTTTGAAGGCTGAATTTTCTTCTAATTTGTTTGATTTGGTGGATACAGATACAACAGAGAATATTCTTTTTGTAGAGGATGATGAAAATAAATCGGTTAAGTTTGATATTGACAATATTAAATTTATCGGACTAAAATCTAAAGAAGGTTCAATGCAGCAACAATTTGTAGCACATGGTGTTTTAGAGAAATAATTATTGGAGGTGGGTCTTGTGCCGTATAAAACTTGGTCTAACAGAACCATTTGGGGTAGATCTAATTTGGTTGGATTGATAGTTAAAAAAGATGACTTACAGGAAATAGAAGACGCGATAAAAAACCATAGAGATTTTTTAGATAACTACCCTCACAATTTCAATCAACCTAATACAAATTACCCAGTTACAAAAGAAGGTAAAATTGTATACGATACTATAGATGACATAAAAGCCGGTATAAACTCCTTCTATTACGGAAATAACCCAAACAGTGGACTCGTTTCTGATGATAAAACAGGGGACCACATCACAGCTGAAGATATATCCTCTTTAAGGGATAGAGTCAACCATATAGAGACTAACTGTGTTGCGTGTGATACCTGTCAATTTTCTACTTGGACAGCCCGATGGTCAACTCGATGGACAACCCGATGGGACAATAATTGGGGTGCTAGTTGGACAACTAAATGGACAACCCGATGGGACAATAATTGGGGTGCTAACTGGACAACCCGATGGGATAATAATTGGACCAATAGTTGGGGTAACAGTTGGGGTGGCAGTTGGGGTTCTAGTTGGAATAACAACTGGGGTGCCAATTGGGGTACACACTGGAATAGTCGTTGGGGTTCTAGTTGGGGTGGAAGATGGGGTAGCCGATGGGGTAGTAGTTGGTCTAGTAAATCCTCTTACTTCTCTTAATACCCAAAAACAAATAATGGGGGTCGAAAATACATGAATAAGAACGATACAATATATGGATTCAAAAGACCCCCCATTTTAATAGATGGGGTGTCTATTTCTGATTATTCGAAAACCAAATATGATATTTTAAATGAAGAATTTCATATTTTTTTTTATGGACTTGACGGTACCAGTAGATTGAAAGTTTTAGAGAGGATAAATTTTTTTAATGGTATCATGGATAAAGATAATGTTGGTTTCTGTTTTAAAAATAGTGATGGGGAATCAATTGGGTATTTAAAAAACCCTAAATTACTAAGATACGGTATATCTGGTGAGACAGTGGATAGACAAAAATTGGAAGTTGTTTTTGGTGGTAAATTAATTTACAAACTTGGGGGTGACATTTAATGAAAATATGTATGATAAGTGATCCCATGGCTTCTTACCCGGAAAAGTCATACCATAGTAGTTCTATTCAATTAAACCATATGGTTGATGGTCTTTTGGAATTGGGACACGATATAGATCTGGTTATTGGGTCTGGTGAGAATATTGATAATATAGAGGGTTTAAAGATATTTGATTATCCTAACAGATATGTCGATTTAGGGGATAAGTTAAATGATCATAGACACCAGGCAACTAACGACTTCTTTCACAATAGGGTTATTGGTGTTCTAAGGGATAATATGGGAGAGTACGATATTATACATGTACATGATACCAATTTGTTTAATAAACTGAAATTGATTGATGATTTGAATACACCTATATTGTACACTCTACATGTTAGTATTGATTACGATGATTCTAATGAAACATATATGTCTGCACCTTATTTGCAAGATACTGTAGACAAAACAGAAGGCAATTATTTTACTGCAATGAGTAATTTCGTTAAAGATAACTCAGTTAAGAATGCCGATAAAATATATGTTGTTTATAATGGTATAGATTTAGATATGTTCAGTTTTGAAGAAAACAAAGAGGATTTTTTTATATTTGTGGGAAGGGTATCCGATAAGAAAGGTTTTTCCTATATATTGGATGCGTTGGATCATTATGATTTCAATATTAAGATTGCTGGACCTTTAATGTATAATAATGATAGTGACAATGATACACTTAATGTTGATGGTAGATTGAGAAATTACAATATAGAGGAGTATTTTAACAGAAGTAATGTTGAATACCTCGGTATATTAGACCACGATCGGGTTTCAGAATATTTGTCTAAGGCTAAAGGTTTGATTCATCTTCATGAGTGGGGTGAAGGTTTTTCTATGGCTATAGCTGAATCTTTATCGTGTGGTACACCGGTTTTATCTACTGATCGTGGTGGACCTGGTCACTATCTTTTAGATGGATATGATTCCATAGTTTTAGAGGGTGAGACATTCAAAGACCCTATAAAGGTGGTTTCTTCTCTTAAAGATTTGGAAAATATAAAACCAGAAAATTGTAGGATTTCAGCAGAAAGATTTGATAAAAATAAATTGGGAAATCAATATGAGGAAGTTTATCGAGATATTCTAGAAAATATGTAAGGGGATGGATAATATGGAAAAAGATATTGGTATTTTTATGCCTGGTAGACTGAAAAGTGAAAGGTTACCTAATAAACTATTATTGGATATCGATGGTACCAATTTATGGGAGATAGCATGTAAAAAATTATCCAAATTACCAGATAAATATGGTAAATATGTTTTAGTTTATGACGACAAATTAATCGATATTGCAAATGAATATGGGTTGAATGTTATAAAAAGAGATATTGGTACTACTGAGGCTGATGGTCCATTGACATATATTTATGGTGGGGTTTCAGAGATAGATAAAACCCATATTATGTTTCTTAACCCCTGTCTTTTATTTTTGACAGTCGAAACTATTGAAAATTCTATTGAGGAATTTTTAAATTCTGATGCAGACTATGCAACAAGTGTCAAAAAATTGGAGAATTGGATTTTTGATTCTGAGGGTGATAATTTAAATAAAATCAAATATAAATTTTTATCAACTAAAGATATCGACCCCCTTTATCAAGCCGCACATGCTTTCCATATTTTTAATAAAGAAAATTTTTTTAAAGATGGTTATATGTTAAAAAAGGGACATCAATTGATTGAGATACCTGAAGATGAAACTATTGATGTTGATACAAGGGATGATTTTTTATATGCTAAATGGAGGTGGAGTCTTACTTGAAATATGTTATAGATATTGATGGTACTATATGTACACAAGAGGATGACTATGAAGATGCCAAACCTTTAAAAGAAAATATAGAACGATTTAATAAATTGTACGACGAAGGTCATACAGTCTGGTATTTTACAGCTAGAGGTACAGAAACTGGTATAGATTGGACCGAAACCACTAAAACACAATTTGAAAAATGGGGTGTTAAATACCATGAACTTCTATTTGGTAAACCCAGTGCTGATGTATATATAGATGATAGGTGTGAGAATATAAATAAATAAATGGATGGGATGGGTGGTTATTGTGATGTTTATTGGGGAGATTGGAATAAACCATAACGGTGATCTTAGAGGTTGTAAGAGACTAATAGCATCCTGTAAGGCTTCTGGTGTGGATATTGTTAAGTTTCAGAAAAGAAATCCTGATGTATGTGTCCCAGATAATAAGAAAGATATATTAAGAGAAACCCCTTGGGGGACTATGAGATATATTGATTATAAGAAAAAGATTGAATTCGGTAAGGAAGAGTTTGACGAGATAGATAAATTTTGTAACCAAATAGGAATTGAGTGGACTTCGAGTGTCTGGGATATAGATAGTTTAGAATTCATTTTAAATTATGATGTTCCGTTTATCAAAATACCAAGTGCTATGGTCACAAATAAAAAACTATTGAGAAAGATTAAATCTTCAGATATTCCAGTTATTATGTCAACAGGAATGAGCACAAAAAAAGAAATAAAAGATGCAGTTGATATACTGTCTGGTTGTGATTTATCAATTCTACATTGTAATAGTAGTTACCCATGTGCTGATGAGGAAATAAATTTAAAAACAATACAGACACTTAAAAAGGAATTTCCAAATCATACTATTGGTTACTCTGGACACGAGAGTGGTATATTACCCAGTGTTTATGCTAGAGCAGCTGGTGCTGATATAATAGAAAGACATGTTACTTTGGATAGAAATATGTGGGGAACAGATCAATCCTCTAGTCTTGAACCTATTCAACTAAAAAAATTGATTAATAGGTTATGGGAGCTTGATAGGATAATGGGTGACGGTAAGATTAAAGTCTATGATTCTGAAAAAGAGATTAAAGCTAAACTTAGAAAATAATTGTATACCAGGGTTTATTCCCTGGTATTTTTTTTATTTTTTGGTAACACCATTATAGAGGTTTTAGGTGTTTAAAATTATATATTATATACTTGGAATTGAAAAAAAAAAATATAGAAAAAAGGAGATGTTAAAATGAAAATTTATGTGGGTAAATTTAATGAAAATGTTGATGTTGAAATGGGTTTTTTTAATGAGAAAACGGCAGCAGAATTAACTGCTAGTTATAAGGAGGTTGATTTAGATTTATCTGATTTTAAGAAAAACAATCTAAAAGATTTTAAAAAAGAATACAGTGATTGGATGGAACACGAATTTAAACACAAAAGAGAGGAACTGGATGAGGATAAAAAAATAGTACAAACATGGTCTAATCCTGAGGAGAGAAAAGCTCACGAAGATAAATACCCAAGTCTTAGTAAATGGGGTGTTGATGATATAGAATTAAATTCTGAGCATCTAGAGTACGTTTATATTGATCACAGTAACCATGATGATACAGTTGTAAAAAAACACATTGAGATAAAGGACGAGATGTCTATAGATGAGCTTGTTGATGTTAGACATTTTGTGGACGATAATTTTTAAAAAATATTTTGATTAACAATATTTATGAAACCAAATAAAAAGGAGATGTTAAAATGAAAGTATTTATTAGCAATTTGGAAAAAGAAACACCTCAGGTTAATTTTAATATGGTAGATGGTTTGGAAGATGGAGATTATAAAGAAGGTAATCTTATAATGTCAGAGATCACTAAAGAAAATGTTTTGGATATGAAACATGAATTGGGTGACCATATTGAAGTTGTGGCAGAAGAGATGCGTATGGATAAATTACCTATAGAAAATAAAGAACCTGTTGTTATGGAGGCCAGTCTTTCAGAAGTTAATTCGAGACATATCGTTATAGAAGAGGATTGTGCTGTGGGTGTGGTTGTTGAATCTGCAACAGAAGAAAATAAAAACCATGTCGTGTATTTAGATCACGAAATTAATGATGTTCAAGAACACGATATGAACCCAGAGAGTTTTATGATTGAGGACTATGTTACAATTCGTGATACAATAAGTGAAGCTAAAAATTGGGAACCAAAAGAATAAGCAGTGTTTGCGGTGGTCTCTTCCACCGCAATAATTTTTAAACCAAAGGGGATGGTAAACATGGGTGTCAAATTGAAAGGTTTGTCTTTAAATATCAAAAAAGAAGATATTGATGTAGAATTAGAAATCGATGAAGTCACATTAGATTTAGGAGACTTATTCTCCTTGATAAGTGAAGATGAAATTATGAGCTTACTTGGTGATATCGATATCACTGAGGAAGGATTTGGAGAGTCACTGTCATATGATAATGAAAAGGAAAACAATAAAGAAATTAGTCTTAATAAAAAGAATGTAATGTATGACTTAAATAATATGATGAGCGAAACATCTAAGAGTAAAAACCCAAAAGGTTTATTACCTATTGATCAATATTTTGAATCTAGTTTTGATTATTGTGTTTGGTTTGTGGATGATGAAAGTTTTCTTTCAAATTCTTTCATAAATGCTGATAGTAATACACCTGTTGACTTTTTTGTTGGTGTCCACTTTAAAGATTATAATGGAAAAACTGCAATGGGTTTTGAAACTCAATTTGCATTTGAAAATTTTATGGGTGATGTACAACGTAAATTTGAAAAACACTTACCATCAAATAATGTCCAAATAGGTGTGATGATGGAACCACTGACACAGATTAGAAAGAAAGCTGGAGATAATGTTTTTGGTGAATTAAAATACACAAACACTCAGATTTAAAAGAAGGGAGAATAAAATGCTTGATGATTTAAAAGAGAAGTTTGAGAAAGTCAAGAAAGAAGAGCATTATAAAAAAATGAAAGAGGAAAATCCCAATGGAACATATGTGTATATTGATAGATCTGGGAATAATGAAAGATCTGGGAATAATGAAAGATATGTGTGTATGGAATGTGGAGGGGAAATGTCTTTTAATGTGTATGGTGTTATACAATGTAATGATTGTGATTCTTTAGGTGTTAATATGTGACAGATTATATACCCGAGGATTTAACCTCGGGTTTATTTTTTTATACAACTAAAACTGTTGGGTAGTCTGCAATGAAATCTTCTTCAAATTGTTCCACTAATTGTCTTCTTCTTTCTCCTGCTGACTGCCAATCATCTTTATTTAAGTTTATTTCTGAGTATCCTATATTCAATCTATTTAAGTAACTAACCACATTATTCCATAAGTTTTCTTTAATATCTAATTCAGCTAACTCTTCAAAAGTTTCTGCATAGCTGTCCTTTATTGTGGATAGATTTTTGGGATGATCAGTAAATAGTTCCAAACGATAAAGGTTCTCTGAGATATCATAATATTCTTTTTTTATTTGTATTGAATGTGGGGATAGAAATTCTGCCTCTATAGGGCTCTCATAGATGTCTCTACGCATTTTATTGTAAGCAGCCCCTAAGAACACACCACTTTGGTTTCCTATCGCATTATTGTATCCTGGGAGCATAGCCATCTCTTTACCTATAAACATTTTATCTCTTTCTTCCATGGGTACTATTTCTTTTATACCACTTATGGATATCTCCTGTTTTTGTAACACACTTATCAATTCATCTGGTAGAAGATATATATTTTTACTTCTTCTACTTTGATTGCTAGAATTGAACTGAACATTCTCCACAATAAAAAAATGTTTAAAATATCTTGAGAATGTGTCTCTTGTAAAAAGATTTATAATATCATATATTTCTTGGTCTTTAGCCACATCTTTCAATATACCATTTAATCCACATTTATATCTCATCTTTTTTATTAAAGTATTTATCTTCAAATATACCCCTCCTTTTCTTTCTATTATATTGTTTTTAAAAGACTCTAATATGTATAAAAGACCCGGGGTTAAACCCGGGTTTAATTTATATGTTCATGAAACTATCTAATTCATTTGATAACTTCTTTGAAACTTTAGCTTGCATTGAAACAGATTCACTGTAGTATCCAATAACCTCATCACCAGGTGTGTATAATACTTTATCTGGTTTGAACCCATTGAAACTTTCTGCAATTAAATCAAGATGACCGTTTACTTCTTTAAATACACCGTCTATCTTATCTACAGAACATTCTCTAAATAATTTCTTAGCCACTTCGTTACCTTCATCATCAGGGTTTAATGGATCTACTACTTTGAAACTATTTGTCTGTGCCCAACTATCTTCAGCTGATGCATCATAGACACAATCCCATGTTACAATTCTTAGTTTTCTTTGTTTTTGCCCATTAGGGAATTTCTTTATTTTACCTACAGCTCTTAAAGAAAAGGCTGGTAAAGTTCTCTGTTCAATCATTCTAGCTAAGTCTCTACCATATTTAGATTTAGCTGTTTCTATTCTCCCCATTAAATATTCACCCTCAAACCATACATCGGTTATAAGGTGACTTCTATTTTTGTTCCATACTTGCAAATATCTTTCTGGGTTCTTTCTTAAAGGGTGATCGTATTCCCCATAAAGAGCTCTGTTATTTAATCTCTTTTGAAAATGTGGGTCATTGATTCCAGATTCTAAATATTCTCTATCAAAAACATTACCGTTTCTGGTTTTTTTAGAAGTGTGGTTTAAAGGTGTCTCAAATTGGTATACCTGACCATTGTTTAAAAATGTACCATTGGAAGGATCGAAGGACATACCCTCAGATATTAAAACACCCATTTCTACAACATTATCCAATTATATTCCCTCCTTTATTTAAATTGTATTTAAGTTCTAATATATTGTTTTCGTATGAATTAAAGGAGCAGGGGTTAACCTGCTCCATTTTATATTATATATAATGAGGCAAAAATTATTATACTAAGTTAACTCTTGCCATGATTGCATGTACAGGGAACATATCGAATGTATCAACATATGCTAGAGAAGGTAACTGTAGATGCTGAATGTCACGAATTTCTCCATTCTTAAATAACTTAGAGTATCCTTGGTAGAATGTGAATGTTTCTTGTTCTTTATCATTACTACGAGGTACAATAGTTAATTCATCTAAGTCTCCAGCTCTTTCTGTGGATACCACTCTGATTTGGTTACCTTTAATATTAATGGAATATACATCGTAATCAACTGCAACACCTGCATATTCTTTATCCTTAGAAACAACTGATACCATCTTAGGCATAAGTCTTGTAGTTCTAGGATCTGCATACATAACATTTTTGATACCATTTTTAGCATTGAACTTTTTCTGTAATTCAATAACCATTTGGTCAATGGTATCTGGTAACATTTCTTCACGCCAATTAACCGGAGTGTTTGGTCTGTAAGCTTCAGAAGTAGTAGGATCTTTCTTGAAGTCTTCTTCAAACCAATCATTAGGTGTTCCGTCTCCAACAGGTAATCTGTTTGCAAGAGCAAGACTTTCTTTATAATCTCTAAGAGTTTTAAAGATTTTGTGGTCTTTAACATGTCCTGCTAAATCTAAAATAGTAGCAGTAAGCTTCATCATACCATCTGTATTCTCAATAGTACCAAAATCTTTTAAAGTTTTTGGATCATATGATAATACCATGTTAAGACGTTCTTTAATAACGAAGTCCATTGGTTCTCTTTCAACACCAACAGATGAAACTTTAGAAATAGTAGAACCTGAAATTCTACCCTGAACTTTAAAGCTTTTAACTTCTGATTGTGTTCTCCAGCTAATCTCACCAGTTGTGAAATCTACTTTACCACCAATAGCAACCTCTACAGTAGAACTTCCATCTTGTGCAGCAGAGTTATCCACTTCAGTTACAACGAAGAACTGTGGGTTGTTTTTGGAACCTTCGTGCTGTGTAATAATGTTATCGTTAACTTCTTTGAATACACCAGGTCTATCTGTAGGTGTACCTCCAACGTCAACTGTAGCAACTACATCAGTAATTTTAATTTCAGGGAATAAGTTATTCTTATCAGCGTTCACATTTGTTACTCCACTTTCAGCAATTAAGTTAGCTGTATTATCAGCGTGATCTGCTGTAATCAATTCAGCTGTAAATTCTGGCTGAGAGTGATTTAAGAAATTATCCATGAAATCTTGATCTTTTACTACATCTGGGAAATATCTTTTTTCCCCGTCAATCTCTAAGTAGCGTCTTTCCCATTTTTTTCTGAAAGTATACTTATCTGTAGTTTTGTGATCTACAATTAAGCGACCATTACTTTTAATGGTTTCCAGATATTGAACAGGAGGAATAGCTGCCATCATAGGGGCAATTGATTCACCAGTAGTGAATGCCTCTTGATAGAGTTCCCAAGTTGTGTCCATTCTTTCTTGTACCATAGCCATATCTTCGTTAATTAAATCTGCCTTCTCACCAATCAGCATGTCATCTTCACTTAAAGAACCATTGAAACCTTCTCTTCTAGAGTTGTTTACGTTATTGGATTCTGCATATAATGGTGACATGAATTTTTCTTTTAGTGATTTAGAGCGACCTTCATCTTGTATGTACCCACCAAATCCAGCTGATAAAGGAACACCTACTGATTCACAGTATGCATTAACCTCTTCAATAGCTGAAGCATATCCAGAAATAGAGCTTAAGGATTCTGGGTTAATATCATGAGATAGTTTACCTTCCATTGTATTTACATCAAATCTTGTATCATTCATTTTACGAAATGACCTCCTTATTTTTATGATTAATATGATAATATCTACTTAAGATTATACTAAAATATTTGTTAATTTTGTAATTCCTAGTATTACCTTTATACCTTTAATATCATTACTAGTCTTCTTCTAATAATTCTCTAAAGGTATCTAATTTTTTATTCAGATAAATAAAAGAAATTCTAAACTCCAAAAGTGTTTGATATTTTACACTAACTGTATCAGATGTATTTTTGAAATACTCTAAAAGCATTTCCAGTTTTCTTTTGTATTCTCTTGTGATGTCATCTAATATATCACGTTTATCTTTTGTAGTGTCTATATTTTCTAATTTCTCAACTAAATCTGAATAATTGTCATGAAGTATTTCAAAATTTTTATCTAATAATTTTTCTCTTTTTTTCTCAATCTCATCGTCTTCCGATTCTTCCATTTCATCTAATCCTTCTTCAGGATTTTCATCCATGGTAAGATCAGGATCATCAGGATTATCAGTTTCCCCTGTATCGGCATCTGATGTATCTCCTTCATCGTCTGTCCCATCACTATCACCAACACTATCGTTATCTGCAGAGCCATCATCGTCAGAACCATCCTGAGCATCATTATCTGTTCCCACAGGTTCTGGGGTTTCTTGATTGTCCGGTCCAGAATCTTGTGTATCTTCTGAACCGGTATCATCATTATTTTCTTGATCTTGTCCATCATCTTCTGGTGCCTCCATATGGAGAATTTCTTTTTCACCTTTGTCTTGAAATATTTTCTCTAAGCCATTAAAAAAACTCATACCAAAAACCTCCTTTTAAGAGGATAAATAAGATTTGAAGATTAAAAACTTTTTATAAGCTTTTAATATATTTAAGCTATAGTAATTGTTTACTTGTCCTTAATAGTATAATTTAATTTAAAAGCAGGGATATTAAAACCCCTGCTTATTTGTTATTGTAGTCTATTTTCGTATCTTATTCTATCCACTTGTCTTTCTAATTTCTTTTTCATTCTCTTCATTGTGTCTCTTGCTTTCCTGTCGTTTTCGTTTCTGGCATCCTGGATGTTTTCTTCCAACATATCTATTTCGTCTTTTAGAATTTGAATAGCTAACTCTTTTCTTTTGACTGTCCTATCATGCATTTTATATTTTAATACTGTAGCAGAAAGAACACCGACTATTAAGGATAATATTGGGTTTACAAATACTACAGCATAAACACCATACCCTAAAGCTAGAGAAACAAACCATTCTAATATCTCATCTAAAAATGGTATGATTTCATCATTAATCAATTTTTCTTTTAGTTTCTCTCTTTTATTTTTTCTTCTGTTTGAGATAATATGTTCAGCTTTTGTTTTGAATCTCTTAAGCTGGGTGAATGCTTTCTTTGGTAACTTAGTAGTTGTCCTTTTTATTTTCCGTAATTGATGTTTGAAATCTCCGATAGCACCCTCACCATAGAACACCTCTTCATTAACTAAACCCATCACTTCTTCATTTGGGATGGATTCACTTTTATAATATGACTCACTAAATAATAGTTTTGTTTCTCCCATAAAACTACCAATGAATGATTCTATATATTCGACTGTTACTGTTTCTTCTGAGTCTTCATCTGGGGTATAAAGGTATGCTTCACCAATCAATTCTCCATCTTTAACTTCGATATCATAATGTTTTGCTATACCTATATATTTACCATTAACATATTCTTTGATGTTTTCTACTATAACTGGAACTTCTCCAAAATCATCTTTGATGGTTTCATAAAGTGGTTCCCAAAGCATTTTGTTTTTCATCTTTATCCAATACCTTGTGATATATTTATAAGTTACATGTTGTATACCTTTTAATGTTAGGTTTGATAAAGCAAAATACGTTAACCCTAGAAAAAGACCAAATCCTAATGATCCAGTAACCAAAGTTCCTGTTATACCAGCCGCACCCCCTAAATTAATTGAAGCCATATAACGATAAACTTTCATTTGGAACGGCATCCAATTATTAGTGACCCATTTACCGAGGGCCTCTTTATTTGACGGGTCTAGGATTTTAAGTTGTTCCATTAATTTTTTCTGTTCTTTTTTATACTCTTTAAACTTTCTTTTCAATTTACCCGGTAGTTTAGTTAGTTCTGGTGCCTCTCTCACTACACCGGTATTCATTTCAACTACACCGTCACCAGCTATTATGTTATTATCACTTTTTAGAATTAAAAAACTGTTTTCGTTTTCCACATCTTCAAAGTTCTTGATTTTATATGTTAATAAATCGTGACGCTGAATACCTGTTGCAAAATCTTCTCTTACAGCTTTTCCTGTTATAAAGTCATAAAACAAACTAGAAGAACCATCTTCTAAAGTTTTAAATAGAAATCTTTTTCTAATCGGTGCTAAAGATGCAAGGTAATCTTCATCTTTACAAAAATGCTCTAAAAGAGAAAGATATTTTTTATAACTAACTTCTCTAAAATGATAAACATTATCCATAACATTATTGAAGTTAATATTGTTTTTTAAAGCAAGTTTCAATTCACTCTCATCTTCATCATCATTGTATGTTAAAACACTGGATGATTTAAATAAGTCTACATTTTCCTCTGGGAAGTTAGAATCATAAATGCTCACTATATCATCATCATTATTTAAAGCAAGTAATCTTATAGTTTCACCTCTTGATAAAACATAGAAGTAATCGATTGCACCTTCTACATATTTCTTCTCCACCCGTAAAAAGAGATGATACTTTTCATCATAAAAAGCTGATAGTCTCTCTACCTTACAATCTTCTGAAAGTAAGTAGTCTGTTATTTCTTCAACTGTCTCCGACAAAAGTTTTTTGTCCAAATAATCGTTTATTCTAAAAAGATTAGAATATTCATTATCTTCTTCTAAACATCTTAAAAAATTATGAATTCTAAAATTATCTAAAAGTGTCAGTTCATTCATATATGAAAACCTCCAATTTATTGATTTTTAAGCTACTTAATTTGTTCTGCTTGATATGTTTCGAAACAAATAGGATAGTTAGTAAACTAAACTTAATAAGGGGTGAATGTTCAAATGATAGTTAGTGATAGATTGAATAATATAAAGGATGATTTAGAACAGGTCAAAAAAAAGGCCAAAGAAGATTTAGGTATAGATGTTGTCGTTGTTTTTGAAACGGGTGTTTTAAAAGAAGAGGATGAAAAGAGAGTAAGGAAATTTCTAAATGAAACATATGAGTCTTATTCACACAAACCAAGAAAGTACATCTCTATTTATCCACTCAATAGAAATGTCAGTATGTTGCTTAAAGATAGTGATTATGGTGCTCCGATGACCAATAATGGTTTGACCCAGGTTTTACATGATATGGCTGGTGCAAATGATTACACAAGGTACGGTAGACACAGTGGTATGTGTAGGAACTTATATGAAAAGGTTATTGTTGAGTTGGACACAAATTATGTGGATAGATTATCTAACCTCAAAAACCATGGTTCAGAAATAACTTTCCATTTAGAAAGAGATATATTGACAGCTTTAAGTGATATTAAAGATGACTATGGCGAGTTATCTCAAAAAATCCTCAATAACCTAATGGCTAATATATCCACAACTAAAGAATATATTCGAGGTAGAAACAATGTACCCGATAATAATTATGTCGGTCAAGGTAACGAAAGTGATCTAACCAATAAAAATTACACATATTATAATAGGGATTTCTTAAAGATATTGGATCTTACAATTATGTGGTATATTAATCATAAAATTGTACAGCAAAATGTTTCCGATAAAGATATCTTTTATCACATCGATAAAATCTTAAGAATAATGGATAGGGTTCGTGGTTTTAATAAAGTTTATTATTTTAAAACTCTTTTATCTGGTGATATAGATATTAAAAAAGATTCTGTAATGGATGTTTTATTTAATAGAGTCTATCTTGATGTCTTGGATAATAACCCTTATGAAAGAAAGAATTTAAAATATAAACCGATGTATCTTAATAGTGATAGCAAATCTATTCTACATTCTGATGGGACATCATCTGATGAAAGTTCTTTAATTTCTGAAGCATCTTTGGTTTCTTTTGATGTGGATTCAAATGATATGGTTCAGTTTATTGGTGAATGTGTGATATTAGAAAAAGAAAACTTGATTGCTGAATCTATTTTCGATATGTTTAAAAAGTCAGATTCTAAAAAGATCATAGAATTAGCTCGTGAAGTAGATCAAATTGCAGTCGAATTTGAATTTATGTATGATCAGTATTCAAAATCTGATGCAATGCATAGGGCTTATGATTGTCTTGATAGGATTGATAAGAAAATGAATAGAGCTGACACTGATGAAATGCACGATGCTTTAGATGGTATACGTTCTAAACTTCTAGAAATCATTAAGAAAAATAGAAACAGAAATATTAAAAAACAAAGGATGACAATAAATATTGATTATCCTAAAGGATACGGAATGAATGCGTAATGGGTATTAATATAGTATCCAGTAAAAATGAAACAGCTAATGATAAATATAAAATAGAAGAGGAATATATACCAGAAGCAGAAGCAATAGGTGATATGTTGGGGGCTGAAGAAGAACCCGATGTAGATTACGATGAAGAAAATGATTTTTATTATGGGCAACCTGTTATGGGTGAGGAATTCATTTATGATTTTGATACCACAAATAAAACATTTGTCGCAGTACACAATGTCTTAAAGGAATACGGTATTGAAAACAATAAGTTCTTTTTGGTTCTTTATGATAAAGACTTAGTTGGGGTTGACCCACATGACCCTAATTTGTCTGTAGAGATGCAGCAGAAAGTAGTTAGAGAGGTTAAAAGAAACTTCTGGTATTATATACGAGAGGTAGTGATCTTACAGACAGAGGGTGGTAAGACACGCTTCATGTTACATATTGGAAACCTTGCTGCTGCTTTTTTAAAACTACAGAACTTAAACTATTACTGGGAACAGCCAAGACAGACTGGTAAGACACTTGGTGAGATGTGTTTTGAAAGTTACTTCTTTGCTTTTGGTTGTATCAATACAGAGTTTGGTTTTTATTGTTATGACAATACCAGAGCTAAAGAAAACTTACAGACTGTTATAGGTGTCCTAGAGAACCTACCAGAGTATTTAAGAATTTATAACTTAAAGAAAAAGGTAGATAAAGAAACTGGTAGGGTATCTTATAAAGATAAAGGTGAAGCTGGTAAGAAAATCAAATCACACGAAAACGGTGTAATGAATAATAAAGCATATGCCTCAACTACTGGGCAAACAAAACAGTCAGCTGATAAAGCTGGTCGTGGTGCAACTCAGGCTAAGATGAACTTTGATGAGTTTGGCTGGTCAAGATTCAACTATATCGTATGGGGTGCAGCTTCTTATGCACATACTACGGCAGCTAAAAACGCAGAGAGAGCTGGTAAACCGCATGGTGTATCCTTTACATCGACACCACCAGATATGTCCTCTAAAGAGGGTGAATTCTTATTCGACTTTGTAAAGAGAAAATCAGCTAAATTTGAAATGTTTATGTTTGATATGACACATCAAGATTTAATAGCCTGGCTTAGAGCTAATGCTAAAAAGGATTTCTTCTACCTATCTTTTCAGTATTATGAAATGGGGTATACAGAAGAATGGGCAAGAGACCAGTGGAGACAGTGTGCTACTTTAGAAGATTATAGAAGAGATGTTTTACTAGAGTGGAGAAGAGATTTATCCAGCTCTCCTTATGGTCAGGTTGCTTTAAATAAAATAGAACAGATTGTAAAAGAAGTTGAATATGAATCAATCATCTTAAATAATAAATATCACTTTAAAGTTTATCCAGGGTTTGAAATGGGTAGATATAAAAACATAGTTGTCGGTATTGATGTCGGTACAGGTATGGGTGGTAACTATGATAGTTCCACTATGGTTGGAGTAGACCCCGATACCACCGAAGTTTTATTTACATTCAAATCAAATGAAGCAGACACTTCTGTTTTCTCGGCATTGATATATGAATTTGTAACTAAATATTTAAATCAATGTGTGTTGGTAATAGAGCGTAACTCTGTTGGAAAAGCTATAATAGATAATTTAAAAGATACTGATATAAGAGAATATCTTTATTATTCTCCATTCTCCAATAGACATGAAATTCAAGATGCCACACCAGAGGTTATGAGTAATGGTAAAAAACATTTATTTGGTATAATAAACAGAAGAAAAATCAGAAAAAGATTATTTGAGATAATGTCTACTAGGGTAAGAGAATATAAAAGACTATTTATGTCTGAGGATATATATGATGAAATGACTGACTTGGTAGAAAAGAAAGGTAAAATCAAACATAAAGATGGAGCTCATGACGATTTAGTTATTGCATATTTATTTTCACTATATGTTTTAATGCGTGATACAGAGCTTTATGAAAACTTTGGTATACCTAAACCAAACCCACCAACCGATACAGAAAATGAAGAAAGATATGATATGGATAATCTTGGGGTTGGAAAAGAAGAAGATATTAATATTTTTGTCACTGATTCCACAGGTGAAAAAGATGAAATAAAAACAATGGATGAATATCTAAAAGAAAGAGAAGAAGAAGATTTCAGACAAAGGTTAAGAGGTAATGACGATGAATTTTCACCACCATCTGGTAGTGATGGTTTTGTAGATTTAGGTGACAGTATGTTTGATTAAATTAAAAATAATACCCGAGGTTAATCCCTCGGGTTTTTTATATATTATAAATTAAAAGAAAATTTACCCTGTTTAATAGATTTTAATAAATCTTTATTTATTTCTTTTTTAAATATTTTACCACCGTTATCGTCTGTATTGTAATTCATATTATATTTAATCAAATTATCTAAAGATAATAATGGTGATAAATCAACCATACCATCATTTAAATAATCATCAGTTTGAATGAATCGGTTATTTGTGTATTTGAATAATTCGGAATTAGATTTTAATAGTATTAATATTTTTGACCATTCACCCCAAGCATATAATCCACCGTAAACCCCAATATTTGCTTGAGTGTCATCGGGATTTAATCCAACACCGGTATTTTCCCAACCATCTGATGTTATATTATAATCAGAATCATAGGTCACATCAGTCAGACAATTACTAATGTTTGCTCCCGTGTTATCAATGAATGATGTGTAATTGGTCGAGCAATCAATTAAAGTATATAAATTGATATTATTAGCATTAATTGTTAATGGTATTAAATCTGCTTTAAAAGATACATTTATAAACTCTGCTTTTAAAATATTATCAACATCCCCACCTGATGATGTTCCGTCTAACACTAAAATTTGTGGTGTTACTTGGTTGTCAATATTGAATACACAATTATAAAATGTAAAATCGTATATTAAATTACCAAATGTTGTTTCATTTGTGTTTGCATTAATAAAAATAGCTCTATTATCGGAACTGTTTGATGAAAAATTAGAAGAATTTTTAAATATAATGTTATAGAAGTTATTTTTAATATCTACTGCTGTTGGACCATCACATCTCTGTACCTCTATAATAGATTCGTTATATTCACCTATATAATCTATATATTCATAACTGAATAAATCTTTTAATCTAGCAATTGTGTATAAACCCGGTTTTAAATATATCGTTTCATTATTATTCTGTGTAGTATTATTCAATCCAGATTGTAATGTTTTGTAAGGGTTACCTTCGCTACCATCACCATTTGTATCATCACCATTTACTGCATCCACATAAATTATATTATTATATTCTAAAGTTTCATTATTGATTTCTATAGTTGGCATTTATTGATTCACCTCTTTCTTATAAAAAGGTCGCACTTTTTACGGTGCGACCATTATTTTTACATGATAAACACATATGCTTTATTTTCGTTATCTGTTCGTACTGTGAATGTTATATCGATTGAATCTTCCTTTTCTATTCTGGGAATAACAGAACCTTCAAAATGATCTATCCTTTCAAAGTTTATAACATCTAATAAACCATTGAAGAATTCTTCTCCAATAGATAGTGTGTACATTGAACCATCGAAACTATCTCCACCTAAAATACTAGGTAATTCTAAGTATCCATCGAAGTTATCTTCTCCCATAGCTAATGAAGCAAGAGATACATCTATGGTGTCTGTATTATTAAATTGGGGAACTTCAAAATTAATATCTATTTCTTCTACCTCATCGTAACGGACTGTTACTATTCCATCAAATGCTCTAGCATTATTAAACTGAGGTACTTCAAAATAAATATCTATGTTGTCTACTTCGTCATATCGAACCACCATATTACCATCAAAGGAATCTTCATTTTCAAATAGAGGTATTTCTAAATCTATATCGATTGTTTCCTCTATATCTTTTCTGGCTGTAACAGTACCATTAAAACTATCTGTGCTTTCAAATAATGGTATATCAACTAAACCATCGAATTCATCTTGACCTTCTAACTTAGCGACAACCATACCGTCAAAACCTATATCGAAACCATCAAATCTTTTAACGGATACTGAACCATCAAATACAGGTAATATGTTCGGTGTTTGGATGGCTGTAACTGTACCACTAAAGGAATCTATACCATTATAACTGGGTACGTCCATAAAACCTTCAAACCCATCATTAAACCAATTACTATCCACACTAAATGTAATATCAATACTATCTTCATCTTCTAATTTTACAACTAATGAACCATCAAATCCAGTTCTAGATGCATTGGGTGGTACAAAGTAATATCTATAAAGTAATTTGGGTGCATCAGATGCTGTTCCTTCTTTACTGGATGATAGGGTATAATCATTACTATCTGTTGTAATAGCAAGTGATCTATAAATATCCTGTGTCTTATCTAAACCTTCTAGTAAAGGACCCAAATCTACTTCTAACCAACCCACAAAGTTTTCCGGTATATCAAATTCTACCAGATTAGTATATGATGGTTTATTGTTTTCTGTAACAAAGTATTCTGACCATTGTTCTTCTACTAAGTGTACATAACCTTTAGTTGGAGAATGAACAGCCTTTTTTACATATATCTGTAGATGGGTATTTAATTCGTTTTCCGATTCAAAAAATGGATCATCTATTGGTGAGAACTTAAAATCTAATAATACAGTCGTATCATCAGAAAATTCTAACTTAGTATCTCCACCGAAGTTTCTATCGGGATCTTCTTTATCAGTGTAAGTGTCAGCAAGTAAGGAAGCATAGTAATCTCTTTTGGGTGTTTCTTCTATATCTACAGTACCATTTAAAATATTATTTGGTGGTATAGTAAATACAGCATCAAAAGAATCAGATGTATCAATTCTTGATGTGACTAATCCATCAAAGGAATCTTCATCTTCTAATAAAGGAACATCAAATATAGCATCGAATTCTTCTGTTGGGTCATAACGCACATCAAAGACAGCGTCAAATGAATCTGTTCCCTGACCAACTATATCTGTGGTACCATTCATTTCAGATTCCGGTGGTACTATAACTTCTGCATCAAAAGAATCTATCTCATCATA